AACCTGGAAAGACGTTCAAGGCCTATCAAAAGAATTTGAAATAATGGTAAATGATACTGGATCTGAATACGATCGATCCTTAAAAGAACCGACTCAAGTAGCTTCTGGTACCATCGTAACGTACCACAGATGCCTACTAAAAAGCGATTCCATGAACATTGGAGACGTTGGTTCAACAGTATCAACAAGATATAGTTTTTCTGCCTTTAGCAGAGATCCAGCATAAATCAAACAACACAAATATAAAAAAGCAAGGAAAGAACACACATGATAACAAAAGATTTAATTTTAGAAGGCACTAAATTCCGGAAAAAAGTAAAAGTTTCAGTATATGATGAAGAAATAGAAGTACGCCCACTAACCGATGTTGAAATTGCTAAAATATTCAAAACAGTTGAAGACTCCGGTTATGATACTTCAGATCCCAAAGTATCTGATAACTTTATTTTGCAGGTAGAAGCTTGCCGTTACGGTATCGTTGATAAATCCCTACATGAGATCGCTAACCCAGAAGATCTAGTTGAAGACCAAAAAGAGGTTTTCGAACTCATGATAGGTAATGCCCTCATTGAAATTGGTCAAGCCATCATTTCTATATCCACAGTCGGCAACGAGGAACTGACCGATTTTTTCAGACAGCTGAAGGCCAGCGTCTAACTTTTTTACATCATTCTGGTTACAAATTAACAAACGTTCCTATTCACAAACTAACCAGAATTCAGATAGACGCAATTTGTAAAATGCAAGAAATAATAGATCTAGCTAAAGCCGGTAAATCTCAAAACCGCAAAATGACCCACCGAGAATTCGTTAACGCAATGAAAGGCAAACGCGACAAAGCCAGCTATGACAAATGTACCGAAACTCAGAAAAGCCGTTGGTTAAGCATTGTGAACAAAAACAAATAGGTAGATATTAAATTATGCTAGACAATTTTGCCAGATCCGTTCAAATTCTAATAACACTATCCGGAAACATCGAAGAACAATTAAAAAATGTTTCAGTATTACTAGATAATCTAGCCAACAAAAAAATTGTTATAAATATTGAATCAATAAATAACCTAACTGGATCTGCTGACAATGCTGCAAAATCTATAAATAAAATTTCAGATAATGCAAAATCTACCGAAAAACACACAACTTCTAGTTTTGATAATATTAAAAAATCTATAGATAACGTAAATGATGGCATTGGAAATTTGGTGAATTCACTTGCTGGCATTGCTATTGGTGGATCAATTTCTGGTCTTGCATGGTTGCAAAGTGCTGAAGCCAAACTATACAATGAACAAATTGAGCGAGCGATAACCAACAACAAAAAACTTGGATTCACGTATGATGACCTAAAAAAGAAAGTTGAAGAACAAGTGGAAGCTGGTGAAGGTACCCGCCAGGACACCGAAAAAGAATTTTATGCTATCATAATGTCTGCGAACAAATATATTGGAAAAGGTCCAAAAGCATTAGACGCCGCAGATGCAATTAGTGATTTTTATTTCAGACAGCAAGAAGCAATGGATGCACAAGGAATTGGCAGCCCTGAACAAATGATAATGCGTTTAACACAAACAGAAGGAAAATTATCTGACAAAGTTATACAACGATATGCACTTGCTATGGGTATTGATCCTAACGATAAAAGACTAAGAAGTGCTAAATCTAGGGTAAAGTACATAATAGAACAAGGTACTCCCGAGGAAGAAGGCGGGTTCACGAATATGAAAAAAGAACTCGAAAAACGTCCGTGGGAACAAGCAAAGGTTGCACTTGATCGTCTAAAAACAGACATAGGTGATAGCCTTGCAGTACCTCTTGCAAATCTAACGTCGCTTTTTGCTGGACTTGTTGATACGATTCGAAAAATTCCTGGAGGTTCTGCCCTAATCGGTTGGTCAGCAATGCTTTTGACCGCCGTATCTGTACTTGGATTATTAAACAGTGTTCTTACGCCAGGTATCAAACTTTTACAAGAAATGGTCTTATTAACAAATGCAAGCACTCTTGCAAAATCACGTGAAATCTTAGTATCTAAAGCTCTTATTGTTACAGATTGGCTAGGTCTTACATCAAAAGCGGCTCGTACTAATGCTATTATAGCTGAAACAATCGCAACTGCCGCAGCTGCGAATGCTACTGCACTCAACACAGGTGCAATTGGAATGGAATCAGTAGCACTAGAAATTGATGCCGTTGCTAATTTAAATACAACCGGCGCAATTTTTGGAACAACCGCAGCAAGAACTGCTGCAATAGGTCCAACGATGGGATTAACTGGAGCAACTACTAGTCTAGCCGCAGCTGAATGGGCGGCGCTTAGCCCGCTATTGCTTTTAGCATTACCACTGATCGCGGTCGCGGGACTATTGTATCTTGCGGAGACCAGGACCCATGTCTTCAGCAACGCGCTGGACAAGCTTTCTAAAACTGAAATGAGCAAGGACCTCATACAATGGTTGGAAGATGTAGGCTATTGGGCAGGTTATGCGGTAGATCGTCTTGGTAGTGTAATAGAATCAGATCTTTTTAGCAAAATAGAAAACCTAAACTCCGTATACACCAATGTTAAATCTGGTAACATTTCTGGACTATTAGGATTAGGCAATGAAACATCATCTGAAAACAATAATGTAACACAACCAACTATAACAAGTCAATTATTGGGTTCTGTTGCCGAATTTCCTGGCACAAATCTCCTTACAATGACTAAAATCGTGACACCACTTTCCTTAATGCAAAATCACCTAGAATTCATTGTAAATGTTTTGTCTTGGTTCAAAAACTTCTTTTCTGGTGGAAATCCCCTTACTAACATTTACAACGCTATTATACGATTGCCAGCAAACATATATAAGTCAGTTTCTGAATGGGTTTCTAAACAAATCGAAAAAGTAACAACCAAATTTTCGGAAATAACAAAATTCTTTGGTGACATAAATACCGGACTGAGTACCAAATTTGGTGAAATTACTTCTGATATTTCCACAAAATACAATGAAATTACCACAAGTGTTTCTAACTGGTTTAGTGAAATCACGTCTGGTATCACAACTAAATTTGATGAAATTCGTACATCCGTTTCTGATAAGTTCGAAGAAATAATAACAACAATCACAACAAAAATAACAGATATCATTTCAACTATAACTACAAAGTTCGAAGGCATAACCACCACCATAACCACTAAATTCAACGATATTATTACTAGCATAAAAAATATGCTACCAAGTTGGATGGGTGGAGGAACATCAGAACCATTGGGCGAACAGGAAGCTATTAACATTGTTAAAGAAATGAAATTCGATGATGGTTCAAGTAAATTTAATTTCAGTGATGAAACATATCACGCTGCTTATACTGAAGCAACAACTGGAACACCACAAGAACATCCTAACTTGGCTGATCCTGAAAAATATGATAAACTTGTGGATAAAATAGCAGACGTAATCAGAAATCCTTTATTATATAAAAACACTAGTTATGATACCAGTAATAGTAATTTATCTCCTCATGAAACAGAAATCAATCGACATGAAGGCGACATCGATTACGAAGCTTCCAAACAAAAAGGTATTACAGCAGGATATATTTTACCAGAAGGATCCAAAAATACTGGTCCACAAATAGATCTTGCAAGCATTGTCCCTGAAACCAACAAAGAACAAGGATGGACAGAACGCGCTTTAAACATGATTGGTTTTGCTGATGGTGGTTTTGTACAAAAAACAGGATTTGCTTTAGTCCATGAAGGCGAACCTATTATCCCAGCAGACGTAGCGAATTCTTCGAGGCTGCAAAATATTCTTGAAGGCATTGCATACGGTGGTTCTTCCTCAAACACATACGGTGACATAAACGTTCGAATAAATTATACACCTCCGTCATCATCTACTTCTTCCAACATGATTGTTATGGACCGCACATCTTTCGAACATATGGTTTCCGACATTATTGCAAAACGCTTACGACAACTTAATGGTTATTAAAGTTAGAAAGGTAAAATTATGGTAGACACAGCACAACGTTCAACATCAGCATTCCCAGTAAAGATTGGCAATTTCGAAATGAACATACCGTCCGGTCCTTATCCCAATGAATACAACGAAGATAGTGGACTTGGCCAGCCGAATCCTACAAGAATTTCATGGTCCAAAACATACGATGTTGCAATTCATAAAATTCCAAGTCCTGCTTGGAAAACAATGCAAACTTCCAGAAAAACTTTATGGAACCTTGACATCGATTTCACAATTCTCGACAAAGACAAAATGAGTGAAATTATATTCATAGTAAATCAAAACGAACCAGTATACATAAGAACTTATTTTCAAGACATGTGGATGTACATACAATCATTTTCCGCTAACGCAGAAGCCGGATACGTGGACTCTCGTTGGTTATGCACAATAAAACTTATCGAAGTAAATGACTGAGTTGATGTTTGAATGCCTATTCGAAATATAACTTTTATTGGTGGACTTGATGTATCTGACGACGTCATAAGTATTAACACCCAACATGTTTCCAGTGAAGCCGAAGCAGTAGAACCTTCCACGTGTCAGGTCGTCCTAAACAATCATAACTTGGTTTATGGTCACGCAATTGTATCTGGTGAATTTACGCCTGGCATAACAAGGATACAATCCACCATAAAAATAAACCGAAATGAAGCAATTGGTCCGTTGCTATCCAGATATGAAGATTCATATTTATTGTTTGTAGGTGTTGTAAACGATGCTGCCTACACCAATGAAACCGCTACCATAGATTGCATTTGTGAATCCGGATTTGGTGCAGGATCAATGCTAGACTACACCTGGTCTGCCGACACTTTCGTTAGCCAAAAAGCAAATGATTGGGTTGAAACTCTAGATGAAACAGTACCCGCCGCAAATATATATATCGTTGATAGAATTTCAGATAAGGACAAAATAAAAAAATCACAATTCACACCATCTAAATTATCTTTCAATGAAGCACTTCGTGCAATTACATCGGGCGCTTCCAAAGACTATTATTTCATGACAGACGAACAACTAATACCAGGAGTTGTACTAGCAGACGAAGAAACTTATTATGAAATCGTTGAACTTGATCCTTTTGTACTAGAACCAGGTGACGCCACATCACTAGTAGGCTACGCCAATGAAGTTACTGTTATTCCAGAAAATATTACTAACATTTATGTTCAAGCCAATGTCCCAGACGCAGAAAAAGAAAAAATATATGGCTGGGATAATGATGAATACAACATTGCAAAATATGGTAGAATAGTGGCACCTATTGTATACGACCCTGGAATCTATACCAAGGAAGATGCAGATGCACGAGCAGAAGCACTAGTAAATTGGTATGAAACGTTCATCGACCGTGGCATAAAAGTAACTGTTTGCAGTAAAATACCAAGAGTAAGATCTCGTGTTATTTTTAATGTTCCTGATGTAAAGGATGGTGTTGGAACCATACGAGTTATGGCTGGCGTTAACAAAAAGCGTGTAGAGTATTCCGCAAACGGTGTTATTACAGAATTAGAATGCAGATTACTGAAACGTGGTGCGGACCCAGAAGGACCTTCCGAAGATGAACCAGAATTTGTGGAAGTCAATACTGAAGTTCCGAGAGAATGGCAAGATTATATTATTGATTATTTTCTAGTAAATGGACCATATGGAATATTATTCAATAAAAAATATGTAACCTTTATGGTATACAAAAACGGCGATGTATTTTTCGCAAATGCTGCAGCACCAAAAAATATATATCCATTAGATCAGGCCCCCGAAGCCGTTAAAAATATGTTTTACGAAATAGAAAATGACCTTCTTGATAAAGCCGCATATCAATGGGGCTCAGAATTCAGGCAACAATAAAACAAATCTAACATAAAGCTAGGTAAATCATGACCGAATATAGATACGTTGCAAAAGGAAGTGTGCTAGATGGTATATCAATATACCGTGTAGACAAAAACAAAAACTATGCCATATCAACAGATCTACATGAAACGTATACGCCACTAATCGATTCATCGGAAATTGATGAACGCGTATTAGAATTGTTGGACGACGCATACGAAAGAAAGTGGGGAGAAAAAACTGAAATTCCCGAAAGACCTATAATAACAAAAAATGATGACGATACCGGCATAACAAAAGAAGAATTTCTTGAGAATGTTCTCCGGATATTTGGTCCTTCTGTTGAATACAACGAATCGGAAGGTCGTTTATATTCCATACGTTTTGCTGGAAATGGTGAGAAAAAATTAGTTCCTTTTGACTTACTGGTTTTACGAAGATTAGCTAAGAAGTTACGCTACTTTGGCAGTCTTTACGAGGTATCAAAATGGTAGGCTCTCCACTTGCAGCATTTACAAATTCCACGGAACGTCTAATTGCACGCAAAAGTTACATAGATTATTGTGTGATCCTGGATATCGACAAAGATGGCACAGACGCCGTAAAATGTCATAGCCCTGATCATCCCGAATATTATAACACTGTATCAATAAAAATAAGAAGCACTAAAAAAAATAGCACTAATCCTAATGTACTTCAACACGTCAACGCATTAATTCTTCAACGATACCTTGGAAATTGTTTTGGCGAACCATACAATCCGAGGGTTGGCGATCTAGTTGCCGTTCTTTTCATGTACAATGAAAAACCACTAATACTAGGTCCAATTGCCAGTATTCAACAACCTCCTGTAATGCGGGCACCAACATCAGAAGACGCAAAATACGATCACGTAAATAAGTGGTGCCAGTGGCTAAAACCAAAAAAAGACAAGAACTACGATTTTTTTGACCACCCACAAGGCAAGATGCCAGTTTGTTTTAAACGGTTTCATGGTCCAGTTACCGACGATGATAAAGTTGGTATTGGCCGCGACGAAATGACTGTATGGGATTGTCAAAAGGGCGACGCTGATCCAACATGTTCTGATTGTTGTAATGTGGATTCTGTGCCACGCTCAGGCGAACAATGGCATAAAATTTATTCTACCCAAACCGAAAGCGAAGAAGCTTATAACAGCCGCATGGAACTACATGCAAGATGCGGCTCTTATTTCCGAGTAGAATCTGATAACACAAACGAAGCTAGTAGTTCCTCTTCTGAATATAGCGAAGAAATTGGACACATTCGCTTAGGAAATGCACTAACAGAAAGTGACAAAAGATTCCATTTGAATGTCCAAGGTAATCGTTATGGCGATAGTGGCGTAGGCAGCTTCGACCTCCACACTAACCACGAAGAAGTCCAGATAGCCAGTGAATCCACGGGCGTGCGATTCGCAGCAATAAGACCCGAAGATTCCCAGGTTACATGGGCCTACGAACTAATGAACTTTCCCACAACGTCATTTATTCGATGCTACAAAGATGGTATTATTGAAATAAACAGTCTAGATGGAAATTCCTCAATAACTGTTGATGGAACTGCCAATAAAGTTACAGTAGACGGAACTGTAAACGTCGAACTTATAGCATCCTCGGAAGTCACATGCACAACCCCCCTAACTCACGTAACCGGCAATATGCAAATAGATGGAACTTGCACCCACGGATCTTGCAGTTGTTCAGGTGCCTTTGCAACATCGGCGGGTACTAGTGGAGGACAAACTCTTTGTGGTGGTACTGGCGTCGATGAAGAACTCACACTAAAAGGCACCGCTGATGCATCAAAAGGTACTGTAAATGTCGATGCGGACTTACAATGTTCAGGAACGTCAATAATGCCATCTGTTTGCGGCAGCAATCAAGTGGACGGCGAACTTACCCTAAAAGGCACCTCTGATGAATCCAACGGCACTGTAAACGTCAATGCTGACCTAGCATGTACTGGTAGTTGCCAATTACCTAGCGTTTGCGGTAGTGCCCAGGAAGATGGTGAACTAACACTTTCTGGTACTTCCGATGAATCCAAAGGCCAGGTAACAGTTGACGCTGATTTAGAATGTAACGGAGCCCTAGGAAGCACAATAAAATCATCGATAAAATCGTATTGTGATGGATTGTATTCTAGTTCTGGCAGTGGCGTTACTAATGGTGACTCCCACGACCATTCTGGAGGAGACGGTGCGCAAATAGATCATGGTGGACTTAGTGGTCTCAGTGACGATGATCACACAATTTACCTTAATTTAGCAGGTCGTACTGGTCACCAGGCAATATCTGGTGTAACAACATTCGAACCTCCGAACTTCGATACTTCTGAATTTGGCGACGACTTCTCAGACTGTATTGGAACATATGGATGTTTCGTTGGCTGGAATCGTAGCGCACAACACGGCGAAACAAATTTTGTCAACCATAAAGGTGGCGGTTTAATTGGCGGATTTGGATTTTATGAATATAATCAAGTCACTGATGATATCGATATGCTAATGCATGTCAAAGGCGACGGAGACGTTTACATAGTCGGAGATCTTACTGCCGATAGTTATGTGGACCACACACCAAGTTATGATGGCGACGCCATAATAGAACTAAAGCAAGTTACTTCCATGAAGGGAAAAATTGATCACAATACATTACCACAATTCGCTAGAACAACCAAAATTGATTCCAAAACTGGCAAAGAAATAGAAGGCCGGAACATTGGCAACATGGTATCAATTTTGACCAAAGCCGTCCAGCAACTCACAGAAAAAATAGAAACATTAGAAAATAAAATAAATCAACTAGAAAATCCATAATTTTTTAAGACGTGATTCAATGACAATAATGTGGGACGTAAGAACTAACCTTGACATATCGCCAGGCTTCTGCCAATGTCACACCGCACTTGACATTCAATTAACAGCTACTGGAGACCTTGCAATAATTTCCGGAACAGAAGAAATACAACAACGCTTTTTGCTATATTTGGCAACTCCCAAAGGCGAACGTTTCGATCCAAAAATCGGGTGTTTTGCCCACGACTACCTCCACGAAAAAAACACAAAAAGCAATATGCGCATGATGGAACAAGACATTCTTGGCGACATGTCATATCAATTCCCTGAAGTTACTGTAAAATCAGTTTCTTGCATAAAAGACGAAAGCGATCCGTCTAAAATGAGGCTAGACGTTAGAATAGCAGGTAGTGATACCCTAAAATTCTTGTATACCCCCCAAGAACTCGTAACTCTCACAAAAGAACTTAGCGAACTAAGCCAAATCACATATTGAGGCAAATCATGTACATCCCAACCATTGAGGAAATCGAAGAGCAAATCAAATACGAAATAACAACACGACATCCACTTATACGAGACTTTTCTCCGGTCTCGATGCTAAGCATACTAACTGGTATCGTAGCCGGTCAAACATACCTACTTTACGAGCGTATCGATGATTCCACAAAAAGCGTATCAATACTTACCGCAACTGGCACCGATTTAGATGCCCTTGTTGTAGATCGATTGCCAGCAGGCCGTCAAGCCGGAACCCAAGCAACAGGCTATCTTACCTTCAAGTGCGGAACTCCAGCAATCGCTGCCATACCGATCCCTATTGGATCAAAGGCACTTGCTCTTGGACAAGACGGATCACGAATCTATTTCGAAACCACAGCTTACGGCGAAATTGCTATCGGCGACTATTCTGTAATTGTGGAGGCCCATGCCGTTGAACCAGGCACAAATGGCAACATAAGTGCATACCTTATAACGCAACTCCCATATAGTATTGAGGGTGTTGCGCGGGTAGAAAATGCAACCGCTTTCGCGAATGGTACCGACGAAGAATCCGACGACGAACTAAGAACCCGTTACTACTATGCCGTACTTGTGCCCGGAAAAGCTACCCTTGAAGTCATTGAAGAACACCTAACTGACCTCGAAGACGTAAACGAATCCCATGTATATCCTCGCGGAAGTGGCGACATCGAAGTCATCGTCGACTACGATGAAGGAACAGGTTCTGACTCCCAAGAAATAATAGATTCCCTTGAAGAAAATATTGCAGCAGGCATAACGTCTCGTGGCATACTTGGAGCTACTATAACGTCCGGTGTCGTAGTAACTTCCATTGCAGAATGCTCGGGCGGAAAAATATGGGTTCGCGCCTTAGAAAACGTAATTGCTGGCGATTCAATGACCATCGAATACGTTGATAGCCTCGGAAGAACACGAACTTCCATTGTAGCAATTCCAATAAATACGTTGCGCGGCGACACCCTAGAAGCAACCTTAGAAGCTCCAACAGACCGTGCCGTCTCCATATCAAACATTACGTATGGCGACACACATTCCTATGATGTCTTAATCGGAATGGGTGAATATCCGTATCTTTATGTACTACCAAGAACAGTCGTTGTGGACGTCGCTATAAACATTACCAAAACATCTTATCCCGAAACCGATCTCGAAGACAACATAGAAAACTCCATAGAAACGTTCCTGAACTCGTATCATATCGGCGAAGACCTTGAATGGTCGGATGTATTTTTATACGTCTATATGGACCACGAAACCAGCCGAATGTTTGAAGGAATTGACACTGTTAATTCGTGTTCAATTTCAGGTGCCGGAACCATAATATCTACAACCGGTTCCATAATAAACATTACCGAAGACCAAAGAATTCGACCAGGCACAATAACAGTAACTGTAACATAAAGTCTACAAAATATGGCGTAGATATTTAAAAAAACAGCAATTTCGTTTATATACTACCACGCGAAATCGCGTGTTTTCAGCCCCTAAAACCCACGATCTCTTTAGGGAAGTACAAATATTACTCAGAAAAAAGAACCGCGATTTTGCGGTATTATATGCCCATTTTCACCCTCAAACAAAGAAAGGACAAAACAACCAAAAGTTGTCTTGTCACCCCTCCTTGTCCTTTTGGTGGGCACATTATAAAACATTGTTTTAGTATATAAAGCTTTTGGTCGAACTTACTTAGCCTTGGCTATCTTTATATATACTTATAATTTATATACTTATTACTTATATAGTATATACTTATAATATAATATAGTAATATACTAGTAATATAGTAAGTAATATAGTAAATATAGTAAGTACATAGTGATTATATAGTAATATAGTAGTTATAGTGTAAAAGTAATTGGTCCGTAAACTTATAGTAATAGAAGTAATTTACTATACTACTCTATTAAACAATCTACGTATATTGGTTTTGCCCTAAATCCTTCTTATGTAGTAGTATGGTACTCTCTGTTTTTAATTTTCATCCAAAACGTTTATATACTTAAACAACGTTTATGTAATTGCCCCAAACACATCAGAGAAAGGAGAAGGAAGCATTTGCTTTCTTTTCTTTTTTTGATGAAGAGGCAAAATTGCATGGTGATGAAAATGAAAGTAGAAGATGTAAAGTTAGGCATGGAAGTTCTTGTTACTGATTCATTTCAGACGGTTAATGGATTTACGCCAGCAGGAATTGTTGGAAAGATCCGAGGAATTATGTACAACGACGGTGATATGTATAATGACTTCAATGAATGTATTGTGTTGAAAATAGGAAGCGATAATCGTATATATGAAGTTCCGCTTGAAGGCGTACAGCCAATAATTGATTATGTGCCAAGGAAAGGGGATGCTATACTATTTAATTATACAAATGGTGATGAAATTGAGGGCACAATACTGGATTTTGGTTATCGGAAAGATGATTATGCATTATTTGTAATGATAAAAGAACAACCCGATTATGCGGATTATAGTTTTGATTGTATTTCTAGTAAACGGGTTTTGAAAGTTGTTTATCGTTATTGTTTACATGAGGAAAGAAATTAACGTTTGTTGAAAAAACAAGTAGTTGAATCGTATGGGTAAAATATCATGTAACCAAATTTGTTATATACTAAAAGGTTAGTTATAAAAATATATATTGTATGAGGTAGTGTATATGTGCAAATTCGGGTACTTCAAGAATCGCATATATCGATGCATTTTGGACCACGGCAATACATGTGATTATGAAACAGCATGTGAACGTACATGTGAGTGTCCGAATTGGCAGGATCATATGGATTCCGAAAAGTTGGAAGCATTTGTATGAAGAATTACACAGAGATAATATGCCTAATCTGGAATGCACTATATGAATGTAGATATACTCCAGGTTTTATAGAAGAATTAGCATGGAAACTTGCTTCTAGTTGTACATGCCATAAGTGTAGTGCTTTTAGAAAATGCTATGCTGAGAAATAATTAATTAACAAATTGTTTGCTAGATTACGGAATTGGAAAACCGAAGGACCTCAAGAGCCTTTGCTGTGGAGCTTTGTGGGTTCGAATCCCTCATCTAGCATATAGTAATTATGAAAGGTGTTATTATTTAGACGAACTATCAAGTTTATTTAAGTGTTATAATGTGTGGCAAAAAATCATTAATAATTGCGGAGGTAATAATGACCAATAATTGTACGTGTAAATCATGTGGCCGCGAATATCACCATTGTTCTACTTGTGGATATGACGGTGAATGGTATGATCAATATGAATATTGTTGTGAAAGTTGTGCAGAAAAAAGTTCAAGTCATATAAATCTTAAGACGAAAATAGTGGAATTTATCGAATCGTTGTCAAAAGAACAAAGAGTAACTTTTATGGATATAATGGAAAGTGACGACGGTGAGGTTTTCGATATCATTAATAAGGATTTAATGGGTAGAATTGGAGTGGAGGCGTGGGGATACTGGTAACGGACATTATAACCGGGCAAAATTTTTGGAGACACTAGCAATGTATTATGATAATCGTACTAGATTAAATATTGTTCGTTCCTGGAATATTCGGCCCGGTGATTTTGTAAACCTGGTTAGTTGGTCCGGCGATGTTTGGGCTGAGGTTAAGAAAGTTGTAGGAACGTGGATTGTGGTATATAGACACGATGGAAAGTATGAAACCGACATGGTGGATATTGCCAATGTTCGGAAATTGTGCCGAAAAGAAAATATTGATAAAATCGCTACTTGTCAGTTGATAACGGAAGGTGGCATAATTCCTGCAACCTTTCCAATGAATACGGATGCGAGAACATTTGCTGGTGACAAGAATATTTATGTAAAAGATAACGAAGATATTCATTAACCAAAACCTTTATATACTGGGAAAATAATTTAGTTGATGTTAACATGTGCTATGTTATTAGGTTTTTGATATCGTAGTCTATTGTTAACCAAAAGTCATAAATACTAGAATACCAAAATGTATTTATATTAGAACAATGTAGTTGTAATTATTGTGTCAAATGACACATAATATTTGAACGCGAAAAAATATTGGAAAATGATGGAGAATTAAAAATATGAGCAATTCAGCATGGGACGAGCAGATCGTCGTAAAGGGAGCAGGAGTACCGACTGGCGTATATGAGACCGTTTTCAAGGACGTTGTTCGAGAGAATAAGGTTGTGCAGTATCGAAGTGGTCTTTCTGGTCAGAAGGTTATCGGAAAAGAGTATGATAGTCTGGATGCCGACCAGAAAGCTATCGTCGACGGAATTCCTGACGAATATTGGCCACAGAGACCAAATGATGATGCGCCTCGTATGAAGGCAGCTTTCGTTGATCAGTATAGATTTATTTTCACTGATCCAAAAACCGGAACAGATCTGAAGTTTGGTGCAGTATTTCCAGTGGTTCAGTATTCTAAAGATGGTACTGTAATTTCTGCAAGCAATAAGGGTTTAGTGGATTTCATTACCCAGGCAACCGGAGCACCTATTGTACCTGGTGATACATTTACCGTCCGGGATTACATTAAGCCTGGGGATGAATTCAGACTAGAGCTTGTAAAGAACGGCAATTTCACGGAGATCGACAAGACCAGTGTGGTTAAGAAGGAGCTAGCAAAGCCCATTGTAAAGGGAGTTGAAGCACTTTCGCCGAAAGCAAAGGAACTACTTGAGTTTCTGAAGGCAAACTACCAAGGAAGACCTAAGAGAGACGTTGTCGACCTATATGGTACCGGACAGTTTGGTACTCTCCAGGAAACAATGTCAGCTTGGCAGGAAATCATGAAGAATGTGCCATATTCTTCTGATGGAAAGACACTAGACTTTTCTGAGGCAGTTTAGGGCTGCCTCCCTCCCTTTATGTTTTTGGAGGTCTAGAAAATGTCGAGAATATGTGTAGATCTTTCTGACATGGATGAAGAATATTTCAGAACAATGTGTTGCCGGGAAGGAGAATCAACGACATTGGCTCTTGCCAGAATCGTGCAATGTGAAATAAAGAATAAACGTTTGCAGGTTGATCTGCGAGATGGTGGAAGGTAACAATTGTATAAATTATAATAATAATAATAGTGTAGTATAAAAAATAAAAATAACATTTATATTCTTTTTAGGTTGTTTACTATGACTGATGTAATTAATGGAGACGTTGTTGGCATACCAGAAGGGGAGGTAGAATATCCTCTTTTGGGTAGTTTGTGGGCTGGTACCAAAAAAGGAAAAACGTGGTTTGGAGCCAGCATGCCCAATGCAGTTTTGATTGATTTTCCGCCAGCAAAGTTGTCGTTTGGTAAGGTAGAAATTGATCAAATTGCTTTGAAAAGAACGGTGGGCGAAGGTTTCCGAAGTTTGTTTAGTCCAATTCGGCAAGCAGACGGCACCCTTATTTGGAGACCAAAAATTAAGGGATTTGACTACAAGAACCAGTATCACTTTGTGAAATCCTGGGAGGAATTTCAGGTTGCTATCGAGAAGGCATCTTATTATGCTGATGATATTTCTACACTGAATTCTGGGAAAGTCTGGGTAGTTCTGGATGACACTTATAGGTGGCGCGCACTAGAAATCCTGCATTACATTACCAAAAATAAAAGAAAATGGCCATCACAGCAAGAATTTGGACTCATAACGCAAGCAATGTCTAGCCAAATAACAACTATCCAAAACTTCGCGAATGTTTTGTTGGTTCACAGGGCAGGTAAAGACTTCGATACTGGTGAAGTGATTCCATTAATTTATCCCTCTTCAGCAGATTTTAATTCCGATATTGTAGTCGAACTGGAACATCGTCAAATGACAGACGGCAAACATCAAGTTGCTATAATTCATAGTACTGGTCACGATTTTCCGTGCAACAACCCAAATTATAAAAATGAAGTAATTGATCCTACACCGGATATGGTGTTAGCTACTGCTAAGATACCGTCTTGCTTGTGGTGACTAAAATGGAACTACGATATACTTGTGATTGTGGTCATGAAAATTTGTGGCCAGTACTTGAAGGAAAAATTTCCAACTTTGTTTGTGAGGGCTGTGGGGAGTTTATAGGGGCATACGGAAATGATGGTCTAAAGTTTGCCGATGGAAAGGGTATTGGATTATATAAAAAATATGACTATCTTGCAAAAGAACTTGTTTTGGTTAGATATAATGACCAGCCGCTTGGTTCTATTGAACCGATAAATATTGTTTGGTCGGTTGGAACTCCGTTTCATACTACAAATTGGGATGGTCAACTAATTAATGGTAACGCAACGTATACCATAACTCCCAATACAAATTATCATGTGCACAATAATTATTATCCAACTGTTACTTATCAGTGGCACCAAGTATGACGATTCAAGTAGATACTCGGGAACATTTGATACCCCAAATCAAGGATCATCTTGTAACTTCAATAATTGGGCCAGAAGTTCCCGAATTTATTTTTAAGTGTTTGCCACTTGCAGATTATTTATTGGACAACAGTGGTCACACCATTTTAATCGAAAGAAAAAGCGTTAGCGACTTTTCAAGTTCTTTCAAGGAGTTAAAAGGGCGACTTGCAAAAATGCGTCTTCTTGATTATGATAGAACTGGTTTGTTGTTGGAAGGTACTTATAGTGTAGCACAAGGTTATATTTGGTTTTATAGAAGCAGTGAATTAGTTCCAGGTATAAAATATAGCACAATGTGCAATTTTCTAACTCACCAACAAGAACTTGGAACACGCATGTATCGGACACTTTCTCTCGAAGAAACCATCTGGAAGCTAATACACATACATAATTATTTACCGAAGTTGGATGAACCAGCACCCGCCTTGAAGTGCGGGTCTGCTACAGAATTATTTGTACAGTTGCCAGGTATTGGTCCAAAGTCCGTAAAAAAACTCAAAGATACTTATATTACCCCGTATGATGCGTTGCTGAATTTGTCCGGAAAGTCTAAGAAAGTTTTGGAGAAGTGGTGAAATGATTTTAACAGGTAAACAAATTTTAGAAGGAAAGATAGTTTCTGATGTTATTGATACAACATTACAAGAACAGTCATGTGGCGTTGATTTAACAATTTCGAAAATTGAAACTTACATGAGTGCTGGTGTTATAGATTTCGATAATTCTAAGAGAGAAAAGCCCAGAATGTCAGAAATTTCTTTTATTGACGGTGAATGTGACTTAAATCCAGGTGCTTATCTTGCAACGTTCAATGAAACTATATCTGTTCCCATAGACAAAGTCGGTATTGCAATGCCTAGGTCCACTATGCTGAGGTGCGGTGCTACCATGGAAACTTCCATTTGGGATCCAGGATACATTGGTAAGTCTCAATCTATGCTGGTTGTTTATAATAAACAAGGCATCAGACTATGTAAGAATGCTAGAATCATGCAAATAATGTTCATGGATGCTGGGCAGGTCGCCGACGCATATTCCGGTATCTATAATGGCGAAGGATTAAAACAATAAAATTACTTTTTTGTATTATTTTTTGGGAGCATCACTTTGAAAATATATGTGACGTCTTCTATAGCAAACATAGAACATATTAAAAATGCTGTAGCAATGCTTCAGAAACATAATCACGTCGTTTATAAGTGTACTGATTCTTTTCAAACCAACAAAGGGTTGATAGAACTTTCTGACGTAATGATAATGATCGTGCCTTGCGGAATTTGGTCACATTTTGAAATGGGTTATGCACAAGGAATTAATAAACGAGCCATAATATATTGTATTGATAGTAAAAGTGATTTGGACATATATAGATTTACTGATTTTGTTACAACTTCAATATATGACGTTCTTTATATTTTAATGCGCTGGGAAAAGGATATAAATGATAAGAATAATTAATAATTTTATAGTAAATATATTTGATATATTGTCTTGTCCATTTAATAATAATATCAAACAAAATGTTTATTGTTACTTACAGAGTATGCAAGACGACGGTTTTATTAAGTCATTTGATTTACAAGTATCAGAAAACTCGATATTGATTACAGTTCCGGAAATGTTTAAAATGAATGTTGATAGATCGGAAAAAATTTTTAGTATCGAGAAATATGGTCATATTGAAAGTATTTGTACGGATTTTAATATGGATATAGTTCAAAAACAGTAATGGATATTTTTATGTTGTTTAGGTGTGCTGGAATTCAATCTGGTACCGTAAATGGTATCGGAATTTCTTTGGAAGTATGGTTCCAGGGGTGCAAGTTTGGTTGTCCAGGATGTCAGAATACGGATTTACAAAATTTGGACGGTGGTCAACTTATTGATACTGATATGGTTTTGGAACATTTAAATAATTATGATGGTTTTTATAATAGTATTGTTTTTTTAGGAGGAGAGCCTGTTTTACAACCAAAAGCTTTATATAGTATAGCAACTAAATGTAATATTCAGTCTATTTTATATACAGGATTTTTATATGAAGAACTTCCAGAAGATATACAAGATGTTATTGATTTTGTCGTAGACGGTACTTATAAGCAAGAACTACAAACAAGTGGTTTTCCAGCATCGAGCAATCAACGAATTTGGCACAATGGTAAAATAATACACAAAGATTTCAGGAAGTTATAAATGACATTAACAGTAGGTTCTTTATTTTCTGGTATAGGTGGTTTTGATTTAGGTTTTGAGAAAGCTGGTATGGAAATTCGGTGGCAAGTAGAAATTGATGAATTTTGTCAAAAAGTATTAGAACAGCATTGGCCAAATGTTGAAAGATTTGATGACATAAAAAATATACAAGAATTACCATATGTTGATCTTATATGCGGAGGATTTCCATGCCAGCCTGTATCCACATGTGGTAGGCATAAAGGTGATGAAGATGAAAGATGGTTATGGCCAGAATTTTATAGAATTGTTTGCATGGTTAAGCCAAAGTGGATTGTGGTTGAAAATGTCGTTGGGTTACTTTCTGCAAAAAATGGACAACTTTTCGGAGGAATACTTAGAGACTTGGCCCAAAGCGGGTACAATGCGGAATGGCAAGTGTTTTCGGCATCCCAATTTGGATTACCCCACGTTAGAAAAAGGATATTCTTGGTTGCCTACACCAATAGCAAGCGATTACATAAGAATATATTTTCGAAAGAAAGTTATTTACAATATGACAAGAAAAGGCAAATTGCTTCAAATAACACTTCCATATATATTGATGTTTTTAAACGTTTCTATCCAAACATATCCGATTATATACGAGAGGATAATGGGATATCCAGCGAATTGGACGAATTTAGAAAAGAAAGAATAAAATCAATCGGCAATTCTATTGTTCCGACAATTGCTGAATATATAGGAAAATCTATAATAAATTCCACTAATGATTACTAAATAATTTATTATTTTTAATAAATATCAGGAAGAATTACAATGCGAATACAAACAACTTTTGATCCGGATTTTGAAGAACTATACAATTATTATAATGTTACTGAAAAAGGCAAGGCATTACTAGACATCGAAGGTATATCCAGGAATGCTTTAGACATTGGAGTAATGAGCCAAAAATATTTTACTAACAAAGTTTCTGATATTAGTTTAGATGCTAATTCAAATTCAAACGATGAAATTTCTCATAATAATTATTCTGCGGAAATTGTAAAAGGATTAGCAAAATTAAATTCATATTATCTTTTACATGAATATTCTAGAAAGCGTTTTGGACTAGAACGAGCAAATGAACTTCTAAAAGCAATTTTTAATTCCAGTGTTTATTTTCACGATGCTGCATCAACCCAGATACCATATTGTATGGCATATTCTACATCATTTATAATGAATGAAGGTAGGAAATATGGCCAACTTCATAGTATGCCGCCAAAGCGTGCTCATTCGTTTGTTGCCCAAGTAATCGAAACAACAATGGATTTGTCACAATCGTTTGCAGGTGCTATTGCGATATCAGACCTAATTGTAAATCTTTGTTATTATACTAAGAAAGAAAATCTATCTGATTATCAAATAATTAATTTGTTACAGGGTTTTGTTCATGTAATGAGCAATAAGTTCAGGGTCGGCGGACAAAGCCCATTTACTAACGTTAGCATATTTGATAAGCCGAACTTAGAAAAACTTTTTGAACATTATACTTATCCCGATGGTACCGGCGTTGATTATGATTATGTGATACGGATTCAGAAGTTGTTTGCGGAGTGGTTTGCGGAAGGAGATCCAGTTAGCGGTATGCCATATCGCTTTCCGATAGTGACCTTTAACATTGCTTGCCGAGAAGATAGATCTATTATTGATCAAGATTTTCTTGATTGGGTTTCGTGTGTTAATATAAAAAATGGTACGTTTAATTTATATATAAATACTGGAAATAAAATAGCTAGTTGTTGTAGACTAATTAATGATGAATCTCGTATGGAAGCAAGAGGAGATTCTTTTGGCAATGGTGGCCTGAATTTAGGTTCTCATAGAGTTGTTACCGTAAACTTACCTAGAATTGCTTTGAAAGCTAATGGTAATCATGAAAAGTTCTTTGTTGATCTTACCAAGCAGTTAGAAATTTGCAGGGATCTTCTCATTGTGCATCGGGAAGAAATATTACAACGCAGGATCGATCAGGGGTTTTTGAAGTTCTTTAAGCCTTTGGGTTGGTTCACGTTAAAACGATTATTTTCTACTATAGGCATAATTGGTATATATGAATGCTGTTGCTTCATGGGAATTGATATCAAGTCTGATGAAGGCATAAGTTTTGTAACAGAAGTATTGAACTTTATTGAGGATTTTGCTAAAGTTGCTAGTGAAGAAACAGGAAATTCTTTCAATGTTGAAGAAATTCCAGGTGAGTCGGTTGCTGTAAAACTTGTAGAAAAAGACAAGATATTATTTGGTGAAGATAAAATACCATTCAAACTATATAGCAATCAATACATACCATTGATTGTAGATGCACCTCTTCCCGAAAGAATATGCCTTACTGGAAAGTTCCAGGATATTTTGTCTGGCGGTGGAATACTTCATCTTAATGTTAGTGACCGAATAGAAGATCCAGTTGTTATGAAACATCTTATAGAATATTCTGTAAAGCACGGTGTTTCCCATATGGCTGTGAATTATTCTTTTGGCGAGTGCGAAGATGGTCATGTTACAGTTTGCGGAAATTCTGAAACTTGTCCAATTTGCAACAAGAAAATAATATCCCATATGACACGAGTTGTTGGCTACTTCACGACCACAACGTCATGGTCAAAAACTAGGCGTGAATACGAATTTCCGAGAAGAGTATTTTCTTAATTTTTTCCCAACCAAAAAGTATATAACTATGATATGCCAAATACGTAGTTATGTTGGAAGGTCTAGAATGATATCAGTTGATGAAATGTATGGTGCTGGCTTTACCATGATAGTGGAAGACATGGCTGCCTTGAATGACCTGGAACCACAAAGCCAAGAAGAAATAAATACAATGTTTGAAGAAATTCGCGAAGTTTTGAATAGACATAATTTGGATATTTGTATAGTTGCGTCTCAAGAAGACGCGAAACGATTCCAGGGTCGTTTATTAATTACGGACATGATTAATGCTGTTGACAAACTATGTAAGGAAGGTTCGGAGATGACCCATGAATGAAGAAAGATTACTAGAAAAAATAAAGAATCAATGTAAAAGACAATTAGTTACCGTCGACATGTTACTTGAAGGAAAATCCTTTCAAAGTAGCGAAAAAGTTATAAACGATATACAAAAACTCGTGTCGGATGGTAAACTATACACAAAATCGTGTTGTAACGGAGGTCGATTTGAAACACGTTTGCTAGTTACTGGCGAGGAAGTAATTGAATTTGCACCTAACCAAAAAAAGGTTCGGAAAACCTCTAAAAGTAATCACAAGAAAACAAAAAGAATAATATCTAAAACCAAAAGGAAAAGGAGCTTAGTACAATAATATCTAGAAAATAGCTTCATGGTTAGCCGCATAGACATATAGATTTATAATTTTTTATTTTATTTTTTAAACGTTTCGTGGTGTTACAATGAGTATGCAAGATTTTACAGAAACAGATCTCGAAGAATGTTTTGAACGTAATCCTAAAAGCAAAGGGATTACTGCAATTAATTATCACAACTTGGCAAAATTAATCATAAAAAATGTTCCAGTTGCCACAATAATAGAAACAAAAACGATGATGACCTACGTCAAAGGACATTACGTGGAAAATGGTGAAGAAGTAATTCATAAAATTTTAGTTGAATTGCTTGGACCGCGTGTAAAAGAAAATGGGCAAACTTGCTATAATGCCCACGTCCTAAAAGAAGTTCTTGGTATAATACAAGGCTTAACATATGTGGAATCAAAAAAGTTTGATAATAACTTAGATATTATAAATTGTCTGAATGGTTACCTCAATTGGCGAACTGGCGTATTAGAACCACATAGATCAACTTATTATTCTAGAATTCAAATCAACGTTAAATATGATCCAAATGCCCAGTGTCCAAACATAATTAAGATGTTTCAGACGGTTCTTCGTGAAGAAGATTTCAGGAAGGCCCTGGAATTCATTGGATATTGTTTGTACCGGGCGTATCCTATCCAGAAAGCATTTATATTGCTGGGACCAGGCGGTACTGGTAAATCTCACTTTATTGATACGGTTTGTAAAATGCTAGGCGAAGATAACATATCTTCTGTTTCAATGCATGATTTGGAAAAAGATAGATTCGCGACGTCCGACTTATACTGCAAACTATTGAATTCCTTTGGCGACATGGAACAATCAACGCTTCCAAATGTAAATATTCTTAAAATGCTAACCTCTAACAAAGATGTGATACGTGCACAAAGAAAGGGCGAAAGAGCCTTCGATTTTATATCGTTTGCAAAACAAATTTTTGGATCTAATAAATTGCCGAGAGTTCGCGATGATACTACTGGGTTTTATAGACGTATAGAAATAATTCCGTTTGAGCATGTTTTTACCCAGCAGGAAATAGAAGAAAGCGAAAATGAAAATTTGCTAGAAAAAGTAATGAGCCCAGGCGAATTGTCGGGACTTCTTAATCTGGTTTTACCTCACTTGGATGCATTGTTGGACAGAGGCTACTTCCATAATAGCTTTACTACCACTACTGCAAAAGATAGGTATAAAAAAGCAAGTGAACCTGTTTCAACGTTCATTGAATTGCATTTAGAAGAAGTCGCTGATGTTTATGTCTCGAAGCAAACCATCTATAATGAGTTTGTGAAGTTTTGTAAGTTAAATGAAATCGAGCCAATGCATCACGTGCCGTTCGGGAAAGTTCTGAAAAAGTTGTTGCCTTGGTATCAAACAGCGATACGTGGACCGGACGATTCTATGGCATGTATGTGGCCTGATAATTATAGACATCCAGTAATATTGAATACTATTTTAAAACCAGTAAAAGTATAAGTATAGTATTATTTTTTATTTTTTTTATTTTTTTCTTCTTGTTTTCAACCAAAACTATTTTATAGTATAATCAACTATGTATTAGTTGGTGAAATCAAATGAATCTAAATTATAGATTAGTTACGCTAGAAAAAGATGGTACTGTTGTCAGGTCGCCTAATTTTAATACCATCGAAGATGTTGAATTTGGTCAATTATTTTTGTCAGAAGGGTTGTATGACAGTGTTTGGATTGAAGTACTTAGATGAGGAACAAGTATGCGAGAAGTAAAAGTTGGTAAGGATGGTGTTGTGCCAATTCTAGATACAAAAAAGTTGTATATCCTGGAAGTACATTTTCGGGATGTATATAATGGAAATTTACGGTTAGAACCTCATTATTATATATGCATTACTGGTTGGGATGGTTTTACACGTTTTGTGAACAATAGTATTATACATAGTGATAGTGGATTTGTTAGTGATTCTATTCAAAAATGTGTGAAAAAGGCGTTGGTAGAAAGTCATTCACATTATTCATCAAAAGTCTACGAATTCAATGACGTACAAGAATTTGAAAAAGAGAAAAACGTTAAGTTGTGTATTGATATTAAAAGATAATAATATTTTTTTGCTTTTATTTTTTTGCCCAAAATATTTTTTTGAATCCAAACTGTTCTAGAACATGTTGACACTTTGGGCATGGTTTAGCAAGCATACCGCCCTTTCTATGAATGTATATGTAGTTTCCGATGGTGTCACTGAAGTTTAGACCAGCCAGACAATCTACTTCCGCATGTACGCTAATGTACGGTATCCTGTACTTGTAGATTGTAGTCGGATTTCGGGATTTAATGATTCTTCTATTATAGCCAATATTTATAACTCGTCCACTATTATTGAAAATGATTGCTGACATTTGTTGGTTCATTTCTGACTTGAGACATATTTTTTCCGCGAGTTTTACAATGTGGTCAGGAACGGTCTTCTATCTAGATTCCTCCAAGAAGTTCGAATTTATGTTTACTTTTAGTACATTCCTTTATTATGGGGGCTATGTTATATGTCAGGATTTCTATGAATTCTTTATCTATTTCCATGTTAACCTCCTTTTATATGTATGTCACAATTTCATATTTTATACAGTCTAGATTTAATGAATCATTTATGATATATTCTGATTTATTTATTCTAATTTGATTCTGTTCAGTTATGGAAATTACGTATGTATAATATCGTTTTTCATTGTCAACTTCATAATATTTTGATCGAATACACAATATATCAAGATCTTGATATAGATCACAAGTTCTTATAATACCAATCCTAATTGAATGTAAGGCGTGGGCTAGCTTTATGTTTTTCATGCCTTGTGAACTATTTGCAACTTCTTGGATAACTGGTATTATTTCTTTTAATATTATATCATCAAATTCATTATTAGACATTCATACCTCCTTCATAATTTTTATTATCATGCAGTTATATTTCTTCATTCTGTGTTTATTAATAATTCATATTCAAATGTATTACGAGATCTCAATGAAGCTTCTTGAATCCTAAATAATATATTTTGGTTTCTTGATGTATAAAATTTAGCAGAATAATAATATTTGTTATCTTTTTCTTTGTATATATTAGAAAGTATAGATATTGATCCCCATATACTTTCTATGTGGTAATCAAGAATTTCATTATTTCTCAATAATGTTTGAAGAGTTTCATGTAATTTTATATTATTTAGTTTATGTTTACTATTACTTGATTCTCTTATAGCAATTCCAACATTTTCTAATATTTCTTTGAAATGGTCATTTAGTTTTTTCATATCTATCCTCCTTTATAATTGTTATTAGAAGAAGAAAAAAGATGATTTTCCTTCCTCCTTTGTGTTGGGCAGAGTACTAAATACGTGATCAATATTTATAGTTTTTGGTTAACGTTAGTTAGGTATTGTAGTGCTTTATCGTATTTTTCTTTTAGTCTTGCTTGAACCTCTTCCGGCAAGCAATTCATTCTACTTTCAGATGTATTATCTTCTATATCTACTAGTTTAACTAGTCTTGCATCACCGCTCGATTCATCTAAGATGCGTTGCCAATATGTTTCATTGGGTTCATTTTTTAGGTGAGTCAATGCTACAACAGCGGTTATCATATCATCAGGCATTCCAATGTCATGAAGGTCCTTAATGGTTGTATCCGTATCTTCTAGTAGGTCGTGGCAAATTGCGATGCATTTTTGGTTTTCTGTTGTCAGGTTTTTATTAAGCATAATTCTTAGTGGATGATAAATATACGGCAATCCTGCTTTGTCTAGTTGTCCGGAGTGCTTATATGTCGCAAATATTATGCAATGGTCGAGTAATTTCATAAAAACGTATTGTAATTAATAGTATTTAAAATTTTTGGTACACAAAAGGTTGCTATAAAAAAGTTTTAGTAGTAATAAATTTACTACTATTTTTTGTTTATTCGGCAGCAATTGTTACTTTTATAAATTTTTCTGGTTTATGAATAACAATGTTAATCCATTCATAAATATCGCATATGCTTTTACCATTACCAATATAGCGTGGTGTTGGATCTTCATATGCATATTTTTTTTCCTGTGTGTGTGGATGGTTTGGTTTATCGAGTTCATCGATTTGATAGCCGCAATCATTACAAAATGCTTGATAGACGGTTTTGTTTGTTTTATATAGACCACTTGTTTCAATCCCTAGTTCTTTTCTTGGAAGTAGTCTTCTAACAATAAGTTCGTCCATGCAACATTCTATATATTCTGCAAAATTTTTTGGCTCAGTACTTTGTGTATAACTCATTTTTGTATTCTCCTTATTTTTATTCAACGATTATTTTCATAATACTATTTCGTTCATGTACTTCAATACATACATATTCCATTAATTTTAAAAATTTTGATTTTGTTAATATTAGTGCTGGCTGTTGTGATATTACAAATTCTACATTATACATATTATTTGATATTAAATAATACGTATTTTCTGGTATATTAATATTATCATATAAATCAAATTCTGTTATTTCATTTTTCATGCTTGTAACGTTTTGTCCAATAATAGTATTTGGTTTAATAGAACTTTGTGAAAACATAGAAAAGTATTTATTTATGTTATTTATACTATCTAGTAAATTGTTTGTTTTGATTGTGTTTCTTGAAGAATTTTCGATGGTATTTATAAATAGTTTTTCTTCATCATTTTTAATATGTTCAATGCAAGTCATTAAGTCTTTTGAAAAATTACTTGATAATGGTTCAAAAAAGTATTGTAATGCATGCATTGTATAATAGTTTCTTTGTTCTTTATTTGTTTTTATATTTATCGAAGTTACAATATCGTCTTTATTTGATACAGTTTTTGGATCTAATGAAATGTTTTTAACATTTCCAATATTTCTAATATATAATATTTTTCTCGGTAATGATTCAATGGTGTTTATATGTCCGATAACAATTTCATTATTCATTATTATTTCTCCCATATGTTCTTAATGATTAGAATTCATTATAAAATAGTGGTGTTATTTTCTAGTCAAGTTTTAACTATATAGTTTTTTACTTATTACTATATATAGTTTTTGGTTGTTCATTGCTATCATAAAGGGTAGCATTACCGTTTTCTATTGCCACGTACCGATAGCGATCTGGGCCGAATCCTTTTGTGCAATATGGATCAACACTAACTAGGTTTTGGGAATCAAAACCACTTTTTTCTATCCATTCGGGTGGTGTATGTCCAACTATTTGCATGATAGGTAGTGGTGGATTTTTGTTGGTTGGTCTATACCATAATGGACTATTATCGCACCACAAGTCTTCTAGTTTCAATCTATTTAGATATTGCACTAACTGCGGTATTCTATAATTTGTATTTATGTCCATATCCTGTATGAATTTTTCTGATAGCCCTGCGTGTGTTATCAATATGTTGTCAACGTTTGTGGATATTTTAAAAAAACTACTATGATTTGCAATAACGTGTTTTGCTTCTTGTTCCCATGAATTTTGTGGCCATATTGTGCGGTTAATGGCCGCGGCTGCATCATGATTTCCCCATAATAGTTCGGCGTTATTTTCTTTTAGAATATCGAAACACATTATTGGATCTGGACCGATGTCCAAAATATCTCCGGAAAAAATCAGGCTGTCCCAATTTTTTGCGTGATTCAACGCATTGGTTATAAGGTGTGGTTGTCCATGACAATCCGCTATTATTATTGTTTTCACAAAGTTTATATGGGATGTTTTGGTATAAGTACTTTTTGGTTTATACAAGAACCAAAAACTATAAATAACATTATGGTTAATATGTATTTATGACAAGTACTCCCTTGAGTGAAGCAATCAATAATACGTTGTTTGCTTATAATAGTGAAATTAAGGCAAACTATTCAGGATTTGCTGGTATTTGGAGTCCAAAAAATTTAGTAAAAGTCTGGAGGACGATATAAGTGGTAGATGAATATAATACTATAAAAGTATATATAAACAACGAAATGTATGTTATTAACATGGATGCTGATTTTGTATCAGAAAAAAGCACGTGGGAAGAATTCATAAAAGAAATACAAGAAGAAAATGAAATAATAAAAGCTACATTAGATTTAATAGATGAAAAATATATAACTTGTGTGATTGACGGGAATACAAAAGAATCGTCTGAAAGTTTGCTGAAGACACAGTGCAAGGATAACGAAAAAGCAATTGAATACATAAAAAGTAAATTGGAGTGATGATTAGTATGGAAATTTTTAATCCTATATTCTGTGTAGTAATGGTGGTGTTTATTTTAACAGGGTTGCGTGGATATAATAAGTACGATAGTAGTTGGTATCGCCTTTTAAATGATCTTTTGTTTATGATTGGACTATTGGGATTCGTGACGTATTTGCAATGGTGACCAAAAACTATTTAAATAGAAAATCATAAAGGAGTAAACCATGATTATTCTAGAAAATGGAAAACCTGTTGGATGCACGCAAAATGTATATGACCTGCCAGTGTATTGCAAGGATTGTGAATTGAGAAATACAGTATCTTGTACCGTAAATGGATATGATGCGGAACAAAAACTAGATCCTATTTACGAGAACACCGCTAAAGCTATTGGAAACCTTGTTGCTGAAAAGCAACTACAATACGGCAATTCATTTGGAAATGCTGGAAAGGTCTTAAAGGTTTTGTATCCAAATGGAATTTCCGTTGACCAAATGGAAGATGCTTTGGTGGTTGTACGTATCGTTGACAAACTTTTTCGAGTAGCAAATAATAATATGGGCGAGGAAGACGCCTTTCAAGACATAACTGGATATGGGTTGTTGGCGGTAGTTCGGAACAAACGGTGATGATATGTATAGGTTAACAGAATCAAATATCGTCCAAAAAGTATAAATAGATAGAAGTCATAATAACATAACATGACTCGAATTCTTGCGTCAATCGAAACAATCAGCGAATTAAATCCAATTAGTGGAGCAGACAAAATAGAAGTTGCTCGTATAAAAGGCTGGAATGTGGTTGTAAAAAAGGGACAATTTGAAGTTGGAGACAAAGTCGTTTATTGTGAAGTTGATTCTATTTTGCCAGAACGTCCGGAATTTGAATTCTTAAAAGATAAACATTATAGAATCAGAACTGTAAAGCTTAGAGGCCAGGTTTCACAAGGAATATGCTTTCCACTAGATGTTTTAAATAATGGCAATTGGAATCTAAATTATAGTATGGATTCTGTTCCATTTGGGTTTGATGAACTAGAAAATGGGTTCGACGTAACAAATGTTCTTGGCATCACGAAATATGAGAAACCGATTCCAGTTAGTCTTAGAGGTAGAATACGATGTCCAATATTTCGGTTAGCCGTTCCCAAAACAGACGAGACGCGAGTTCAAAACATTCCTGATGTCTTGGAAAGACACAAAGGTGTTGTATTTCATGTCACAGAAAAACTAGATGGCACGTCGATGTCTTGCTATATAGATCCAGAAACAGGGCTACATGTCTGTTCAAGAAACGTGGATTTGGCTCCGGATGTCGAGCATAAATGGAATGGAGATTCCTATTGGAAATATGCAATTGATCACAACATAGAAGAAATCCTAAAACAATTGGGCAGCACAATCGCTATACAAGGTGAATTGTTTGGCAACGGTATTCAAGGCAATCCATATAAGTTAACGGATATTTGTTATCGCGTATTTAACTTCTGGGACATGACCAATCACCAATATATTGACGTTGCTACTATGTGGGATACTGTTGATTCGTTTGGTCTGGGAAAAGATTTCTTGGTTCCATATTTGGGTCAAATAACATTGGACCATAGCGTGGATGATCTTCTTGAGATGGCAACAGGAAAATCGGTATTATCAGATACGTTGCGAGAAGGTTTAGTGTTTCGACCAGAAACTGAAAGTACAGATTACAAAATCGGGAGGTTATCGTTTAAGGCAATTTCGACAAAGTACTTATTAGAACGAGGTGAATAATCAGAAACTATACTATAAACACATTTTTTTATTTTATTTTATCGAGGTGCATATTTTGTCAAAAATGAATTTACAAAAATATAATGTTTATCCTTCTTTTAGGCCTGGTCAGGAAAAAGCAATAACCCAAATGCTAAAATCTTGGGAATCAGGAAATAAAATAATTAATTTAAATGCGCCAACAGCTGCGGGAAAAACTCTTGATTTATTTATATTTGGAAAAATATTAGAAAAAGAATATTTTGTTAGTAATATTTTGTTCACGTCGCCGCAAGTGTCGTTAATTCAGGAAGGCAACCTTTTCGACCTTCCGAAAATAGTTGGCAAACAGAATTATGAATGTCTCGGAATTTCTGGATATACTGCGGAAGATTGTCCATTTGGTTCACGAGAACCTGGGTTTGCCCGGTGTTCTGAGTGTCCATATAGGATAGCAAAAGCTGCCTTCAAAAAGGCAAATTTCCGCGCAACTACTTTCGCTCGGTATCAAGTAGACCCCAGTCTTTACCTTGAAACAAAAGTCCTAGAAGTCGATGAATCCACAAATTTGCCAAACGCTCTATTGGATTCTGCAACAATAAAGTTAAACATTACTGTTAAGAAAACCAACTTGGCAGAAAGAAAAGAACTCCTAAAAAAAGAATTATCAAAATTAGACATAAAGGATTACCTCAATGAATATTCACAAGTGTTGCAAAAAAAATTAAAAGAAGTTACCATAAACTGCAAGGACGTTCGAAAAGACATTATAGGTGCTAATAGAAAATTAACTGCTCGCGAAACAAAAATGCTATCGAAGGTTCGAAAAGAATATAGCTATTATAGAAATAATTTGGATTCCTGCAATCAAGCGTTACGATATCTGAGCCTGGAAGTTCCTTATGTACTTACAACAGACAATGAAGAAGTATTTAATGTTAGTACTCGCAGAAAAGAATTAACTGTTAGTCCTTATTTTAAATTGCTAGATTGCAAGGTTCCATTTGCTGACCTTGTTGCGAAATTGGATTGCGTGGTTCTGGCATCAGGAACGCCAACAACTGAACTTCTAACCAACAAAGCAATTTCTGTTGACGTTATGCATCCAATACCAATTGATCGTCGAACCATATATTACGATCCAGTTGGCGCCATGACAAAAGATGGACGTTTCCGATTTGCAAAACCAATGGCTGAAAAAATATCCCAGCTCCATGACATGTTTTCAGAAAAATCAATTGTTCATTGTGGAAACTATCAAATAGCAAACCTCATTAATGAACATTTATGTAGGTTACAGCCTAATGTTTTGGTGCAGTTTCCTGGTGAGCGAAATGAAGTATTAAAACATTGGATGCGATTAGATAATGCGATTTTTCTAAGTGTTGCATTTGAACAAGGGCTAAACCTGGAAGGTCCAGAATATCCTATGAATATTGTAGCCAAAGTTCCTTTTCCGAATCTTGGAGACGACTGGATACAAGCTCGAAACAAATATGACAATTATATGTGGTATTCCAAAACTGTTGCTATTCAAGTCCAACAAGCTTGCGGTAGAACAACCAGGACGCCAAAAGACAATTCCATGACATATATTTTAGATGGAAGTTTTGGACCATTGCTCGCAAGGAACAAAAATCTTTTCCAGAAATGGTTTTTGGATGCACTGGTAATTTGTTAACCAAAAGTTATTAATACTATGGAGTATAATATTTGTTGGTGGTTTGATTGGATTCAGATGGAATTTGGATAATCATTATTCTAGTGGTAATAATATTCGTAATACCAATAGTCTTGCATAATGTATTAGCATAAGAAATAAAAAAGTATATGAGGAATTTATGTCGATTTCAATTAGTATAATTGGTTATATGCAATTCATTTTATTTGTATTCTGCATTTTCATGATGCTGTCAATGAATTCATTTGCTGCGATAATCGGTATGTTTGCATTATTCGTATTGATAGCATTGGAATTTTATATAAAAAATAAAGAAAATAAAGAATAAAAAAAATTAGTATTTTTTATTATTTTTATTTATTTTTACTATTTAGTTTTGCTATACCAGTGCTTTATTGGAGTTGCTCCCAAATTTGCTATAATTTGATCTAACGTTTCTTCGGTTACATTGTCTTCTTGTGCCCATAAAAATGGTATTAATTGTGATCCTCTATAGTCAAATGGAAATAATTGATTGAATCTGATTTCGTTTTCAAGTAGCTGGCCAAATCTCTGGTCTGGCATTGATTCCCAGATAATGCATAACTTTTCGCACATTCGTTTGATACGACGTGGATCTCTCATAGTTCCTCGACGTTTATAATTTCGATGTCTGTTGGATTCATCTCATCGATTTCAAAATCATCGACGTTGCATGAAGTTGTTGCAATTTCTTCTGCATCTTCTTTGCTTATTGCATCTACAAATACCGTGGCAGATATTGTTGCCACCGAAAATAGCGTTACTTTGTATTTCATAGTTATCAAGTTAGTGTTAGTATAGACGTATAAGTAGTTTTTGGTTATTATGACCAAAAAGTATAAATACTATATTGGTTAATATACGTGTTAGGGATGATTATTATGTCTGAAAAATTATCGGAACTTGTGGAAAAACTAGAGAAGGAAAATGACGCATATAACAAAATAATAACAAATTGCATGTTAATTGATTACAAATATTTTACTGAGCATATAGAATATTTCAAAACTATTGGATTAAATCAGACATTATCATATTGTCCATTTCCTTATGGTTGTAATTATTTCAAAACGTGTTCAGAAACCAAATGTGATTGTGATGTATGTGATAATGGATATCCAAGAAGATTTTAACCTTGTAGGATTGCGAAGGACGAAGCGGGAAGTCCCCATCCTTCAGGGTGGGGATGAAAGCGGAGTCCTTTGCCCACGTTTCTGCCTACCAATAACTATTTAAGGAAATAATGTGATACACATGTTTTGGTAAAACCAATGGAATACAAGCTCGATAAGTCTGCGCACTCCGTGTACTCACTTCACTATCACTTAGTGGTAGTCATCAAGTACAGGAGGAAAGCACTCTATGATGAAGAGATTCGAGAGAGGCTAAAGCAGATCATTTGGAGCTTGACAGATGAACTTGGAATAGAAATACTAGCACAGGAACCCGCCGAAGATCATCTTCATATACTGTTCACCGCGACACCTACAACCAACTTATCCAACGTCGTGAATGTAATCAAGGGCGTCACAGCCAGACGACTCAGACAAGAATTTCCGCAGACTAAGGAATTCCTTTGGGGTGACTCGTTTTGGTCCAACTCATATTTCATTGCCAGCACAGGGCAGGTATCTCTTGATGTCTTGATGCAGTATGTAGAGTCTCAGATGGAGAAAGTATGATTGTAAGCTACAAATATCCTATCTTCCCGAACAAGATCACACAATGGATGTTAGCGGAGAATTTGGATGCTTGTAGGTGGCTCTATAATCGGCTTCTCCAAGACCTGAATGAAGCAAAAGAAAAAGGCATCAAGCTCAAGACCTATGATACTCAGAGCATGATCCCATCCCTGAAGCTTGAGAATCCTAAGCTGAATCTGGTCTATTCCAAAGTCCTCCAGATGGTGAATTACACTCTTTGGTCTAACATTAAAGGCCTCTTTGCATCAAAGAAGAACGGTCGGAAGGTCGGTCATATTCGCTTCAAAGGGTATGGTTGGTACAATACCCTGAATTACAACCAGTCCGGATTCAAAATCGATCTAGATCATAACATATTGCATCTCTCCAAGATCGGAGAAATGCGGATCAAGATCTATCGAAAGATCGAAGGTTCCATCAAAGCTATCATAATCAAGAGAGAAGGCGAGAGATGGTTTGCCATAGTCCAGGCTGATCAAGAACCACAGCAGTTACCAGAAACCGAGGAAGCAGTAGGTCTGGATGTCGGTTTGACTTCCTTCGTGGTTGACTCCGTTGGCAATGAGATAGAGAATCCAAGATGTGCCAAGCAATCTGCTGATAAACTGGCAAGACTGCAACGAAGACTAGCCAGAGCGGTGCGGGGATCGAATAACTATAGAGCGATCAAGGATAAGATTGCCAAATTGCATAGGAGAATCAACTGCCAACGAGATGATTTCCTGCATAAGCTCTCCCGGATGTATGTCAATAACTTCGATATTATTTGCGTCGAGGATCTTGATGTCAAAGGTCTAATAGAGAAAGGCCATAATAACGGTATACATCGCAGCATTCATGATGCATCCTGGTCTAAGTTCATATTCATGCTTTCGTACAAGGCTCAAAGTGCTGGTCGAGAGTTGATAAAAGTAGATCCCAGGAACACCACTCAAAGGTGTTCTGCTTGTGGAAGCATTGTAAAGAAAGATCTGTCGGTACGAGTACATGAGTGCCCCTATTGCGGATTCTCATGTGATCGAGACTACAATGCTTCCAGGAACATACTCATCACAGGGATGGAACAGCCCGTAGCGCCCATAGAACCAAAACCACTACATCACATATCCGTGGTGCAAGTTTTGGCGATGAAGTGGGAAGCCGCGCCCTTCAGGACGCGGTAGTTCACTCATAATACGAAAGGCGAACTTGTGACAATCTACTAAAAGGAATTATAATGATAATAAAAAAGAAAAAGTTGTATGAAAATAAGTTTTATCTAGAAGAGCAATATATAAAAAATAAAAAATCTATGCAAATAATTAGTGAAGAAATTGGATGTTCAATAGATACTGTATATAGATGGTTGCTTAGGCATGGTATACCAGTTCGTAGTAAATCCGAAGCATTAAAAGGAAAAATAACTTGGTCAACTGGATTAACAAAAGAAACTGATCCTAGACTTATGAAAATATCAATGGATGCAAAACAGCGTTATATTGATCATCCAGAAATAATAGATATTCAATCTAAGAAAATGAAATTAAAATGGGAAGATGTTGATTGGCGAAACGAAATGATATCAAAATTAAATATTGCTGCTCAACGTTCTGATGTAGTAGAAAAGAGACGTATAAATGGTATAAAGTTTTCCAAAAATTTTGAAGCACATGAAAAGATATCAAAATCTGTTTTAAAATTATGGGAAGACCCTGAATGGAGAGCTAGAAATATTGCTTCTATAAGAACGCCTGAAATTAGATATGCTAGATCTGTTCGTATGACAAACATGTGGAAAGATCCAGAAAAAAGAAAATTGGTTTCTGAAAAAATAAGTAAAACTATTGGAAGCATAGAATACCAAGAAAAGGTTTGTTACGATTTTAGTAGAAGACCAAATAGCATAGAACAATTATTATTTAATTATCTAATAATTTATCAAGGTTGGGAATATTCAGGTGATGGTTCATTTTGGGTTAATTTAGAAAATGGACATATGAAAAATCCTGATTTTATAAATGAACACGAAAGTAAAGTAATTGAAGTATTTGGAGATTATTGGCATGATGAATCTGAAGTTAAACCTTTAATAGCAGCATATCAACGAGTATGTTTAGACTGCTTTATAATATGGGAACATGAAATGAAAAACATGGAAAGTTTGCATGAAAATAAAGCACTTGAGGATTTTTTGGCTACGGAAGCATATTTTATAGACAATTATGATGAGTGGCATGAAAGATGAAACTACAAGTATTTGACATAAATTATATAAGCGACACTGAAAGAAATCCAATTATTCAATTATTTTGCATAGATGAATTTGGAATGAGTAAAGTAATTAGAGTTTATGGTTTTAGACCATATTTTTATGCAACATCATCAAACATTGAAAAAACAAAAGAAGACTTATCAAAAGTTAATTTAGAGTTTGAAGACGTTAGTTTTTTCAAACCCATTGGATATCAATCAGAACCAACAAAAATGCTTAAAATATATACAATATCCCCGCGAGATGTTCGAGAAACAAGGGAAATTATACGATCATATCCTAACGTGACTAACATCTATGAAGCAGATATTTTATTTCATGAACGATTTGCAGCAGATACAGGAATACAAAGTTTTAAGTGGATAGAAGTTAATTCAGATGATGTATATTATAAAAACATTGAAGTAATACAAAATATTGAAGATGTACCATTGCGTATATTATCCTTGGATATAGAATGCATGATACCTGAAGATGGTACAATACCTAAGCCTGAAAAAGATTCTATAACTTTGGTTAGTTTAGCATTCAATACAAATTACAATAATGTAGATAATATTGTACTTATTGCAAAAAAAATTGATTGTACTAGAAATGATACAATTTCTTGTGAAAATGAAAAAGATTTACTGAACAAATTAATAAAAATAATAAAAAATTATGATCCAGACATAATAACTGGTTATAATATTGGACCATTTGATCTAAATTATATTGACGTTAGATCAAAAGTAAACAATATAAGATTTAATATTGGTCGAGATAATAGTTTATTATATATAAAACAATTTGGGTTAGAAAAAGAAGCTATTGTACCAGGTAGAGTTATTATCGATACATTACCAATGGTTCGAAGAAATTATAGCCTAAAGCAATATACTTTAAAAAACGTAGCCAACGAATTGTTACATTTACAAAAGCTAGATGTTCCTGCTAAAAAAATGCGAGAATACTGGTTATCAAATGGAGAAGAATTCATAAAATTTATAAAATATTCTCGCAGGGACGCAGTTCTTGGATTATCATTATTACAAGACCTTGGAATGCTTCAAAAATATATAGCTTTATCAAAAGTTACTGGAGTACTATTACAAACAGTTGTTAATAGTGGGCAAACATCAATATTAGAATTCATGATCTTACAGCGATTTAATGCAAAAAATCGTGTTGTAAATATGAAACCACATATTGAAGGCAATAAAGAAGATCGAGAATCAGAATTTCAAGGTGCTTATGTTTCAAAACCCAAGAAATCGTTGTGTGAAAACATAATATTAACTGATATGCAAAGTCTATATCCATCCATTATTATTAGATATAATTTATGTCCTACGACTGTAATAAAGGATGAAGAACACAACGATATTATAACAAGCCCAGACGGAACAAGATTCATTACTTCAGTTCGTGGAATATTACCTGAAATGCTCGATGAATTACTAAAGAAGCGTTTGGAAACAAAAGCTAAAATGAAAATCACAAAAGATAAACACGAATATGATATATTAGATAGTATTCAATATAGTTATAAAATATTGCTTAATTCAGCATACGGCTTATGTGGATATCCTAGATCAAGAACATTTGCTATGTCAGTTGCTAGTTCTGTTACAGCATATGGACGTGAAACAATTAAAAAAGTTAGGAATGATATTGAAAACATTAAAGACCTTGAAATAAATAATAAAAAATTTAATTTTGAAGTAATATATACTGATACCGATTCAGCTTATATTGAATTAATTTGTTCCGATAATATAACATATAATGATGCAAACGTAGTTGGAAATGAAGTTACTCAAATGGTTTCCAAACCAATGTCTTATCCAATGAAACTTAATTATGAAGGATATGCTTCTAGGGCTTTATTTTTAACCAAAAAACGTTATGCAATGAATATGATAACCCAAAAAGAAGGAAAAATAAACCAAACCATAAAAGTAAAAGGTATAGAAGTTGTGAGAAGAGATTGGTGTCAATTAATTGGAGAAACATTAACAAAAGTTCTTGAATTGATATTACAAGACGGAGATCCATATAAAGCATGGCAATATGCAAATAGTATCATAGAACGTTTATTATCATTACGAGATATTCGTGATGATGTAGAATTTGCTGATAAATTGATATTGAGTCGAAAAATAGGAAATTTGTCAGGATATAAAAATATTCAGCCCCATACAACAGTTTATAAGAAAATTGTTGCACGTGGCGAAGAGCCGCCTGGCTTGGGAGACCGTATCCAGTACTATGCCTTACCAGGAGCTTCTTCTGCAAATTATGGTGGCATAAGTCAATGCGTCGATACACCAGAATTTGTAAGGAATACAGACGGTCGTATAGACAACAATTGGTATGTCACCCATCAAATTATACCACCACTAGAACGCATATTTGAATGTATCGGTATTTCAATCCAGACCGGTAAAAAACTAGAAAAAGAATCAAGTTTATTTGAATTTTCCGAAACAGACGATCAGAAACCAAAAACCGTATTAACCCCAAAACAGACCAAAACTGGATTGTTTGCATTCACTTGAATGAGGACCTTATATGACTAATTGGATCAATGTTAACAAAGAATTACCGGAATCTAGAACACTTGTCTGGATTCACGTAACCTATAATAAATGTTTGTATGATGATGTAACAGAAAGGATTAGCATTGGAACATACCAAGAAGGTTATTGGCATGATTGGCTAGACGTTCATTTTGCTGACGACTATGATGTAACTCACTGGATGTCGTTAGAATGGCCAGAAAAACCTGAAGGTGCTTAATTTGTCAGAACGAACAGATAGCCTATTGGTTTGCCGAGCTGACAAAAGCTCTTTAACCGAAATCATGGACACTACTAATGATACAATAGAAAAAATAATAATAAAATATAAATCTGGTCATACTATAATCATAAAAACATGAACCAAAAAGTTTAAATACTAAGTAATTTAAAGTAGTTTTATAATATCGCCCTAAGATAAATGTAGCAAATCTATTTTTTATAAATTTTTTTGGAGAAGCTTATGTCAGAAACTGGAGATCAAATAAGGCAATTTAATAAAATTGCAATTTCGTATCGAACGGATATAAAAACACTAAACGACATACTGGATTCCTGGAAGTTGGAAAAGACTTCCGTTGATGACCTCGCAGAACAAATAAAAAGTTCTGTTAAAAATGCTGCAGAAATTTCTATCAAAGTCAATGAAAACAACCAATATCTTGTGGAATTCACATTCAAGCCAATAATGGTGTCATTGATCATTGACAAACACAATCATTAAATTGAGGATAAATAACATGAATAAAAAACTTTCGGAATGGACAATAGAAGAAATGGAAAGTTTGTATATACAATTAGGATCTTTTAGAAAATGTGCCAAAGAATTATGTTGCGATCCAAAGACATTTAGAAAATATTATTATGGTAAGAAAAATGAAATAAACAATCATGACGCGGATATGCTATGTAATGATATGAATAATACACTAAATAATATTCTAAAACCAATTACTAATAATAGCATAACACCAGATTTGGATACTGCTATTCAAACCATTCAAAATGCTGGGTGGTTTGTTACTAAGAAACCGTTACAACGCAATTATACGTTTGACTTAGATATTGAACCTACGGAAACCAACATTTATAAAGTTGGAATCGTTTCGGATACACATTTGGGATCTAAGTACCAACAAATGGAATCTCTTTGGAAATTCTATGAAAAATGCGCACGCGAAGGTATAACCACCATCTTTCACGCAGGAGATTTATCAGATGGCGTTAATATGTATAACGGTCAGCAATTCGAAATTTTCCTACATGGCGAACGAGCACAAGCCCAATACATTATAGAAAACTATCCGAAAATTGATGACATAACCACAGAAATGATCGGAGGAAACCACGACGAAAGTTTCTACAAACGTTATGGTAGTGACATTTGTTATGATGTATCTATTCAACGAACGGACATGAAATACAAGGGATTTTATTTAGCCAACTTCAACATCGGCAATATAAATATTTGTATACATCATGGAGATGGCGGTGTAGCGTATGCCAGAAGTTATAAACCACAAAAACTAGCATTAAGTAAAATTGAAAACAAAGATACTCCTACGCCAGACATACTTGCTATAGGTCACTACCACGCAACATGTATATTACCAGACTATGTTGGTATATATACCATTCAAATGCCAGCGTTTCAAAGTTCAACGCCTTCATATATGGGTAGAAAAGGTCTGAATCCGGATATTGGTGGTATTATACTTGAATTTGAAGAATCAGAAGGAAAATTAGTTTCCACAAAAACACAATATGTGAATTATCGTACTGTGGAAAATGATTATTAATTTATTTTTATTTTTACAGTTTTGAGGTGTTTTCATACGAAAGAGGGAAGTCGTTGACCTTAACACTTACAACAAATTTGACTTGCTTAGGATTTTTTCAAAGCACAAAACGTTCACAGATTCCGCAAAAGCCATTAAAGTTTCGGCAAAACGCTTCAGTAAATATTGGATAGATATTGGCTTAGAAAAACCAAACAAAACTCTTGCCTGGAAATTAATTCCAGATACACCTTATAACGAAATTGCAATCGTTAGTGACCTACATTTCGGAAACATGTGTCAACAAAAAACCATATTAAACAACTTCATAAAGATTTGTAAAGAACGATCCATTGACGTTTTGTTGTGCGCCGGAGATTTAGTAGATGGCACAATGACATTTCCAGAACATTACAAGGAACGTTTTTTGCATTGCGCTGACAGTTATATAGAATATTGTGAAGAAAATTACCCAGCGGACTTTAACACAAATGGTATTATAATGGGTAACCACGACAAAAGTCTAACCCTATATGAAAATCCTAGCTATGACTTTTGTAAGGAATTTTGCAAAGTTCGTAAAGATGTAACTTATCATATTGGCAATGACAACGTTACAAAACCATTTACAATACCAGGCAACATAAAACTAACCATGTATCATGGAAGTAACTGCACAAATTCTAGTTTAGGACAACGTCGCGAACCTAAATTACAACAAAAAACAGCAGAACTCCTAAGTTCTAAAAACACTAGCAACATCTACATATATGGCCATTGTCATAAAAAGTGTCTAACGAACTTCATGGACAAGTATATTTTGGGGGTTGGCTGTTTTGTGGCAGACACACCATTTCAGGTAAATCGAGGAACGTTCGGTGACGTATGTGGACTCATTATAAAGTATAATACAGAAAATGGAAATATTGTGGCACTAGAACCAGAATTTTTCACAGCCGAACAATTAGGAGGACTAAAAATTAAGGATTTTTGACGTTTCTTTTTTGTGTAATCAAAAAGCTTAAATATCATGAATACGTATTAAACGTATATATGTAATCGTAAGGAAGTGATTTAAAATGGGAAAAGGAAAAACGCATAGGGTCAGAAAGAAGTCACCTCCTCCAGAAACAGAAAGGTGGTGTATCGCATGCAAAAAAATGACCATCTGGAAATACAATAAGTTGGTTGGTCATTCCAGATGTACGGAATGCGGTAGTATATTTTCTGCGCGGACAGAAGTGCCAGAAGAAAGGCTACAGGAAGTCGCAGAACGTCTAATGCCGTGGTGCAACAACATCAATAATAATAAAAATATTATAGCATGAACAATAAAAAAATATTTTTTTTTGAAAAAAATTATTGTTGTTAGTGCATGCTATTTTTTATGTGCGGTTCAATAAACGGATACTTTGGTTGAAGCGCTGGTGGTGCATTTGGTATTCCATCCACGATATGGATTTCAAAATAATCCATTTGGATATTCGTTGTGTTGTACATCAAATAATAGTAATATAATGCTTGTTTATAAAGCTTTTTGTACGACAAACCAAAAAGTATTTATACAAAAACATATAACACGTAAGTGAAGTGAATTTACATGACAAACAAGGAAAAGACGACCGTGGGTAGCATGATAAGTGTACCGGTAATTTCAATATTACTCGGAATTGCAGCAACAGCCATCACGCAAAACATGTATACTGGATTAGCAATATTCATAATATCAATGGTGTATATGTTAACTGATGTAATTGGATTGATTCCATTTGTTGGGGTATTTGTACAATATCATGTACTAACCAATTATATAATACCATTCATGACAAGTACTTTCATGGTACCTCAAGAAGTAATGGTGTTGTTGAGCATTGCTTTCTACTTAAGCATAATATTTGGTGGAATTGTTACTATCTTTACCACCCTGATAACATTAGTAGGTGCCTATGCAATAATAACTAATAACTAATAGTAATCACAATTATTTTTTTATTAGGAGTTGTATAATGTTATATTGGGATTTAGATGGCGTTCTTAGGATACTTGGCAGTCATGTACTTGGTTATGAACCCGAAAATTGGCATGATACTTATAATGGTAAAACAATAATAGAAATCGTCAATGAACATCCGGAATTATGCATGACGTGCCCAGAAAGCGAATATCTATCAATTGTAAATAATAAATTACAGGAAATAACAATATTGACCAATCAATTGGATAGTTGGATTCCCTTTACGGAAATTTGGCTACGTCGTCACATGAAAATTCCATATGATGTGGTGTATACTAAAAGCAGTGAACACAAATTAAGCTTCCTCAAAAATAGCGATATTCTCGTGGAGGATTTTCCGGGTTTTCAGAATTACAATAACATTGCATTAATCACAAGGCGCTATAACGAGCACTTAAATGTACCCTGTAGAATATCATCACTAATCGATCTTCGGAGATTAATAGATTCCCATGAAACCTCTTGATTTTTTTATGACCATGACAAAAGGCAAAGAAGTCTTTTGTTGCCAAAAAATAAATGACGACGGTAACCTTATTGGAATATCAGGAACCATAATTACCGGCGACGAAAACTACATAATTGTTCGTGGTAAGGATTCGGTACACCTCATTAGTTTGAAGGACATTATCGAAATCGAACATATACCAAGCCTGGAAATTGCTTTTCCTGAAGGAACATAAATGAATGAACAAAAATTTTTAAAATGCAAAAGATGTGGACGTCGCTTATCTTCCCCAGAAAGTCAGATGGTAGGATATGGTCCCATTTGTTTCCAGAAGGTCCAGGAAGAAGAAAGTATTCAATGTGATTTATTTGACTTTGAGGTGACTGAATGAACGTGGATATAAATAAATTATTCAGTGACTTGAAGTCACATCCATTGGAATACATTACATTAGTATTAGCGATTTTGGGTGCAACTTTTGCTTCTGATTTAGATGCAGGAATAAGAGGTTTAGGATTCTTCTTGTGGATTTTTTCAAATGGTTATATGTTGATTGGATTTTTAAAATTAAAAAATATTCCATATTCCCTGCTTTTCCTTGGTTATGAAATAATGAATGTCCGGGGTATGTTGAATGCATGGTACTGGTGAGGGAGGCAAAACATTGACCAATATAGTAAGAACGCCCAAAGAAAATCTTTTGTTATATGACCAAATATCCAAATTGGATAGGTGGCATGTATTATCACCTATGGTACAATCAGTAATTGTTGTTAATATATTTGAAAAGGTAAGTTTTGCTGATATGCGAAGTATTACTCATATAGATAGATTAATAATTCGTGATAATTTACAAAAACTATTAGATTTAGGTAGTCTAGCTGGCGAATGGAAAAAATCAGAAAAGACAAAAGTATGGGAAATGTATTATTCCGTAAGTTATAATTCAAGAAGATTTGCTGATAATTTATTGATTGAATTAGTAAAAGGACTTGATGAATAATGCTAGACTTCATACAACCTTTTTCTGACCAACTACCATGATTTTATGGTCAATTATGGCTATACAAAAATACAAATACAGAAGATGATAATATGTTAGAAATAGATAAAATATATCAAGGGGATTGTTTAGAATTAATGCCCTTGATTCCTGATAAAACAATTGATATGATTTTATGTGATTTGCCTTATGGTATAACTGATTGTAAGTGGGATAATATAATTAATATTGAATTGATGTGGAAAGAATATACTAGAATAATTAAAGATAGAGGTGCAATTGTTTTGACAAGTAGTCAGCCATTCACGTCAATGCTAGTAATGAGTAATTTGTCATTATTCAAATATGAATGGATATGGAAAAAAACAAAAGCAAGTAATTTTCAATTGGCTAAATACAATCCAATGAAAATACATGAAAACGTTCTAGTTTTCTATAAAAAAACACCTATATTTAATCAACAAAATTTAGTTACCGGAAATTTTTATAATAGTAGAAAAGGCGGTAAACAAATGACACATCTAGCACATTTTAATCCTGAATATGTATCAAAAGGTAAAAATTATAATAAATCTATATTAGAATTTAATTCTGTTCATAAACCATTTCATCCGACACAAAAACCAGTAGAATTATTTGAATATTTAATTAAAACATATACTAATGAAAATGATTTAGTTCTTGATAATTGTATTGGTTCTGGAACAACCGCAATAGCTTGCATAAACACAAATAGGCATTTTATAGGTATTGAAAAAGAACAAAAATATGTGGATATAGCAAATAAAAGAATAAAGGAAACGCCGATACCATTAGAAAAATTTATAGGATGATACCATGATCATTATAAACATTCTTGGATATTCTATAATAATAGTAAAAAGAACAAAACCCGTATATTTTAATGAAAATGATTATATTCACAACGATCGCGGTTTCTATGACAAAAAAACAAATACTTTCCTGGACTAGATGATACAATGCTTGTTAATGATAAATCTGCTTATTATAGAAAGCAAACACCCAATGGTCGTTTCTATTTTAAAGATGAAATACCTTATCCGTCTGTAACTACAATTATTGGACACAAAAAGAATCCCGGTAAATCAAGGGGACCTGGACCTAGTGCCCACATAGGAACCATTGTCCACAAAAAAATACTTGGTCGTTATTCCAAGAACGTATTACCAGTGTCGTGTAATCCCATCTGGAATATACCCAGGGAAGAAGTTTATGGCAGAATAAATCGCTGCATAAAAATGTGGAATGACTTGCATTTAAGTATTCAGCCGTTTTTTGTGGAAACATCGTTGTTTAATAAAAATCCACCGTATGCAGGTACTCTCGATATGCTAGCGAAAATTAGCTGCAATAACGACCTACTTGATATACACTTCAAAAAGGAATTATTTCTAATGGACCTGAAAACAGGCCTTCAATACTATGATAGCCATGTTGCCCAGGCAGCGGCTTATTGGCAAGCATTAAGAAGAAAACCCAAAGTAATGTTTATTTATTTAGATAGCATTATAGACCGGAATCCAGAACAATTACCGGTGGTTAAAATATTCAGCCAAGAAGAACTAGAAAATGGTTATGACTTATTTATGGACGACTATATAGATTTTGAATATTAAAAATAAAGTTAGAAAAATACTTTTATGCCAATTACCTTGTTGGCAATTTCTTTGGCTTTTTGATCCTTATTCTTAATCTTTTTTGCTTCAGTTTTCACTATTTCATTATACTTCATGTAATGTCACCTCAATTTCTACTAAGTACATATAGTACTTACTATAATATATAACTTACGGTTGAACAACCAACCAAAAACTATTTATTCTCGGAAGTACTATATGTACTTGTTAAAAAGTGAGGTGACATAAGTTGGAAAGAGTTTGGGCACAATATGGCCGGAAATCTAGAATTCCTGCTCATATCAAAGAAGAGTTACGACTCGCTGGATTCAAGATTAGGTCCAGAAGGACGTGGCTTAACAGAACCCAGATTAGTGAAGGTTGCGAACACATAACAATCAGAGGTGATTAAACATGGTACTCGGAAATAGAAAAGACATAATAGAATTGGATGAGCTGTCAGACGACTGCTTGAAAGCCAATTTCGGCTATACTAATGCTGGAATTGAGAATCTGAGAGACCAAGCGAATGAGGTTAGAAAAGAAGAGGCGATCTGAAATGGAAACCTTTGAGGCATTCGCAGCAAAACGGGAATTTAACCCTCCATCACATAGCACCGAGATGCTCATGCTGGCCATCATGCGGTGTTTCCACCGCAAAGAAGAGATCCCGGAAAAGGCGCTTACTCGCCTCTGCACTCCGGAAGCATGGCAGAGGTTGAGGGCATGTGAGTTCATATCCTCATCCAACGGGATATGCACTATCACGGGGGAGGGGCGCCAGGCACTAATCCGAATGGAACGGACGGAGATGCATCTGGCATCGCTAAATGCACTCCGTCACCGGGACAGGGAGTTGTACGAAAAATACAGAAACAGCTTAATGTCGAGGAGGTGGCCTGGGATGATCGCTGATATCCGTGTCGTCCGTGATTGCGGGCAATACGCGGAAGGACCGAGTGGCCTCTCAGTGAGGGTGTGGGACTATGGCGAAGAAATAAATGAAATCTTCGTTTATGATCAAGAGGTACCAGTCTTCTTGGCGGAGATATACCATGCTCTGACCACGGAGCAACGAGCATCTCTGAATCAGATCATCGACGCGGAGGAGGTCGCTCCCTGATGCCCACTTGATCCGTCGTTTCCATCCACCTTTTTTATGTTAACCAAAAAGTATTTAAACTCCTAAAACTAAACTATAACTATGAAAACAATAATGAACCTAAGCGAAATATTTTATAGCCTACAAGGAGAAGGCCCTGCTGTAGGAAGGCCAGCTATATTCGTTCGACTCTCAAAATGTAATAGATCCTGCAAGGGATGCGATTCTCCACAGAAAGATAGGGTCGAAGAAGTTGAAACATCTTCTGTGATAAGTCGTATCCAAAACTACCTGAAAACTTATCCGAACAGCCGAATAATTTTTACTGGCGGCGAGCCGTTGCTACAACCCACTGCCATTTCTGAAATCATGAACGGTTTACCCGGTCAACTATTCGACATCGAAACCAACGGTACCATAAACAACCAGGAAGAACTATTTAAACGCTTCAATATTATGGTTATTAGTCCCAAGAAGGATTGTTTTACTTCCTCCAAGGACCGCAATGAGTTTATAACCAATTGGTTAAAAATTTCGGATAGTGGCCGCAAAAACATTTACTTTAAGTTTGTTGTTGGTAATTTACCGTGGGCCTTCTTGGAAGCTGAAATCAAGGACATGTTTGAGAACACGGATCTAAATCCTTCTAGGACCTGGTTAATGCCTGCTGGCGATAACAACCAGAAATTATCAATATCCGGCAAGAATACCTGGAAGGTAGCATGTCGTCTTGGATGCAATTATTCCGACCGTCTCCACATCAGATGTAATGGAAAATAAGCAGTGTTACCAAAACCTTTAAATACTATCAACGTTAACTTGTTTTAATAACATTTTTAGAAGGTTGTGATACTATAAAGACAAGTGCAAAAACTCTAGCAGATTTTATAAAAAAAGTTAGCATAAATGGTGCCATACCCGAAGGCATACTTAAGTTTGGTCCCGAAGGCCTAACCCTGACCGTAAAAGATATAAGCAATTGCGGTGCAGTAACCGGCCTACTCCGGAAAAACGTTTTCTTGGATTATACACCAATGAACGTGCCAATAGGAAACATTCCAAGGTTGCTTTCTGTTCTAAATGCAATGTCCGGTAACGTTGAACTATCCATTAAGGAAAATGCATTTTTAATAAATTCCGACGATAATGACGCAAAAATTATTATGGTAGACGAAAAATACATTAAATGTGATCTAGAAACTCTACCTACGTTGGCACACGACGGTGGTTTTGAATTTGATAGTAATATTTTTGTAACCATCAAAAAGAATACAGCTACCTTGAAGTCAGAAAAAACTGGCATTATTGCAGAAGTCAAGGACAATGTTTTCTATGTTAAGACCGGCGAAAAAGAATCTGATGAACTAACCACCAAAACAAAAGTTGACTACAAAAACGTTAGAACCAAATATGGCATAACATTCCTGGAGTTTATTTCCGTGATAACTGGCAAAGTAATTGTATCCTTTAATGAAGAATATCCGATACTTATTACTAGTACAGAACCTGATTCTACTATTAAGTGGATGGTTTCTCCGTTAGTTACTGAGGAAACCTAAATAAACTTTTTTGGAGGATATTAGATGACATTGTTAGTAGAAAAATATAGACCACAAGATCTGGAAAGTATGGTTGGCTTACACCTTAACTTTGACATAGATGATGCCATGCCACACCTTTTGCTTTTCGGGCCACCCGGAACCGGAAAAACCACGTTAGCACGAGTCATTGTAAAAAAATTAAATTGTGATTATATAATTTTAAATAGTTCAGATGAAAGAGGAATTGATACTATAAGAGAAAAAGTTAAAACTTTTGCATCGACTCGTAGTAAAGATTCTAATATTAAGATTTGTATTCTCGATGAGTGCGATGCACTTACCTCATCAGCACAGGATTCTTTGCGAAACCTTATGGAACAGTATTCTAGTAATTGTCGTTTTGTACTTACGTGCAATTACGTGAGTCGGGTTATTGATCCATTACAAAGCAGGTGTATTAAAATAGATTTTTCCAACATCAAAAAAGAAGATATTATAAAACGTTTAGAATTTATTTGTGAACAAGAAAAAATACCTTTTGAACACGCCGCAATAGAAAAAATTGTAGAACATAATAGTTCTGATTTACGTGCATCGATTAACAAAATTCAGGAACTAAAAGACGGTGTAACATTATCCAAGTTAACTAATGAAACCGTATTTGCTCAAACAATCTTTGATCTTCTAAAAAAGAAAGACTTTGTAAGTGCTCGGCAAGCCTATTTGGACAAGAATCCCGATGGAGAACAATTCTTACGGGACCTGGAAACTATTATCTTTGCCAGTACAGAATCAAATACCTACAAGAAACTAGCCATCCTTGAAATTTGTGAAGCCTACAAACACCTAAAGGATGGTTCCTGGCCACAAATCATAATTGAAGCTATGTTCTACAAGTTAGTGGTGTAAACATGCTTAACTCCATGAAAGCACTAAAGTCTAATCACCCAGAAAATGTAGATCCAAAACTCATTTATCCATTGGTTCGATGGTGTTCGGGCTCTTTAAAAGACTTACTTTGGTGCAACACGGTTAACCAATACCTATTTACTTGTGACCAAAAAATACTAACTGACTTGCTTTATCTTGGTATAAATGACAAGAATGCTTTCATTAAATACCCTAAAGCCACAAAAGAAAAAGAATCCAAGGTTTTTGAACTCCAAAAAGACCTAGCAAAACGTTTTTATTTCTGGTCTGAACAAGAATGCCAACGTAACCTATGCAACTTTGCTTACATAGATTGGAATGAAGTTGCAATTGCTTTAGGTTGTGATACAAAGGAACGAAAGTTACTAGGCTTAACCGAAATTAAGATTAAAAAAGAAGTCAAACAACCCAAAAAAGCAAAGACCTTGTTTGAATTTTGAGGTAAAATGAGTTTTTTACATACAATAATAAATGGTGATGCTTTGCTCGAGCTGCAAAAGCTGCCTTCGGAGTCGGTCGATTGCTGCATCACCAGCCCGCCATACTACGGCCTCCGGGATTACGGTGTAGCCGGTCAGATCGGACTGGAGGAAAGCCCGGAAGCCTATGTAAGCAAGCTTGTAGAGGTTTTCAGAGAAGTACGAAGAGTACTGAAGAAAGATGGCACGCTTTGGCTTAACCTGGGAGATTCGTATTGTGGCGGAAAAGGCCAAAGCAATTATGCCTATCAGGAAAGGCGCACAAGTCCTTCATTCGAAGGTGATCAGCATAATATAACTGGAATGGGTCAGACCCGGCCAACGGATGGCAAGCATTCCGAAATCAAGCCTAAAGACCTGATTGGCATTCCTTGGATGGTTGCCTTTGCGCTCCGGGCCGATGGGTGGTATCTCAGGTCAGATATCATCTGGCACAAGCCCAACTGTATGCCAGAATCTGTGACTGATCGTCCAACAAAGGCGCATGAATACATCTTTTTGCTATCGAAATCTAAAGGATATTATTATGATATGGAGGCGATTAAGGAACCATTGCAAACCAACGCACCGAGGACCACAAAAAACGGTGAAGGAAATGGCGAACTTGCACATGGCCATTTCGGGCAATCTAAAAATGGTCGCAATAAGCGCACCATTTGGACCGTCAACACATCACCATACCGCGAGGCACACTTTGCCACATTTCCAGAAGCATTAATCGAGCCATGCATCCTAGCAGGCACAAGCGAGAAAGGCTATTGCTCGGCCTGTGGTGCGCCTTGGACCAGGCATATTGAGAAATGTGCGAGTGTGAAGAAGATCAGAAATGAACCTTATGCGATTGCAAGTGGTAAAGGAAAACATGCTCAACTATTCACTAGGAGGTCATCATGTGCACAAACAATCGGTTGGCGTCCTTCATGTTCCTGCATCCTCGATTGTGCGTGGCCTGGCCCGCTTCCAGGGGTGGTCCTAGATCCATTCTTCGGAGCTGGTACAACAGGAGTTGTAGCAAAGAAATTAAATCGAAATTTTATTGGAATCGAACTTAACCTCGAATATTTTGCAATGTCCAAAAAACGCATCGCTATGATTTCGAAAAAATTAGATAAATACCAAGAAAATAAAGTCAAACAAACCAAAAAATCAAAGACTTTATTTGACTTCTAATACATAACTATTTATACCATAACGTTATTTATGCATATATGCGTATGTGGATGGTAGACCCGAGATTCATGTGCAGAGCCCATATTCTGGGAGAACATCGCGAATGTCACGCCCTAATTGGTACTATATTACAATCAATCAATAAAAAATTATAGTGTATTTATTATTTTTAAAAACAATGTTGGTGATACTATGTCGCAAGGTGTAAAAGAACTAGAGCAATATCGTAAGGATTTTCAACCATTATCACGAAAAGCCGCGATGTTAGCTTTTTGTGCTGACTGTATGAATTTATTCCAAGATGGTAACATTGATTGCGAAAACAAAAGATGCCCACTGTTTCCATTTAGGCCATATAAAAAGAATAAGTCCAAAAAAGAAATCCATTTGATGGAATAACATGAAATACATTAAAATATCAAACAAAAATATGAAACTTAGATTTCATGGTTGTGATCCAGACTATATTCAAAGCGTATGTCATTCTTCATGTTGCAATAGTTCTAAGTATGGAACTATGATTACGATACATCCATCTGAAGAATGCAAAATTCGCGAACTTGGTTACGAGGTATCGAATGGATTGCTGGTATGCAAAGATTGTTGTGTATTCAAAAAAGAATTCTTGTGTTCATTGCATAATACCGAATATAAGCCGTTTGGATGCATCGTATCACCATTTACTTTGAATAGCAACGATACATTAATTGTTCGAAATAGATACAAATTACTTAAATGTTATGAAAAATCATCAGGGATACCTGCATATATCGCATTCAAGGCATCGCTAGAATTATTATTTGAACAAGAATATTATAAAACATTATGTGATCATTTAGATATACGTAATAGTGATATAGTTTTACCAATAAAAAACAAAATTTATCAGATGCTTCACGACAATGATACAATCAAAAAGTTGAGGATACATGGGAAAACTTAGTGAAAAATTTGGATTACCTCCATTTTCTGTTTTTGATGCTAGACAAGGCGTATGGCAAGATAGGAAAAGGTGGTGGATAAGTCTTGGCATACAAAGTGAACTAGGTAGGGGTGAAAACTGCATGGACATGTCGATCCATGTAGCAGAAGATGGATTAAATTATTATAGAAAACGTCCGGAACTTAAAAATGGATTGCTCGGGATCTCAGAGCAAGCAAGAAGTCACTATAAAGGTGGCAATCCTCAAAAAAACTGTGCACCAGGTGGTTCATTACGTCCAGCCGCCAACTATAGCAATCGAGAACGCGGTGATGGAACAGGTAAACCAATCAAACATTACGCTAGGTGCTTTGGTCAAGACCTAATGAAAGGCGAAAACGACAAATTTGGAAATAGGCTTACATGGGTTGCTGGAAGTAGACCGCTTGATGCGCTGGACGATGTGAGCAGCAAGATTCTTGATGTTCAACCACAATCTGGCACTAGCATATTTGATCCCGTTCTATGTGAATTACTATATAAATGGTTTACACCCATCAACGGTACAATTCTTGATCCATTTGCTGGTGGAAGTGTTCGCGGCATTGTAGCAAACTATCTAGGATATCATTATACCGGTATTGATTTACGACCGGAACAAATTGCTGCCAATAATATCCAAGCAGATAATATCCTAAAAGACCAAGAAAAACCCACTTGGATTATTGGAGATAGTAAAAATATAGACAATCTTATTCCTGAAACAACATTTGAAGGATTTCTGACATGCCCACCTTATTTTAATTTAGAATTATATAGTGACGACGAAAACGACATCAGTAATTGTGACACATATGATTCATTTATCGATAACTATAATGAAATAATACAAAAATCAGTTGCAAAACTAAACAATAATAGATTTGCTTGCATCGTAGTTGGTGACATTCGCGACAAGGCTGGATTCTACCATGGATTTGTTTGTGATACCATTGATGCTTTTGAAAATGCAGGCATGAAACTATACAATGATGCTATACTAGTAACGGCAGTTGGATCGCTTCCGATTCGAGTTGGTCGCCAGTTTGGTTCATATAGGAAGCTTGGGAAAACACATCAGAATGTATTAATTTTCTTCAAGGGTAATCCAAAACAAATACCAATTGATTTTGCAATGCCAGAATCTGTAACAAACGAAGAACAAGATTTGTTTTCGTTCACATGAGCAAGGATCGGGTCATTAATATGCGCGAAAATTACGATGTACAACGAAATTGGAGCAACCAATTTAATGCTGCAATAAAAGCGGTATTAAAATCGTGCGTACCTTATTTGACTACAGTAAACACGTCATCTTTCGAGGATGATACCAAAAATTCCTTTGATTTTTATTTTGATACTGGTGGCGGAATTGCTGGACGAGTCAGACAAACCAAATACCTATCAAGATACGAAGATCTAACAATTCGTTCGTATGTGCCATATAACGGACGAAATACCGAATATCACAAAATCTTCGAACAAGGAAAATGTCGATACTACTTTTATGGATGGGGAGAAAATGGAATTCTATCGAAGTGGTATTTATTAGATTTGAACATTATACGAAAATATGAATTATTCAAAAATATAAAAGACATTAAAAACTATGATGGAACGTATTTTCGTAGTGTGTCATTTGATGATTTGTTTATGTACAACGCTGTAATAGCATCATCACATCAATTGCCATATCACAAAAGCATGGTAGATACACTTGACAATATTTATTTTTTGAATATTAAAAATGCATAAAATACCATGATTGTTTGCGTCGCGCAAGGAATATCCGCACCCTCGGACTGAGGGGAAGAGCCTATCGAGAGATTGGATTAACCGACTCGATGAAGTAGGAAGCCCTGCCCCTTTAGGGGCAAGGGAGGAAGTCACATAAAAATAACTTGCCAAGAAAACCCCACTATCGTATGCTCCAACCAAAAAACATATATACCAGCAAGTACATGTTATATATTGGAGATGACACATATGATAGTACTGACAAGAAACAATGAAAGCCGAAACTGGATAGCAACAAGTGAAAATCACGGCCACACAACCAAGGGTTCTACACCAGAATCCGCCGTTCGAAGAATGCATATCGCTGATCCAACCACCAGCGATCACGAAATCAGATTTGTAATGAATGAAACAGCACGTACTCACATCAAAAGAAACTATGATGTATGTGCGATCTGCCAGAAGCCGTTAACCTGGGTCAGAGCACGCGATGGAAACAGAGTTTTGATCCAAGCAATACATGAAGGCGATCCAATTCCCGATGATGCAGTATTTGGGACCTTCATTGCTAACAGTACCAAGAAGAGAGTACTCGGCAAGACGCCATGCACAACACCAACTACAACAACACCTCCAGTAATTGACGTTATACCTACGTTGCCGATGGTTGACATAACTTGCCTTAAAAGAAATAGATTTGTGATCGTTGGCAAGATCATCGAAAAGATGGTAGAAAATGGTGCAACAAAAGAACAAACAGATGCGGCCAGAACCGACATGCTAACTGGTGGAATGAATTTCGAGCATTTCGTGAATGTAGCATCCAAGTATGCTGCACTTCATGACATGCATTAAACTTTTTTGAGGTATTAATATGTATATAATGACATTAGATTCTATATCAGAGAAATATGATGACTTGGATCAAGCCATGCATGATTGTTTTAACATATTTCCAAACGCTAGTTTTTCAGAATGGCAGGAAACTGCGACAGAAACATGGATGGATATTATAAATAATGGCACTGTCGTTGGCAAGATTTTTGAGGTACCCACATGATTTCTGTTAAATTTCCAACCATCGATGTAATGCTCGCCAATATGGACAAGGCACGATCACGCAAAATAGACAAAATCAATCATCGTCATGAATCCAGAACGAAACGTTTTGATGTTGCTACGCGAACAATCGACTTCCAGAATGCAATCAATAAACTAAACCAAAAATACAACAAAGAATTTTATATGGAACACACGGGTTTGTCATTTGTCATTCAGGGCCATCGCGAATATGGACACATGTCACGTCGAAATGGTATCCTTGGTCAAGATATTGATCTTACCCTCGGTCTGCATGAAATGGAAAAAGCGGGTATTCAAAATACTATCAAAATGGTCGTAGATAACAACAACAACTATATGATGGCATCATTGAGTAAATTGCGTACCAACAATGAATTCAGAGATCGTATGTTAAAGGATAGATTTAATATGATGCATGACAACACAATACCATATTATTCTTGGACACTGGAAGAATTGCGAGCAATTGATGCAATAATGTACTTTGGTTAATATAAATTTTATCATTGTTTTTGGTTATTATTATGACTACTTTTAAGGAATTTAGTAATAGTTCAGAAGCATGGAATTATGCAATAAATCACATAAAACGTGCCGGAAATAATATAATCACCGAAGACCACAATATGACTCGCGAGGTTCAAAACCTTGTTGTAGAAATTAAAAATCCACTAGAAGGTTTTCCAATCAAAAATTCCGGTTGGAGTATAAGTGCCCTCAATACATATGCCGAACAATTATTGGATTTTTCCTATGATTGTAAGGGCTTTGACTATACCTACAACGAACGCATGTCTCGTCAAATATACTACATCACAAAAATCCTGAAAAAACATCCGACCACCCGTCGAGCAACAGCCTACCTATGGCTACCAGAAAAGGACCTAGAAACCAATATGCACCACCCATGCCAGATTGTCGCAGACTACAAACTACGATTAGGTAAACTATATGTCACCCATTTTTTCAGAAGTCACGACATATTACAAGCCTGGCCCACAAACGTATATGGTCTAGCTAAACTCCAGGAAAAAATAGCAAATGATCTTAATGTTTTGCCTGGTAGTTTAACGACGTTTTCTGCTAGTGCCCACATTTACATTGACTAACCAAAACTATAAATACAAAAACACCTAACTACATAGTATGGATATTCAAATACTTGGACCTGATTCCAGAGGTATGTGTTACTTCTATGTACCAGAATTACCGGATGTTTTGGTAATTGCAAATGATTGCACAAAAAGGGCACTAAATGAAAAAGATGAACATTATCATGTAATTTTGTATTGTATTAGGCACAATGAAAATTACCGTGTGCCAAAATACTTCCGAACAACAGAAATTAGATTTCTAAATGGAGACATACCTCCGAACTGGGGATGGGTAGGCAGAGGAAATTACCGTGAAGACCTTCGCATTATGCAACCACGCGGTTACAACTGCTGGTACAAAAATGGACCATTATCTGACATCCCTAAAAACCTATCCATATTAATGGAAATATACGAAAAGAACACAACGTCTAATAGCAAATGAAATACAATAAGACGGATATTCCAATGATAAACTTCGATAACTGGCCAATCATTTACCAAGTAAACTACCCTAAATTTCTAGCCACCTATATAATGCCACCAATAGCCATCTACATGAAGTACATTAAAACAATCCGTCGTTATGGCAAAGTCCATATGAACATAATAGATTTTGACACAAACCAAATTTCCGAGTACTTCGATTTTATAAAAACACCAAATAACATAAAGGTAGTAACTAGTAATAATATCGTTCTAGAATTCCCCAATATTTATGTGGCCTGGGACTTCTATCAAAACCTTCTAGAAACCCAACTTCAACAATAGTTTCAATAGTTTTCAACCAAAAGCTTTATATACTAGAAAAGTATTAAATATATTTTAATAATATTGTTTTGGTGACTCTTTTTGAAATCCGATCGTAATCATTGTTATATATGTGGTATAGAATTATCTGAGGATAATGCATATGGCCGTAAGGATACAGCGAACAAGTTACACTCCTTATGCAAGTATCACTATATAGAGCAACAGAAAATACGCAACCGCCAATGCGTAAAACCCAAAAAACCCATCTTTTTAGTGATAAGTATTTGCGGCAAAAAAACCAAAATATTTTTTAAAACAAAAGAAGACAAAGAAACATACCTTCGCGAACGGAAAACCATACAAAAGTTCGGAATTCATCCGATAACAACAAGTTCTTGCGTGGGATGTACAGAAGATTTCGGAACCGGAGTAGACCTATGTTGCGATGAATGTAGTAGTTTGCTCCGGTACAATGTTCGCGGCGAATTACAATGCGAAAATTGTGACCTTGTTTCCACCGAAATTTTATTACCCGAAATAACCGATCGCGAATTCTATTACGACAAAAAAATGCTATACGACAAAAGAACCGTTTCACAACAAGACTGGTTCTGGCTAGACCAAATATCCGGATCATCATTTGACGTATTTTATCAGAAAGCATATTCAAAAAAACTAAAACAATAAAATAGTTTCGAGGACAAGAAAATGACTGAAGTTACACAAGAAGATTTGGAAACCCTGAAATCCGAACTAAATGAAATAATTGAAACTCGTCTTGATTCCTTCATCGATGAATTTGTAGCTACCTGGAACGAACTAGAAAATAAAGAAAGCGAAGGCGAAAATTGTTGTTCCTGTGAAAGCGAAAATGCCGATACCGAAAATCCTGCTAGATATTTAATTTTTGCAGGCGGTAACAAGTTTTTCGCAACCGACATAAAACCTAATGCTATGGTCGGTATTGATTTTTATCTCCACGAAGTTGACCCCACTACCGGAAAAGAATATAATTCCCAGGGAACCATTACAAACGCAGACGTCGTTGTACTAGACCTGCAACCCGAAATGGACCTAGAAACGTTTTCATCGATCAAACGCAATACCCTAGATTACGTTATTAAGCAAGCTCAGGAAGCACAGGCGAAAGAAAAAGCCATGAAAGCAGAGAATTCTAAAATACATCCTGACGTTAGTCATATCTCGTATGGCTAATCAATCCCATTGGTGATATTATTAAATGACTAATAATTTTTTTAGTCGATCCCAGTTAGACAGATATGCCTTGGACGACGATACACGATTTTGGGTAGAACTATATGAAACAATAGAACTTAATCCAATTAGAGAATTCAAAAACGTAATAATCGAAATCCCATATGAAAACAAAGTTTCACTAGACCTTGATACCCGAATAAGCGCAATCATTGAATTACTGGGTTCGAAAAAGTCCAACATCTTTTATGTAATGGGAATGGCAGCAAAACTCCGAGATAAATGTATTAAGGAAAACCGACATGACTTAATAGAAACGTTAGACAACGAAATTATACGAAGGCGAAAAGAATATGAGAATTGTCACCCTGGAACTTTATTTGTGTGGTGAATGTGTGAAAGAAAAAAAGCTAACGGACTTAGAAAGTTCCGTTGCTTTTTTAAATCGCGCAATTCCAGAAAAGTGTTTTTTTGATTTATATGTAGACGTCAATGATGAAAATGTACCTTGCTGGCAAGAATCTTTTGTACTCCAAGGCTGCCAAAACAAACAAGAAGCACTACAACTAGTAACACAATTATATGAAAACAAATTTTTATGATGATAAACATTAAAATAATTAATAAAATATTACTATTTTTATAATTATACACACTTTAAAGGAGATTAAATTGATTATGGCCAAAACGACTCCAAACATAATACCAACAAACGTTCGTCAATATATCATTGATAATTGTTCACTTACACTCATTGAAATAAAAACTGTTTTATCGAAAAAGTTTGGCGTTGACGTAAGTGAACAAGATATAGATAAATTTATAAAACGTTCTATTGCTGCACGAAAACGGTGGGAAAATATTGAATACCGAAATAAACAAATAACAAAACATCGAGAATGGCTTGATAAAAACCCTGGTTATATAAGTGGTCCTAATAATCCAAATTATGGTAAACCTAGATCTGACGAAACAAAGCGAAAAATATCAGAAACTTTGCTAGAAAAAAATATCCAAGTTAGCGAAGAAACGCGTACAAAAATATCGATTGCAAATAAAGGAAAGCAACCGTTTTTGGGTCATCATCATACAGAAGAAACTAAACAACGTATGTCAAAAACAAAAAAAGAATTTTGGACAGAAGAACATAAACAAGAACATTCTAAAAAAGTAAAAACGTACTGGATAGAAAATAGAGAAATTATAATGGAAAAACGAAGTACTCCTGAATACAAAGAAAAACAATCAAAATGCCATTTAGGACACAAACGTAGTAAAGAATCGTGTGCTAAACAATCACTTGCAACAAAAGGAAAACCGGGACATCCAAACTCAGAAACAACTAAACAAAAAATATCAACTAGTGTAAAACTAAAATGGGAAACAGACGAAGATTATGCTAAACGTGTTTCTGAATCAGTACGCAAACTTTGGTCAGATAGTGAATATCGTAAATTGCATACAGGGGAAAATAGCCCTCTCTGGCGTGGAGGAATGCATAAATACTGTTCAAAATTCAATGAACCTTTACGAGAATCAATACGAAATGCATTTGATAGAGTTTGCTTTTTGTGTGGTAAACCAGAATATGAAAATTGTGTACGAGAAGACGGTCGATATTTTAGGTTATCAGTACATCACACAGATTTTGATAAAATGCAAGGATGCGGAGGCAAAAAATGGAGATTACTTCCATTATGCAGCGCATGTAACACCAAAGTAAATTTTAATCGTTGGTATTGGTTTTTATTATTATATAATTATTGGGCAATGAACCCAGAAATAATTTTATATGATACATTGTTTTAAGGACGTTTTAATATGGCACAAGCAAATATAATTACGAAGGAAGCAAGACAATTCATTATTGATAATTGCTCTATGACTGGTGAAAAATTAAAACAACTAATCAAAGAAAAATATGACGTAGATGTTAGTGTTCAGGGTGTATTAGAACACGTTAAAGTGGCACGCAAAAATGCAGAAGAAGTCACGCAATGTGCTGATGCTCACATCGCAAAAACAATTTCTGAGCGCATAGAAAAGTTCTTGCCTAATATAATTAATTTTTACGAACAAGATTTATTGCGATTGCAAAAAATCATCAATGGCGAAGATCCGTTGTTTGACATGATAGATTACAAAGATGAATCAAAGACACATTTTGACAAATATTGGCAAGAAAAATATAGAAAACTTTTCTGCGAAGAAGCCGAAGCATATTTACGAATGAGGCCCCCCATCCAAACGATTCGGATAGAAAGTGCAATTGACCCCGATGTAGCTGCAATAGAATCATGGACAGACGAACAAATAGAAGCATTTGAAGAATTCAAGAAAACTCTTAAAAACAATTCGGAGTCTTTATGAAAAAATTAATACTATCCACAATTATTTTACTAATGCTAACTACACTAACTGTCTTTAGCATGAACGACGACCTTCTGAACATGTATGAACCTTCCACAAACGAAAATATTGAACCCGATGAAAATGTACCATTAGGTAGTGTACTTATTCGTAATTCAAGTCCGACTTACGACATTATAGCATTATCCAATTACGACGTATTCATCTATACTGAAGACGATTTCATTATCGCAAAAACGTCTAGCCGACAATTAAGCAAGGTTTCTGTTGGTTCCGATGCTGTTGACCTATTCAAAAAAGCCATTGATGCGGTACCAGATGGCGGCAGCCTGCATATTGGTGAAGGCCATTACCTTGTATCAGCTCCTTACTCATTTGCACTCAACCCGGACGGCTCCAACATATTCTATTCTGCTATCCAGGTACTCGACAAAGACATGTACATTACCGGGGATGGGATGGGCAAGACCATCATCCAGCTGCTTCCCGGCCAACGCAGCCCTTCGCGGCACGTTGCCATGATGCTCATCAGGGGCACCATGAGCTATGATCCGGGGTACGAGAGTTTCACCATCCAGCACCTCACCCTGGACGGCAATCGAGCCGCCCAGATAGACGGCCAGCCCCACGACGGTGAAGGCCTGATCCTGGTGGGGTCCGAGCGGAAGAACGGCCTATACTACCAGCTCAACCTGAAGAACTCTTGGGGATCCGGCCTTTACCTGGGGAACAACGGAGCCGGAGATAGCGGCACCAACGAGATAGTCTCCGTTGTGGTAGCCCATAACTGTGGTGCTGAAGGCATCATACTCGATACCTGCCACAACAGCACGGTGATGGATTGCGCGGCCTGGCAGTGCAGGGAGGGCTTTGTTCTCTATGGGAACGACGACTGGCAGACAAGAAGCCCCGATAACGTTAGCATCGATTTCTGTTCCACCGACAGCCAGGTGACCGTTTGGCAGGTCAACGACTTCACCATAAGCGATCTAAATATGGATTGTAGCCAGACCACGGGATCTTACGGCCTGATGATCCGGGATGGAACTGGCACTGTGAAATATTCCTTCTTGACGAACGCCCAGACCAGGGAGGACTCGACTGGCGGGGCAACGCACATCATCGAGGGCTCAAAAGTCGTATTCGAAGACTGCACACTGGAAGGCTATTTTGGTATCCATGCAATAGGCCGGTCCTATGTAGAAGTCAAGAACTGTAAGTCGGTTACCACTGGTGGCTGTTATGTTACAGTGGATCCATTCAATCCAGTATCAAGCACGATAAAAGTATCCAATAGCGAGTGTTCCGGAAAAAAGTCAGATATTCAAGCAGAATCGAATCTAATTGAAATTTGATCCATATATTTTTTAATACATTGTTGGGAGGTGACAATTTTGTGGTCCCATAATGGACCTTACTCCGATTGCATTGAAAATGCTTTCGAATGGAGGAAACAACAATGAGTACCCTAAATGGATTTAGGACGAAATCAGGGCTAATCCCCGCTTTTTCAAAGGCAGGATACAGCCCGTGCCTACCAAAAGGTATATTAACTAATGGTGACTATAGATGACTAAACATCGGTCTGGGATCACATACCGTTGGTTTAACCCATAAATGTTCATCGATACAAGATGGAAATGATCACTCATCTTAAGATATATTCAAGATAATGGAGTAAGCCAATGAGAGTGTTTCGATATAGACTCAAGCCAACAAAAGCTCAGGTAACCAAGCTGAATGAGCAGCTAGAGCTTTGCCGATGGGTCTATAACGAGACTCTTGCCCTGCGAAAGAACTCCTTTGAACAAGAAGGCAAATCAATAAGCTACTTCGCATCTAAGAAGATGCTGCCTATATGGAAAGAGTTCAAACCAGAGCTAAAATCGGTCCATTCACAGGTATTGCAGGATGTAGTTCTCAGGGTCAATCTTGCATTCAGTGCTTTCTTCCGAAGAGTTCAATCCGGTGAAGAAAAAGTTGGTTATCCTCGCTTCAAGGGGAAGAACAGATATGACAGCCTCAGTTACCCTCAAAGCGGTTTTTCCATAGACGGTGATAAACTCTGGTTATCTAAGATAGGTGATATCAAATTCAAGTTGCATCGACCTATCGAGGGTGATGTTAAGAGACTAACTATCCGAAGATCTTCAACTAAGAAATGGTATGTGTCATTCCTAATTGAAGATGCACCAAATCACATTCTTGGACCCTCGGATGAAATAGTAGGCGTAGATATGGGGATCAAGAACTTCGCTGTACTTTCCAACGGTGAGTTCATCGAGAATCCTAGATTCCTTCTAGCTGATGAAGAACAGCTTAAGAAGGCTCAAAGCAAACGTGATAAGCTGCCTAAAGGATCACCTCGAAGAAGGAAGGCAAGCAAAGCGGTAAGTCATCTATACGAGAGAGTAACCAATCGAAGAGAGGATTTTGCCCAACAACTAAGTAGGCAGTGGATCAACAAATACGGAATAATTGTATTTGAAGATCTTAATATAACTAAGATGGTTCATAATCACAACCTAGCGAAGAGTATCTTGGATGCAAGTTGGAATAAACTGGTGCAATATACTTCATACAAAGCGGAAGACGCTGGTAGAAAAGTAGTGCTAGTTAATCCTGCTTATACATCTCAAATGTGCTCAAGCTGTGGTCAAATAGTCAAAAAGGACCTGTCTATCAGAGTACACGATTGTCCTTATTGTGGATTATCGATAGACAGAGACCTTAATGCATCTCTGAACATTGCGAGACTGGGGCTACAGTCTGTGGCGAAAGCCTAGATGCCCGCCAATTTATTGGTGGGAGTGGTCACTGTGAGTGTCCCTGAGGCACAAGAAGAAACGTCAGATGGCTATGTAATCCTGAAACATGACCAACATTTCAGAATACGACTACATAACAGCCATAAAGACAATGGTATCGGAAAAGCCGCAGATTGTGAAATATACCTGCAAGGAAAATACATTGGAACTTACAGGATATCGTTTGGTCAAACAATTTTACTCGAACACCCAATAAATGACTTCGGAAAATTTACCGCATATCGCAACGGAACTCCTGAAGCCAACCAAGCCGAAATTGATTCCAACGATCCTGATAATGGCCTAATAAAAGTTGTCTGGAAACCTGGAACCAAGAAATGTCATTATGAAGTAATTGATCCTTATATAGGCACGGGTAATCACTATCCAAGAACATGTATAGGTTCGACTTCGTGTTGTGTAAAATCGCACGCCACAAGATCTTGTAATGATTTAACAGGCGGCGGTATCGGACTATCTGACCACAGTAACCAGAAATTTACTGAAACAGAACCCCTTGACTACTGTGAATGCGATACAACAATATACTTAAGGATAGCATTCAGAAAACCATCTTGTGAACCACGACCAATAAAAACTGTATATAAGACAAGTGTTCCAAGGCCACTTAAATAAAAACAAACTTCAAATACTTTATTTTTTTACAACCAAAAACTATAAATACAAACAGCAATAATACTTCGTTATGCAAGAAATTAGTGTTTCTTCTGAGAAGGACATCATACGGGCATTCAATGCAATAAATCCACGAGACATTATTATGGTGGAAATAGACGCGAATAACGAATGTCACTGGCTAGGTATGGTAATAAAATACGGTGATAATTTTGTGCTATCAGAAACTAGTGTATCGGTTCATAACCAACATTTGTGTTACGACACTAAAATCAATGTCACAATCGCCGATCTTTTATATTACATAAACAAAAGCAATTGCAATGATTATAGCAATAGGCAATGTAAATTCTATTTATTAAAAAATCTACTAGAACTCCGAGATTTCTTAGTGGAAAAAACTAACGGCATAACGTTTAAAGCGTAAAGTTTATATACTAGAAAGTCTATAGTATGATATTGCAAAGTAAGGATACAACAAACCAAACTCAGAACTTGTATGGGTTTAAGCAAATACCTCCTCATTTGACTTAAGGTATCCTTATTTTCCTCCTAATCATATAAAAAATAAAATGGGAATCGGAACCCTGTAACGCGGATGACAGCCGCAAATTCTAGGCCATTGAATTACCCGCCCCACTTAGGCAATGACGCGGCGGGTGGGATTTGAACCCACGTGGACCTGCCCGGACCACATAAATTCCCTGTACCCTTGAAAAACTCGGATAAGCTCAGCAGGGAAGGACGAAATAAAAGGGTATGAGAATAAGTCCATAAAACACCCTTGGGCAAAGGGGAAGAGCTTGTGGAGATGCCTTAAAAGGATTAATGAAGCAAGAACCAGGTACCATACTGGATGTCACATTGGTATCGCAAGAATAGACGATGGAAGACTACATAAAGCACTAAACTTGGAAGATCTGTCATGAAAAAATGCACTAAATGTAAAAAAGTAAAAATAAAAGAACGTGGTCCCAATTTATGTCCGGCATGTTTAAAAAAAATAGATGAAGAAAATAAAAAATAAATATATATATTATTATGAGTCCAACATGCAAGGAATGTGGAAAACAATATGCAAGAATAAATAATTCTCATATAGTTCATACACACCATATGACAACTGATGAATACTATGAAAAGTATAATTTGTTACCAAGTAAAGAATATTTAGAAGAATTATACATCGATAAGTGTTTATCTATTGTATCAATTTCCAAAATTACTGGATGTAATAATAGTAGTATATATAGATTGTTATTAAAATACGATATTCCAAGACGAACACTTTCAGATGCAAGCAAGGTAAAAATACCTATTGTACATAAAGAAGATTATGTTTGTGCTTTATCACGTCCAGATGTTATAGAAAAAAATCGACTTCGGATGATAACAACCAACCCAATGAAAAATCCTGATGTAGTTAATAAATGTATACAAACTCGATCAGACCCAGAATATCGAAAAGCACATAGTGGTATTAATAGTCCATGCCATGGAAGAAAACCACCAAAAGGTTCTGGAATAGGAAATGGTAGTTATTATATTGATCCAGTGTCAGGAAAAAGAATATGGATGTATTCTACTTATGAAATAAAATTTGCAAATTATTTATCAAGAACTGGTATTATATGGGAATATGCTCCAAAAGCGTTTGAATTATCACTTATAAATTCATTTTATAGACCCGACTTTTATTTGCCTGATTTAAATATGTGGATTGAAGTAAAAGGATTTTGGTGGTTTGTTTCTATAGAAAAAATGAAGTTATTTAATAAAATATACTCTACTGAGAATCTTAGAATATTTTATAAAAATGATATAAAACAAATAGAAAATAGTTATAATATTAACGACATATTAAAATTTGGAATATCAGTATATGATCAATGTAACTTATGGAATTCGGGCTATTAACAATAATCAACCAAACCGAGGGCCCGCGATGTGCCCAAGTTGCATCAAAAAGGAACTTGCTGCCAAAAACTATAAATAAACTCAATACTTTTTAGCGATTTCTATGTCTAAAACCCACAGAATATACAATACCAACCATAAATTCCCAAAATTTTCTAAATACCGCAAGTATAACCCGTTCTGGTATAATCATGACAGTCCGGAAGTTCGGCGCCAATCTAATCGAGACTTTCGATACAAAGAAAAAATCTATTTTAAAAAGTATAAGGAAACTCTAATAAAATCTAAAGACCGAGGATGGAGAACGTGGTAAGAAAAACACCATATAATTATATTTTAGACGAAATTACCCAATTGGAAGAAATCATTAATGACCTTCCGCCAACAGAAAGAAGTAACCTAGAAAAGCAGAAAAACAAAATAGCCAAAGAATTATCAAAATTACAGAGAGGAAAATAAATGACAAAACATGATAAAACAAAGGAAACCGAACGGGAAACCGAACAAGAAGAGAATGCTTCCGAAACTCATAGCCATGACATTAGTGGCCCTGACACAGAACCAAAGCTTCTATTTAGGTTCGAGGACTTTTCAATAACCGTTCTTAATGACACTTATACCATTTCAAAAGAGTATGGCGGCATAAGTGATTCTTGTTATGCTAGGGTTGCGGTTGGTCGCGAAAAAAATTGGACACTCCTCAATGAAAAAGGCCAAATAATCGATATGGAAACCATCCACGGAAACAGGCCGTTCTTTTGGCAAGGCAGACTTTCTCCTGGAACATATACTTTGAAGACCGGACGCGGAAGCGACACTTCCATTCACAGAATTCCGGGCCGCCACTTCAATATAGTATTTTCGGTGTAACCCATGTTCAAAGAAAACATACCAGAACTAGACATGACTGCCGAGGAACTTGCCACCGCCCTCGACGAACTAATAGAAAAAAAATCTAACTTAACGCATGCCATCATGGAACTCGATACCAACATATGTTTTATAATATCATTGATTTCCATGAAGTTGCTGGAAAGAAAAAACAAAAAAACTTGTACTTGTGAAGGCGGCTGTGGCATTACAACTGAAAGCAACGTTGCCGATCACAATAAAAAGATTCTATCTGACTTAGAATCCGGGAAAATTATTTAGGAAGCCTTACCATGAAAATTTTTTTAAAGTGTCCCGCTTGCCATAAAGAAACAATCGTTTCTGTGGAAAAGCATCTTTCCGGAAAGAAACTTATGGAACACCTAAAAGACTTCCAGGTATGTGTTGACTGTGAAAAAAATGGTCTTGGAAAAATATACCTTAATGTAATAAAATTTGACTGGGAGAACATTCTAGAAACTAGTCAACCATCATAATATTTTTTCTGTAGAATACACCATTTTTTAATCCTGGTTGCTCTTTGATCCAAGCAATAAATTCTGTAGTGTTTTCAAATAAAATACATTCTGTATTAATATTCATAAAATTGCTTATCAAATGTTGTAAATCATTATTATAACATTCGGTATTAAAACGATTTCCATTATGTAAACTAATCAGGTCGCCGTTTTCTTTCACTCGGTGATAAAATGTTAATTTATTCCCAGTAGACATAAAAATATTAGAAGCCAATACTATATATCTATATCTATTAAAATTAATAATCTTTAATATGCCATTACCATCAAGTCTATAGGTATCCACGATTACTCCCTCATGGAAATAGTCTTCACTTTCCAATCATTGTATTCATATACGCTATCAAATATAATAAAATGAGTAGTTGCCCATAATGGTTTATATTTCGAACCCAATATCCTAAACAAATTTTGATAATCTCTCAATTCCGTTTGACACAAGTTCACGTGAGTATTTACAACATTCATAGACGGTATATGATAAAGTACTTTGCTTTGGTTCTCCAGCAGAAAATATGATACCGGTAATCTTTCCTCGTTATATTCATCAACCACTACAATAATCTTACTATCAAGGTCATCATTAATTATTGGGAATACGCCATTTGAATCAGGTTTTATAGTTTTCAACATCCATCACCAAGTTAACATTACGCTTACGTATATTAATAGTTTTTGGTTGCGCTACCATGAAAAAAACAAAACTTGAAAATCCGCTTCCTGTATTGAAGTCACCGATTTTAACCCCTAGTGGTGACATTGCCCCCTGGCTACTTGGAGAAAGAGGAGACATTGCAATTAAGGGCGCTAAAGCCAAAAGACATCTCATAGATTTCATGGAATTAGATGGCGCTCCTATGTGGAAACGGGCCAAACACCTAGAACTTTTATGTTCAAAGTTAGAAGGCGTAGAAAGAGCAGTTAGGGGCTTGCCAAACGGAATACCGCGTCTTATTGTAACAATGCCGCCACGTCACGGCAAATCGGAAGTTATTTCTAAGAAATTTCCAGCTTGGCTATTAGCTCGTAATCCAGACATTGAAATTATTCTTGCTACTTATGGTGCAGAGCTAGCACAAGACCATAGCGAAATCGCTAGGGAAACTTTCAGAGAATGGGGTCCAAAACTTTGGGAAGTACAACTAAGTGATCGAAACCAGAGCAAGGCAAAGTGGAAAATAGATGGACACCGTGGCGGTCTAACTGCCGTTGGTATTGGAGGTGCGGCAACAGGAAGGGGGGCGTCATGTTTAATCGTGGATGATCCGGTGGAAAACGCAGAAGATGCAATGTCACAGACAATGCAAGAAAAAGTTTGGAACTGGTGGCAAACTGTAGCATATACCAGATTAGCGCCAACTGGAGCAGTTGTCATATTAATGACCAGGTGGGCACAACAAGACCTAGTAGGTAAATTACTGCTAGCAGACAAAGAAAGCGAAAGACCACAAAACTGGGAAGTCCTGAATTTACCTGCTATCTGCGAAGAAGACAGTGATGTTATAGGCAGAAAAGTTGGTGATGTTTTATGGCCGGAACGATTTCCACTTTCATGGATGCTAAACAAAAAAGCGAACATAGAATCTTTCTGGTGGCAAAGTTTATATCAACAAAAACCAATGGACATCGGTACTCAAGTCTTCAGACCGGAAGACATGAAATTTATAGATGTCTCAGAAATAGATTTAACAAATTGTTCAATATATGGCGCATGTGATCCATCGGAAGGCGGCAACGATTACGCAGCTATTGTTATTGTAGCAGTGATGTCAGATAATACCTGGCTAATTTATGATAGTGACTTATCCGTGGATCCACAATCAACCACAATAACAAAATTAGTTAAGTTGCAAAAACAGTATAATTTTAGAAAATTCTGGATAGAACAAAATTCCCTTGGACATGCAAAAAGCGCTCCTGGAAAATCTGTCTTCGAAATTGAACTAATAAATCAATTGAATGTCCAAAAAATACAAATGCCATATTCTTTTGTCTGGAATTCCCAAAACAAGGTTGACAGAATACGGTCACTTGAACCTTACTATACCCAAGGCAAACTAGCTTTTCGCGAAGACGCCAACAAAATATACAAACTATTAATTGAACAACTAAGATTTTTCCCACTATATGAACACGATGATGGACCTGATGCACTAGAACTTTGTATTCGAGGCATTATTAAAGACACGTCAGAAATAACATTACCAAGAATTCCTAAAAAAATTATAAGGCTTGGTGGCGGCTGGACAGGATAAAACCATTAACAATGATTTTTTTATCCTTTTAACACGTCCCCAAGTTCTGACATTTCTTCTATAATATAGAAAGTATATTCATATCTACTTCCAATAGAATTATTGTAACACTCTGTAAGAATATCTAGAACTGTTTTTCCAGTAAGTCCCCATATGTGTATATCATCGTTGCCTTTACCTATTGTGCCGCCTTTTATTTTATAATCATTGAATGAATGTTTTTGTACAATTCCATAATAATTTTCATTATATGGTGTATTCACATGGACCAGCACTATTTTGTCATCTAGATTTTCTAGGTCATAAATTTTTTCCTGGGGATTCTTGAATGTTATCATTATGTCACCTACTAATTACTATCATTGTCTTCATTAACGTGAAATACTTTATCTGGTTTATTAAATACTTGCATATTAGACACCACCAAACAACTCAAAAAGCACTATCGCATATGCTATAAGCAGCAACAATGCAAATCCAAAAACCTCATAATATAATACATCGATTCCGTATATGACTTTCACTATTTGTTCTGCTTTATTTGTGTCACATACAAAAAACATAAAGTTTCTATCCACTACATTATACATTTCATACGTTGATTTCATAAGACCTATTTTTGATTTGGGGTCATGATATATACAGCCATGATATAGAATATGTTCTTTATTGTTTATAAATTGTTTGCCTTCTTCCCATATAAATCCTATTATTTTAGAGTTTACCATTACATCACAAAACAATTTGTTATCATTATGATTTCCAACATAAACACAAATAACCGTTCTACTATCATCATCCTCACTTATGTTCGGTATTTCTTTATGAGGGTTATTAATTTCCTGGATCGTCGGATCTATTTTTTGCAGGTCTTGTAACGTTGCTATTGACTTTGTCATTTAGTTTTCACACCCGATATAACTTTTGGCTACTAAAGCAAATTTCATTCAAGACACATAACATTTCTTCCTTATTTCTTATTACATAAAACATTACATAATTATCGCCCATGGCAATTCGAAATTTTGATATTGTGTCTAGTATTGAATGTCCTGTAGTTAACCATGTTGTTATGTCTGGATCATAGCGGGAATTTATGATTTGCGTTCCCTTTATCACATATACGTTTTCGCAAACCTTCACCACAATACCTACGAATTTTGAATAACATGTAATTGTATGAACTAATATTATTTGTTTGGTTATGTCCTCCGAAATGTTAGGAATTTTTAACATTGGATTTTTGAATTTATAAATATCATCGATATGCATTTTTTCGTTTGGATTTTCCAATTGTTCTAGCATGTCCTTTAATTCATGAAAGTCCTTGGGTATTCTGTCTGTGTCTTCCAAAATTAATTTAATTGTATCTTTCATAACGAACTGTTAGTTCTGCCTTTATTTATAACTTTTGGCAGCTATTATTATAAACGTTTTTTAATAATTACTTTGTTATATAAACGTTTTAAGCACTTAAAATCAGTTTTAATTCCGGTGGGTGTTTTGATATTATAGAAAAAAGATCGTAGGTTTTTATAGTGATTTCTACGTGATTTCGGACTTTAGTATATAAACAAATTCCTGGAAAATTAAGGTTTAGGAGAAAATATTTTCGATCCCAGTTTTTCTAGTTCGGTTCTTAATTCACCACTAACATCATACGCTTGCAATATGTCGTTAAGATCTGATCGATTTTCTAAAACGTAATGAGTCGTAGACCAATCAATATCCCGCATCTTATCATATTCTTTTATTAGAAGATCCATTATCGTACGTCCGTTATTATAAGAATCTGTCCAAGTAACGGCAGTAGACCATTTATCATCATTATAACTATTTTTGGAAGACCCTCGAAATGATAATGTGCCGTTTTTGTTTTTTATCATATAATTAAGGAACCTATTTCCTTCTGGTGTAACCTTATATGCAATGATTATTTTATCGTTGATATCGGTTTCCAAGATTGGTGGAATCTTAATTCTTGGATTACCAAAAATTTTCAATGTGACCACCTAGCTAGCATTCCTCTTTGATGTTTGATAGCAATGATTTCCTATACTCAGATTTCATGTATTTGAAAATACCTGCTATGTGAATAGCATCGTGGTCTACTTCATCTATGGTTCTATTAATGTAATCCAAAATAGTTTCCATGTGGTCATTTCTTTCACTTGGATATTTATAATAATAATAATAACTATATCTTTCTATTGACTCCATTACACAACTTGCCAATTCTCTAATAATGGTTTCCTTGTACGTTGAGTTAGAAGTATTTTTTCCATCAACTGGCATTATTTCATTACATAGTTCATCAATGAGCTTGTCTACTTTGTCTGCTTTTGCATTGGCTTCCCGGACTCGCCTATCGTGGTTTTCCTTCTTTCTTCTAGCAATTTCCTCCTTCAAAATATCACAAGATACTTGTTCTAGCGGCATGTTTTTTATTACTACGCATTCTTTGTTTTCGTTGTTTTTATTGCCAAACGGCCAAATTCCTAGTTTCATGGTACTCCCTTCAATGTCTTTATTGCGTTTTCATGGGCAGCGTGATACTGCTTGTCTAACCATCTACAATACGATCTGCTGGATTCTAGTTCTTTTTCCAGTTTCTCATATTCCAAGAAGAGCTTTGGAAGCTTCAACGACACCTGATCCGCGAAATCTAAGATAACCAAATTACATTCGGTTCCTGAAGTAGACGGATCTCGAATTTTGGCTTCTGTTTCCGCGAGCAATTTCTTTATCTCATCTTTTGTGGTCATAGCAGTTATCCTATCTCGAATCTCTTTTCTTTCTCGTGATTTTTGACCATTTCTAGTTACTTCCTTTTCAGCCCTCATCGAAAAGTTAGGAAACAAGGAAAATCTTGTCTCCTGGCTTTCCGGTGTTTTGGGGGCATATTATAAAACACTATGATCGTATTTAAGCTTTTTGGTTACTTGATATGGTATTCCATCGATCTATCAATTCATTGTAATAGTTGCCAGTGATATTAAAGGTATTTATAATTGTCATCAAATCATCAAGGGATTCCACAATGTAATATATTGTTGACCAGCCCCGTTTTTTCATTTCAGCTTGTTCTTTCAATAATAGGTCCATTATTGTTTTGCCATTGTTATAATCGTCTGACCATGTAATAGCACCCACTAACCACTCATTTGTTGCATGGTTTTTCATGTTGCCGCGAAACCTGAGTATAACACCAAAATCGTGTATCATATAATCTACGAAAATGTTTTTATCACTAGAAACTTTATGTGATATGATTATCTTGGTGTCAATGTCACTTTCGCTAATCGGTGGAATTCTTTTTGATACATCATAGTCAATAACTTTCATGTTAAAAAGTATAAACCCAATTGTACTTATAGTTTTTGGTAATCACACGTATTGAAATTCCTTAAAGTATAGTAAATCCTATTACATGAAAAACCGTTATCGGTAAACGTCTCGAAAATTCTCTTAACCCTATTGCAAAATTTTCCCAAAACCAATATCCGTAAATTGTCTAATACGGTAATACGGTAAAAACTTTTTACATACTACTAAAGTTTTAAGCTCTTTATATTTTTTACTATAACTACTATATTACTATATAATCAATAACTACTAACTATATTTACTATATTACTACTATATTACTACTATATTACTACTATATTACGTAAGTATAAAGTATAAGTAAGTATAAGTATAAGTATAAGTAATAGATATTGGTTTTTTAAAAAAACTGTATAAATATATTAATAATTTCTATAAATATAGTAAGTCAATGAAAATCAATGTAAATCAGGCAAAAACTATAAATACTATGATTTTAGTATACTTACTATAGTATACTAATAAAATAAGGTGGAATATATAAATGATGACAAAAACAATCAAGTTGAGTGATTCAACAAAGGATCGATTAGATAATATTAAAAATGGCAGAACATATGACGAAACAATAAGTTATTTGGTCGACTTCATGGAAAGCATAAATAAACAAATATCATTAAGTAGAGACATATTCGAAGAACCAGTAATAATAACAAAATGATTACAATAACATATTTTTTCAGCCGTAAACTATTTATTCTAGTAAGTACTATTAGTACTTGGTAAAAAGTGAGGTGATGTAAAATGGAAGAAAATGATGTATTTAGTTTGGAATGCGTTGTCGGCACAATTGTTGGCATAATATTGAATGTGGTCATACTAGTATTATAAGAAGGTTGCTATGAAACAAACTAGGCTTGTAGAATTCCAAAGACCGAAATTTGGGGCATTGCGAAAGCAAGACCGTGAAGCCATTTACCAGGCAGTGCGAAATCGATTTGGTCCTAATCATTCAATATCAATGTCCGAACTCGAATATGAATACAAGAGGAAAACATGGCAACCAATTCCGATTCCACACTGTTTGGGATATGTTATGTGTTGTTTGTATTGGAAGTAGTATTAATATCAGTTATACTTATAGCTTGTGCGATATTTCATTATTTTATTTGATATTTTTTATTTTTTATTTTCTTTAAGTTTTTTCCAAAGTTCTAATAATTCAGTTTCTAGCTCGGTATTTGTTATTTGATTTTGTTTTATGAAGGTTTTTAATTCTTTTTTGGATTCTATTACATAATATGACATTTTATAACCTCGTGGCAATAAAAGCTTATATTGCTTAATAATTACATCTAACATTGTTTTGCCCCAAGCATAATCATTGGACCATATTACATCATATCCATTTTTTATATCATGATCTTTTGTTATTATCATTCCATATTGATTTTTTATCATGTAATTCATAATTAATATATCATTAATATACATTTTTGATATTATTATTTTGGTTTTTATATCACTTTCTAAAAGAGGCGGAATTTTTGAAACAGGATCTGTAAATACTTTCATAGGAGTGTCTCCTTTTGTATGATTTCTTTGTGGTTTTTATTCCAATAATCTGTTAGTTCTCTTCCAAGTTCTTTGTCGGTTAGTTTCCATTTGGCAATGAAATCTTCTAGATCTTTCCTGGATTCTATTATTATATAGTAGACTACCATGTTTGCTTCGTGAATGGCTTTGATTTCTTTGATAATTAGGTCTAGTAGTGTTCTGCCGAAGTTATAAGAATCTCCCCACCACAAGACATAATCAAAATCAGTCATTCGAGATCCTCGAAATGTTATGATGTCGTCGTTGCGTTTATTGGCATAACTTATGTTTTTGGTTATGAGGTCTGATGTTATTGATAATATTATTTTATCGTTTACGTCGCTTTCTAGGAATGGTGGAATTTTCTGTAATATGTGGTCGGATGGAATTAATTTCATAATAGTTTGTTTAGTGGTTGTTGTATAAATACGTTTTGGTAATAGCTACCAAAACCTTTAAATAGTTTGGCAATAGTATAGTATGTGCCCAACAAAACAGGCAAGAGAACACAAGACAGCGTTTGCTGTTTTGTTTCTTTTGTTTGAGGCCAGAAAACAGGAGATGACTAGTATGAAATTAGAAGACATTAAACTTGGTATGAAAGTCATTATCACACAGGATCGAACGGGAAACGGCTGGACTCCGTTGCATCCAGATGTAGCGAAGGCATTTATCGGCAAAGTAGGAAATGTGAGAGGGATGTGGATTCCTTCTGAGAAAGAAGACAGACGGGCTTTTATAATTGATGTAAAAGTAGATGAACTATATGATGCATATGGTACTATTTCGTTGCCAATGAGTTCGATTAAACCTGTTATGCCGAATTATTGTAGAATAGATGACACTATATTATTCATGAATGGTAGTCAACAGGAAGTCGGCACTATTTTGCAATATGTAGAAAAAGAAAATGGCAACAATAAGGATTGCCACTTGGTCGTTGAAATCAAGAAAGACGATGGTAATATAAAGTATGCCGTGATTTCAAGTGATTGCGTGATAGGTAAGGCTGATCCCAATAAATCCATTCATTATTAGAACATGGAGGCACTGTGATGTTTGATACAAAAACAAGAATACACAAATTGAAGTTAGCCTTACTTAAGGAAGGCGGAGATTATCGATTTGATGCTGGTACTAGGATGTCATGGATTCTACATGAATATTCAGACATAATGGAACCAGAGCCGGGTATTAGCAAAGAAGATGATCTTAGAAACATGCTAAAGGAATCTGGGTATTATCCAAGGGATATCGAAGAAATTGTAGAGGAAGTGTATGGTGACCAAAACTTATAAATAGAATCAAGTACTAGTAGTATATAGTAAAAAGTGAGGTGAATTGAAGTGACTACACGAAAACAGGAAATGATACATGCGTTGAAGACAGCAATAAAAAACAATGTGGTTTCCTTTAGAAAAGGTGATGACTATGCAATAGTTGGATATAATGAAGAAATCAAGTTTGAAGCAGGTGTGAGAATAAGAGATTTCATAGAAAAAGGCTGGAATGAGGTGATCTAAGTTGGAAACAATGCAACAAAAGATTGAAGAATTAGAAAACCAAATTGCTGTACATAAAAAACAGTATCACAGAAATGGATGTTGTTATGGTGGAACAAATGGTTGCTGTGATGCCGAAGAACTTATATCAAACGAACTTCGGCTTCGCGAAATTCTAAGATATCCAGATGGAACACCAAACGTTAGTCCAGGAATTTTGGATAACGGCACACCAGGAATTAAATTACCATTAGGTCGTTATCATTATCCAAAAGAGTCTGACAAGGATTTTTTGCATAGAATGAAAATAAAATAAAAGTAGTGAGGTGACCTATATGATGCCAAAAATTGGGCTATTTCCAGGCGAAGAAACAATCCTGGATAGACTAAACAAAGAAGGAAGCTGGAATGATTTATCCTTGTTTATGAAGTGTTTGCGTGCTGGTAATACTCTTATTAGTATTATGTCAACAGATAGCTTTGCTCGTTGGCAACTTCACCAGCAATGGAATAGGGAAATACATGAATCGTGGGCAAGCAAGAACAACGAGGGCATAGTAATTGGCTTCTTTGATACTGGCGAAGCGGAAGAAATTTCACTATTTGAAAGATATAATAAGTTTTCGAGTATATACCCAAACGATCAATTGATCATTGGACGCGGATTAGAAATATTATCGCATCATATATATGCTCACTGGGATACATCCAAAAGTCAGGAATTTGATGAATGCTTTAGCATGGGTGGTACAGAAAAGTATGATGCCAAAACTCGACTATATACAAGAAAGTCAATGTCGGGTAGACATGACTATGTATTGAAGGTTGGACCCGAGCCTCGTAATGAAGTAACCATAGTAGAAGCCGGAGGAAAGACATGGAATTAAGTTTTATTGCAATAAAAAGTGCCATGAATCGGCATTTGGAAAAGATGATAGCGGATACTTCCCATCTTTTCGTGGTAGATGTTTCGAAAGAGGAAATGTGGCAGACATATCTGGGTGCGTTTTCAGAGGGCACAAATCCAATCATGAGGACACGGACAGAACATGATTGCAGCTGCTGTAGGCACTTCATGAGGGACTTCGGAAATGTGGTCTCGATTAAGAACGGCATCGTAACCACTATCTGGGACTTTCCGACCGATAGAATTGGAAATTATGGACCAGTTGTTGAGGCAATGACAAGTCTAATTCGGTCCAAGCCCGTCCGTGACATTTTTGTAACCGATGTCGCAAAAATTGGCACCGACAAGACACCCGAAATGTTTGAGAACGGTGAGGTATACGCCTGGGAACACTTTTATTATGAGTTACCGGATTGTCTTGTAATGCCTACGAAGCGATCCACAAAAGACACAATCCGCGGAAATGCGCATTCCCTGAAGGACGTTTTCAAGAGGTCCCTAGAAGAGTTGACACCAGATAGCATTGCAACTGTTCTAGAACTAATCGCATCAAACAGTCTATATAAGGGCGAAGAATGGAAGTCATAATTAGAGGCGTTTCTGGCACATAAAAACGCATACGACAAAACTATGAATGACGGCATAAAAAAGAAAATAATATATAAGCAACGGGCAGTGCTTGGGGAGAAAAAGATGACTAAGCAGATAAGGATTAGGTGGATATTATAAGGAGGTATGAAGATGTTTGTGCATTGTCATAATTGTGGATGGGAACAGGACGATTTCTATTCAATCAATGGATACAATCCCACCAGCTTCTTGGCAAGTTTGAACGAAGACTTGTGCGGAAATAGATTAGATGATATCGTACACTGTGGCGAATTCGTCAATGGTATATCGATCCGTTCCGATATAACAAAACGAGAATGGATCGCTCGATATTACGAGCAATTCGCTAGACACATACGAGAAATGAAGTGGGTCACGGCAGAACGATTTTATGCTGACCCCGATAAGGTATGTCCGAAGTGTGGCTCGGATAAGCTGGATTTGGATTAGAGATTGGGTATTATTAATGAAGAATGAGAAATGTCCTGATACGATGTCTATAAAAGTCAATATAGACAAAATGCCGCTACCTGTCATTCTAAAATTTGACGGCAAGTTCACGAAGATCAAACATATTAAAGTTTTTCAGCCTCCTTTAGATGGGTGATGGAAAGAAAGAATGACAGAATATTGCTTTCGGAAAACATCGCTACTTTGAGGAAAGAGGATGAATGAAAAAAGAGGAGATGTAATGAGTACGCTGGAATGGTCCAGGAGTGATGATGAGGGATGTGAATTTGTTGGGAGAGAACATGATACCCCGACAGTCGATAAGGTTAAAAAAATAATTATAAATGCTTTGGAAAACAAAAATTATGATTGGCGCACTATTGATGGAATTGTTCGAGAAACCGCCTTGCCCGTGGAAGAAGTTCGTGATATGATAAAAAAACTCGCAGAAGATGGTATTGTCGTTCGTGCACCTTATACTGCCAAGAATGGGGCTAATATATACACGACCCGGAAGCATTATCATGAAACAATTGGCCTATTGGGGAGATTAATATCTGCATTAACCGATCGAATTATATAGATGATTTCGTTGTAGACTGTCATTAATATTACCGTTGCTGCATTCTGTACGATCCCGACCTAATCGTGTGCCCGGTATGTAATGGAAGTGGCAAAGTTGCAAGATCGTCTTCGCTGGATGATCTACTGGTTGACGAGGGCACTTATACAGTTACCTTTGGGGAGGCTATACTTCCATCTTCTACCAAGCAGGGAATGAAACCAGCAACCACGGTATCTATTATTCATTGGTACCGATGAAGGAGGTAAATAATGAATCCTGATAATGAAGAAGACCTAATACATTACAGAGAACGTCTGAACAAGATTTTAGATTCGGATATCTATAGAATTGAGCTGAACTATCCAGAGGCCTTCAGATGACTCTATCTGAGCTTCTGGCGGATCTGAAAATGGTCGATTATAAGACTTGGAATGACATCGATCTATCATTATCATTCTTAATCAACGTAAATAGTCCATCTGGTCATGCCCTAATTCAAAGTTGCATCCAGCGAGCATGCGAAAGCCGAGGATGGACATGGAATATATGTAAACAAACACCAGAAGAAGAAAAATCACATTATGCTGAAATATGTGAAATTGGTCCTGGATACGACGGAGATTATTATAACCAATACCATGAATCAGGTATAACATGGAAAGAAGCAAATTCCCCAGCAGAGGCATTGCTAGGTGCGTACATAACAGCAGTCAACTACCACGTCCTGAAGGGCGTGGCTTGAACGGCGACGTTCGACGCAAGAGTTGATTAGGGAGCTTAGGTGAAAATCTATGCAGAAGTTATCAGAGAGACAATTAATTAGCACACCTACAAGTGCTTCACTAGCTTGTAGCTCTGTGGTTCCGTCTTTAAACAGAGAGGAAACTCTCAGTGAGCGGAGCTTCTCGACCTCTGATAACAATCCCGAAGTGAACAACGCCCACATACAGGCGGTCTTAAAGACAAATGTGTATGTATTAGCAGTAGATGGCAAACCATTAATGCCATGTTCAAGAGCGAAAGCTAGAAAGTTATTAAAAAGCAACAAAGCTACAATTGTTAAACATAATCCATTCACTATAAAACTAACTTTTGAATGTGAAAACCAAATTCAGTCTATTACATTAGGAGTAGATACTGGATATCAACATATAGGATTATCTGCTAAATCAGAAAAGGCAGAGTATTGGTCTTCAGAAGTTGTATTGCGAAACATTTCTCCTTTATTAACAGAAAAGAAAATGTATCGTCGCGGAAGACGCAATAAACTGTGGTATAGAAAACCAAGATTCTTGAATAGAAAACGTAAAAAAGGATGGTTACCTCCAAGTATTGATTACCGCATAAATTCTCATATCAAAATCATTGAGAAAGTATGTTCTTTGTTACCAATTACTTCCATTATAGTTGAAGTAGCAAACTTTGACATACAGAAACTCAAGAATCTTGAAATAAAAGGGGTAGGTTATCAACAGGGAGATCTATATGGATATGAAAATATAAAATCGTATTTAATCGAACGCGAACACGCCAGATGCCAACTATGCCATGAAATATCAACACGTACTAATTCATTTAGAGTGCATCATATAATACAAAAAAGTAAAGGTGGCACGGACAAACCTGACAATCTTGCTTTGCTTCACGAAAAATGTCATACTAAATTACACAAAGAGAATTTAGGACACCTATTAACCAAGAACAAACAATACAAAGCAGAAACCTTTATGTCAATTATGAGGAATACGCTTGTAACTGAACTAAGAAATACGCATACGGTAATGGAAACCTTTGGTCATATTACAAAGATGAGAAGAAACACATTAAACATTGAAAAGTCTCATATTAATGATGCTTTTGTGATAGCCAAGGGCAGTAACCAAGTCCGTTCTGTGCCTCTGACTATAATTCAGAAACGGCATAACAATAGGTGTCTTCAATTGAACAGGAAGGGCTTCAAACCTTCAGTTAGACACCAGAGATATCCCTACCAACCCAAAGACGTAGTTATGATTCAAGGTGTCTATTATGATGTTACTGGGACTTTTAACAAAGGTTCTTGGATACGGGTAACAAAAGCAGGAACAGTGTTCAACTTTTCTACAAAGAAGGTTGAAAGTCATTATGTAACTAACGGTTGGGCAATTCATCCACACCCTGAAGGATGTGGTCTTCTTGCCCCACAGGGATAAAATTAATGAACCAATATACTGAATCCAAAGGAAGTAAAAATGTCTGAAAATACAATTACAATCGAAGGCAAAAATGGTATTATGTTAATTGAAGGAATTGACTATATACTAAACATGAAAAAAGGTTCAATAACCATAACAGGAGAAGGATTTTCAAAGTTTCCAGCCATCATAATGGTTTCATATAAGTCTAAACCATACCATAAAAGAAAAGGGAACCGTCCTCATTGTAAGGGTACCGGAAATATTAACGAAATGATAAATATTGACGATACTAATCATATACTTAGTTATTTTCTTCCTGTTGTTATTGAAAATCGGGATAACCAAAAAACTTAAATACTTATATAATGTTTAGTAATGTGCACCCCAAAACCAGACAAGGAAAGAACAGAACAGCCTTTTGGTTGTTTTGTTTTTCTTTGTTTGAAGGGGCAAAAATGAAATAATGGGAGGATAGAATGAGTAAATTGGAATGGCCTAGGGACACGTATTATTTTGGACCAATAATAATACATGTTAATATGATTGAACCATTTATAATAACTGGTGTTTTTATGGGAATTGATGTCGCTGATATGCACGAAGTTCAATTCGACTCCACAGAACAACGCTCCGAATTTGTGCATATGTTGGATCAATTTCCAGATCAGTATCCAAAATCAATTATTGACCTAGAAGTTGCAAGAGATCTGGTTTCGGATAAAAAGGCCAGGGATAAAGATTCTAGAGATCGTGAATATCAAATTGGTAAATATAAAAAAAGTGGTGGATTTTGGGATATGCTAAGATTTTGATAATATAGAGGCATATAATGTCAAAGTATATTATGAAGTTCATAGTTGGTTCAATACCGTGTGTATTACTAGTATTGCTTGTGTGGTTATTGAGGGACTATACAATATATATAGTATATGCTTTGGTAATAGGATCAATATTATTGGTTATATACACAATTGGTACAATTATTGATTGGACATTGGAGATGCGTGATTACTGATGTCGATATTACAATACATTCGGTATTTTGTGATTGGATTAATACCGTTTTCGATAATTATAATTATTATTAATGCAATAAGTTATGGCTGTTCAATAGCACCCGACTATATTAATATAATTTTAGGTATAATTGCGTTAGCATATCTGATAGTGTTATTATACTTATTGGTTCAATAATAGATACTGGTTATTTACGGAAGTGGTAGTAATGTACAAAGAACCTACTTATAGTAAAGCAATATTTAATATATTTCTTGCAAGAGTTCTAAAAGAAAGGGAAGCCATGAAAAATATTGCAAATGGAAAATATAGCAAAGTACATAATATGATGATTGTTTATGGGGATAAAAACATTAAAGAATCTTGGAAACTTGATAGGAAGTAAATAAATGTTAAGATATGCATTATATGATTCAGTATTATTATTCATGACGTCATTTTGGGGATTTGTTTTGATTTATGCCGGATTTATAAAAATTTATGAGGAATTTGGAACAACAATAGCAATTTGTGGAATAGCGCTAACAGGACTTATTATGTTTGCTTGGTTACGTGAAACATATTGAGGTATAACATGAAAACCTACAAAGGCATCTTTTACGCAAAGCACGGCCCAAACAAGATTGTTTTGTTTAAGGCATCTGACTATACAGCTGCCATCCATTACATGGAAGACATTAAAAGCGACTTGTTTGGCATAGTGAATAATAGAAAAGTGTATACCGGTCACTGGGAAATTCAAGAACCTACATGCGAAGACCTAGTAAAGGACTTTTTGATTGATTTAGTTAATAATTGGCATTCGAATGAAATAGATTTCGACGGTGCTGCGAAAGAATTAATAGAAATTGTGCAAAACAATATAAAAAACAATTAGGAATATCATGAAAAGTATTCTTGAATTATTAATGAATAACATAAAAATAGTTGTTAATACGCCGTTTAAAGCAATACTTGCAATACTATTAATAACGGTATTTATAATTTTCTTAGCATTCATAGAAGCTTATGTACTGACTACTATAAGTGTACTGCTTGGTATAGTATTGGTTCTACCACTAGCTTTCATTGGTTGTGTTATTACACGCACTTGGTTTGATCTTATGGTTGAGTGGAACTTATAGGAGATATACATGAAAAATTTATGGGAAGTATTCGTGTGTAGTATAAAATCAGCTACAAAAGACTTTGTAGAAATATTTGCACTAGTATTATTGATTATATTTGGGTTTTCATTTGTGTGTATAGAAATTTATGTATTTTGCACGAATATGCTACTGGGTATTATATTATTTTTCCCACTATTGTTTATAGGTCTTGTGGTTATCAATTTTTGGTTTAACCTCGCAAATGAATGCAAATTTTATGATGTTTAGGTGATAATAATATGTATATATATTGTCAATACTGGAACTTGATCGAAGTTAGCTAATTTATAATATCCTTCAAATACATGCGTATTCGATTGTAAATATTCTTTTGTACAATCATCTTTTTTTGGGAAGTTTTTAAAGGTCAATACTTTATAGCACGGTTCTCCACACCGTACTAATTTTTCAAATTCTATGTATGCGTTTTTGGTGTTTTTTCTTTGGATCCAATCAATTATTATCATTGTGTGTCTCCTAATAACGTTAATTATGTATATAGGGTTTTTGTATTTATAGTTTTTGGTGGTCCTATAATAAAAGTTAGTCGTAAAACTGTATTTACTCCTTTTTATTGAATAAGTTGTTTTGAGGTTCATCTTATATGACTGAAATAAAGTATATGGTTCCAACAATGCCCAAGAAAAAACCACGGGCTTTCTTAAAGAAAAAGCCGGGCGCGCAAGTGACGTCAGTTGGAGGCGGCGGAAGTAGTATAACGGCTGCAGCAGTTGGCGCTCCTTTCCCAAATATATATTCATTTTATTCTGGTAATCGCATAGATATAAAGCTGTTGGAACAGACTGCTAGGGCACCACCTGTTGCCCGCTCCTTATGGCAATTACAGTTGATTGCGTTTCCAAGATTTGATTTTAAATTAAATCCGCCTGACGATATTGAGGAAGACCCAGAAGTCACCAATGAAATCCTAACGAAACTTAAAGAGTTGGACCACAACATCGACACCACCATACTTTGCGTACAAGCCTTATATGACATTATGACGTATGGATCCTTTGTTGCTGAAGTTACATGGCGTGAAGACGAAGACGGCTACATAGTCCCTGATATTGTGAATAGGTTACCGGCTGCTTCATTTAAGCAGGCACCGCCTGAAGCCGAAGGCGATCGTGACAAATATATGGTTGGGCATATACTGAAGGGCATTATTTACAATAAAAAATCAAAGTCCTATGAATACTGGCAACTTCAAAACAACTATGGAACCACCGGTATTCCGATTAACATTCCAACTGAACAAGTTATTCACATCAAGGATAAGTCGTCGCCTTTTGTAGACGGCGAGCCATATCTACAAGGCATCGTTAGCACTATCTCCCAGTTGGAATTTGTAAGGAAGCGTGTCATGCAAACTGTTTCCAGAATTGGATCTCCAAAACAAATTGCAACAGTTGGCGTACCTCCAGAATATCTGGATGCCCTTAAAAACGCAAGTGGCGTGCCGCTATCCGTTACAAGTGCAATACCTGGCGCTGGATCCAATACTGCCGACATAATGTTAACGGACCTCTGGGATTATGCTAGACAGCTCGTGGAAAATCAGTCTGCGGACCTCGCTGTTGCTGTACCTCGTGGCATAGACCTTAGCTGGGACCAAGGTCACGTAGCCTTCAATCCAACAGAGATTGATAATTATCTCATCAAGGAGGCCATTAGTCATATATTTCCGCGAGATATGCTGGAAATTCAAGCGGCAGCAATTTCCGCGACATCTCAGCCATTGTTGCAACTCCTCAAGATGATGGTGCAGGGCTGGCAGAACATGTGTTCCAAGGCGTTCCAAGAACAAATCTGGAATAAATTCCTGGAATATAATGGATATGAAGGTTGGTCAGTAACCTTTGAATGGGATGACCTGATTCCCCAAGATGAACAAGTAAAACAAAACATAGCATTGCAACGTTTTACTAACCACGTTATTACCCTTGATGAAGCTCGCGAAGAACTTGGATTACCCGCCCTGGATCCTGCTCCCTGGATGGAAGGCCTAACCGTTCGCGAAGTTCTTGAAAAGGAGCTTGCGTTGTGGAGAAATCCGATGGCTGGTCAGCAACAGCCTGGTGGAATGCCCGGAATGGGAATGGGAAGTCCTGAAATGGGAGGCATGGACCTAGAAGCATTGTTAGGCAGTGGAAACACCAGCGAAGAACCTGAAGAAACTTATGGTCAAGAACCAGACGTTTCTGACATAGACATGGGTATGTTGGATGCTGCCTTGCAACGACCTGAAGAAGCAAGTGGCATGGAATTTCAAGCAAAAGAACCTACTATCGCACAATAACGGATGGTATAAAAATGTATCGTTTTGTTGGCAAGAAAGGCAAGTGCTACGACTTTGACTTTGACTCACTCAAAAAAGTAGCTATGAAACTTAATTATCGGTGTCCCAAAGGCAAGTTCGTTCCAGATTCATTTAGTTGTGGTGATACCCCTGAAGAAGCCAAGAAAAACTATGAATCTTTGCATCCAAAAAAAGTATCAAACGAGAAAAATATATTAGTAGAAAAGTTGAAGTTTTATGACTCAGAACTTGCAAAAGGTCATAGGTCAACAACTTTGCCAGATGGTACGCGTGTCAATAATTTGAAATCGAAGGCAAATGCGTTGCGTAAACAATTAGAAACAACATCATTGATAGCAACAACGCAAAAAATTGCCGACAAAGTCAAATCTGGCAAAAAAATAACAAAAGAAGAATATGACGTGTTGAAACCGTTAGTTGAAAAATCCGGTATTTCTAGAAAAGTTACATCAAAGTCTCAAAAAAGTCCATCAATTATCGCCATCGAAGAAACATTAGAAAAAATTCCAGATAATGTTAATATATTATATAAAGAAATACCATTAAAAAAAGATAACGATTCGTGGTATACCTATAAACCTTCTATTTATGATACGAGTAGTATATATAAAAATATACCAAAAGTTTCAGTTGGTTTAAATGTCCCAGAATTTCATGGGCCCAATTTGAAATTATTTAAACTCAGTCCTGTTAAATATGCCAACATTGATCCATATATTAAGTATATGGATAATATAATGAAAGAAAATAACATACCACCTTTAGAAGGTGGATTAATTTTTAATGAAGATCATTTTCCTCGTAGTTCTGGTATGTATTATGGAAGCAATAAATCAATTCAAATAGGAAGAAGATATTTTGATGAAAATTATTGTAAAGATAAAATAGCTTCAAATAAAGAATATGCTGATAAAAATAATGGTAGACAATATACAGTAGAGGGTTTTTTTGATACCCAGGAAGACTTACTAAAATCTACTATACTACACGAATTAGCACACCACGAGTTATCTAGTTATAATAAACAAAATGGTCATGTTGGGAATCATTCGGCTCGAGGTGACGAAGAATTTGAAAAAATTATTGAATCTGTTGCAAAATCGGGATGGACACCACCATCTGTATACAGTGAAAATAATTCAGGTGAATTATATGCAGAATGTCGTACTTTGTATTGGATGGATAGAAAAGATTTACTTGATCCAAAGATTATTAATTACATAGAAAAAGTGAATAATTTCAATAAAAAAAATAAATACAATGTGTGAATTATATGGATATAATATATGATAATTTTGAACCAGTGTATGGATTTTATGGCGAACTTCATGAATTGTTTAATAACAAAAAAGAAAGTAAGCAAAAACAAAACAAAACCCTCGACAACGAAATTGTAACTCCCAACAAACTAGACGCGGAAGCAGAAGACATCCTAGGAAGCCTAGAAAACACCGTCATGAAAATCCTGAAGAAGACCAAGTACTTCGATAAAGTTCCGGAGGAATAAAATGTATAAATTTGTTGGCAAACCGGGTAAGATGTATTTCCTGGATTTAGAAACTACCACAATGAAACTTAACTATAACTGTCCGGATTCTGAAAAAAATGGAACAGGCCCAGGATCGTGCGGTGGATCATCCAAGCAAGAAAGTACAAATGATAATAATAATTATTTTCTAGATGATGATAATAATAAAATATCAGAAGTTCCGCAGATTAATGAAAAAATATATGATGATGCAATAAAATCCCAAGACGATTTAGATTCTGCGTCTGGTACAAGAAATATAAATTATTATACATCTCATTCTAAAAAAGATATAATTGATTATAATAATTCACTATCTTTTAATGAATATAAGGCACTTCATGAAAATTGGGTTGGTACTGGTTGGTCAACACCTATTAATGAAATTTTGAGGAAAAGTAAGTCTTTTGATAATATTAATCCTGAAACTAAAAATGTAATAAAGAGTCTTGATTCTGCAATAAGTAAATTTAAAACAAATAATAATATAAAAACATACCGCGGAATAACAGGAGTAAAACAATTATTAAAACAAAAAGTTGGTAGTACTTTCAAAGATAAAGGTTTTATAGGTACTACAGAAAATATCAATCATGCAAAAAGTTTTCTAAGTGCAAACAAAAATGATGCTATAAAAGAAGGTGCAGTATTGCTAAGAATAAATGTTCCGCGAGGTACCTCATGTGCACCTACTTCAATCGTTAATACAGAATTTTTAGGTGAAAGAGAATGGACATTACCTCGTGAAACATCTTTTAAGGTTACTAAAAATTTTATAGACAAAGAAACAGGAATAACGTATCTTGATGTTGATGTTGTTCTAGATAAAAAAAATAAAAAAGTTTAACTTAGGTAGTGATAATAATTGTTATATAAGTTCCTTGGCAAAAAAGGTGCCTTTTATCAACTAGACCTGGAACCATTTAGCATCAAGCTTAATTATAAATGCAAGGAAGGCACCGTTGAAGAAGGTTCTTTTAGTTGCGGCAACACTCCAGAAGAAGCTAAAAAGAACTATGAAAAACAACAAAAAGAAAAGTTACCTTCTGACAAAAGTGGCGTATTGCAAGAAAAATCAATTACCAAAAATAAACTATCTGCAAAAGAAAAAGACATCATAAGTGAATATACTGGATTCAAGTATGCCCCAATCAATCAATATTTATTTGGAAAGCAACTAAATCTTTCATCTAAACAAGAATCAGAAATAAAACAAAACATTAATGATTTATCAAATATAATTAATAATAATAAAATCGATGAGGATACAAAAGTTTATAGGGGTCTTGCCGGGCAATCAAAAGAAGACTTCTTGAAAATGATTAAAAAGGTAAAGCCCGGTAATTCGATTAGCTATAAAGGGTTTATGTCAACATCTCCAGATAAATCAATCGGCGAAAGATTTGCTACATGGGGAAACAAAGGCAAAACAGTATTACTAGAAATTGATCTTCCTAAAGATTCTAATGCAATGGATATTTCTAAACATACTGCCAGTAAGAAATATGGGGAAACAGAAATTTTAGTTGCACCTGGTTTTGAATTGGTATTGAATAAAGTTAAAAAAAATAAAGGATCTGACATATATCATTTAACATATAAACAATCTAAAAAAGAAACAAATACAGGGGAATAGACCATAATGCCAGATACCACCAAAAAGTCGATAAAAAAGTCTACCAAACCCATAATCATAATTCCAGGAAATGTAAAAACTATTCCAAAAGTTCCTTTAACTCAGATATCTAAATCTAAAAGCTTCCAAGAAAAACTCAATGATATACAAAATAATATTGATATCGATATTGATGATATACCAGAAGATTTATTAGATATATGGGACGAACTTCAAGAAGACATAACCCCCAAATTAATATCAAAGAATTACAAATTATGGTTAACTATTTTTACTCCATTTATACTACCTGGAATCATTAACGGCATGTCAGGAAAGCCAGCTGTTCCACAACCCGTTGTTACCGTACAAGAACCTGCTCCTGATCCAAAACAAATTGTAAATTTTGCACAAAAATATTTTGCCGAGCATGGCCTTGAATTATGTAAATCGTTAACAAAAACAGATTTAAATAGTATGAAACAGGACCTAATAAATAATTGGGGCAAGGGTCCTGATGCATTTTCTAAGACTTTTCAAGATTCATATCCAGTTAGTAAATCACGGCTAGAAAACATTTATCGAAGTGAGCGCCACCTTGCAGAATATAATGGGGTATTGGAACGTGCCAAAATCGCCGATCACAAATACAAACAATGGCGGGCAGTTGGTGACGAACGTAGCTGTGATTTGTGTATGTCACACGACATGGAAACCGTGCCTATAAATGAACCTTTTAGTAACGGAGAAATGACTGCAACGGGACACCCGCAATGCAGGTGTTCAATGGTTACGTATTCAGAGGATGATTATAACGAAATGAAAGAAGATAGTGCATACTTGGACGATGTGGTAAACACAATAAAACTTAACTATAATTGCCCGGACTCAGAAAAAATTGGAAGTGGTCCAGGATCATGCGGAGGAAGTATTCCAGCAGCAGATTATCAGATAGGCGGGTCCAAGACAACAAAAATTGGTTCTAACCCAACGGTACAATCATTGTATGTACCAAAAGTCAATCAACAAGAGGCTACAAAATATGTTAAAAGCATACTAATCGGCGATGCAGATAAATTAATTCCTGACATGCTTACTGACAAATCAAAAGCCTTGATAACCGAACAAGATATTACCGTCGATGAATGGGCACGATCAGGTGGAGTTGGCATGACAGAAGCTAACAATAGCAAGCGTGGTGTAGTTGTTAGCTATGCACAGTCTGATCTCCAGACAGATGTTGCATTACATGAACTTGGCCATGCGATTGTCAAACCTCCGAGTTATAGTGAATTTTCGCCAATATCAAAACTTGACATGAGTAAACCGATGGGCGAACGTGGCGAAAACACCGTAGAAAGTATGTTATGGACTGCCTTAGAAAAAGATGTTCCGCAAGATAGTAAAAATACTTGGATTGATATGACAAATTCCGGTGAAGCTTTTGGAGATGCATTTAAAATGTACAATAGTCCGCGAGGACATTTAGTACTAAAAGAAGCATTTCCGAATGCATATGATGTCATGAAGAACGTTCTTGGTGAAAGTAAATGGGACACAAATGTTTCTCCAGAAACAAGTACATTTATAAAAGGATTAGTAACCAATTTGGACAAGTCATATAAATCTGCGGGAAACAAACCAGCTTGGGAAAAAGCTTATTATACAATGTTTCCAGACGGTAAATATACAACCAAAGAACTAAGTTCATATAATAAACGAATTAAACTTGTTGATGACATAGTTAAAAATGAGTTAAATTCTAATATAAAACGAGATTCGTTATATTTAGCTGATGCAACAGAGTTTATAAAATTGAACTACAAATGCAAAGCAGGTACTGTTGACGATAGTAATAAGTGTGAACCAGATTCTGACTCCGAAAGTTCTTCTAGTAATAACAACCACATTGAATCGTATTCTAGGGTGTTGCAATCAAAAGTCCCTGAGAAATTTAGTAACCAAGTTTATTTAGTTAGAATGGGTTCTGAAAAAGAAGACAGGCATAACATAACCGGAAATGTTTTTGTTGGCAATGACATAAATATGCTTATTAAAAAAGCTCTAGAAAGTTCAAAAAAATCCGGTAATCTTATTATTGGAAGATGTAGTAAGGATGCCTTCGAAGATGACGAACTAGATAAAATATCTAAAAATAATTTTATTGCAACTTCCAAGTATCTCGGACAAAGTTTTTCTCCTGTTGATGTCGTTATAGATACGGGAACTAGCGACACTATATATAAAAGAAGTAAAGATGAGTTAGAAAAAGAAAAAAATTTATTTGACACCCACGAATTACAACTAAACAAAATTGAACAAAATACTGCATTATCCAACTATAGAAATTTTGGTTACCAATCAGTTAATAATGTACTTCGTAAAAATTATGTCATTGAAGGCGAAAACAAGAAAAGTGCTTTAGATCCTACTCCAGTGTATTCAAAGGAATATATTGATAACGCACTGAAGAACGCTTCGCTAATTTCGGATGCAATGGAACCATCTAAGGAAAATAAAACACTTAGTCGCGTAGATGGTGCCGCTATAACCGCAACACTATTTCCTGTAGCTGGGATAACAGAAGAATTAACTAATTATTTTAAAAAGACGTATGAAAAAAGTAGTAAATATCCCCAAGCAGAAGATATTTTATTTGATAATATAAAACCTCCTTCAGAAAAAACATGGAATAATTATCTTACAACTAAATTAAAGGACCTAGAATTTAAAGATCCTGCTTTTTTGTCAACATCAAAATCAGAAAGTGGTATTAAAGAAGATTTATTGATTTCTTCTGATGAACTATCGCCATATGGCATTCCCAGTTTGTTGAATATCGAAGTGCCAAAAGGAATTCGACTTGTTGACATGCAAGAACGATTGGGTATTGGAGAAGGTAGATATAAAACCGAAAAAGAAGTACTACTTGACAAAAATACAATATTCAAAATAAAATCAGTTAAATTAGAACCACATGATAATGGTATAATTGCTAGGATAATGGTACGTGCAATACAAAAATTACCAGAACCTATTAAGGAAAATTCTACAAGTAATAATATCTTAGTTTATTTCGAAAATAACCCTATAAGATTAATGGATACCGACTATCTTTCTGATGCCTTTGAGGCCATAAAACTAAACTATAAATGCAAGGCAGGAACTGTTGACGACAGTAATAAATGTGACCCAGAACAAGATAGATCCATTGAATTAGATAAACCAGCAATAGATCTATCTACATTACCAGAAGGGTCAAAATTAGTAGAAAGTAAAGATATTAATAATATAAAAATGGTACATTTCACAAAACCAGAAAATGTTGCTCCGATACAAGAAACAGGATTTAACTATAGCCGAAATTCTACTCATGGCAAAGGCGTTTATTTTACAAATGATGATAATCTAAAAGCGTATGGTACAGGAAAAATTGAAATAGAATTACTTCCACATAATCAATTATTTGTTAATAGGGACATACACGTACCAAAAGTACTTGAACAAATATCAGGGGTTCGTTACGATTCGCCAGAATTACCAGGAAAAATGATAGAAAAAGGATTTGGATCTGTGCGATTTAAGATGGATGATGAAACACAAGTAATTGTATTTGATAAATCAAAAATAATTATGAAGCAAAAACATGATTCTGCTTACCTAGCTGATGTCTTTGAAACAATAAAGCTTAATTATAAATGCCCGAAAGGCACTGTAGATGACACAAATGCCTGTGGGTTAGAAGGACAACCAAACAAATCATCTGAAACATTTATTGGCTTTAAATCTGACCACGATTTTTCCTCTCCTCAAGATATTGAAGCCAACAAACAGATACAAGCATCACTAAATAAAGCAGCAGACCCACTTAAAAAGTTTAAACCCGAAGATCGAAGAATATTAAGACAGTATTCAGTAAATAGTTATGTTGATGTAAACCAATATTTAAATGGAACACTTGGAAAAGAAGTTGACCAAGATAGTTCAATATTACGTCATGCAAAAGAAGATGTCGTTGCACTGGATAAGTTGTTTTCAGAAGCCAATCTACAAGAACCATTAGTAACGTACCGTGGTCTAAAAGACGACATAATTGTTAAAAATCCAGAACTTCGAGATGCATTAGATACTCCAGGTTCAGAAATTGAGTTTCCGTGCTTTAGCTCAACTTCTGCATTGCCGTTCATGGCAAATAACTTCGCAGAAGGATATAATGGCAGGCTACTAGAATTGCAATTACCTACTGGCACTAAAGCCTTGTTTATTGCAGAGGAAAGCGGTTTGCCAAACGAATTTGAAATTTTAGTAAATCGCGGAACCAAGTTTAAAGTTGTAGAAACACGATATACTGACATTATACCACCAAACAATGGATCGTATAAGGATAAATCTGCGAAACATGTTAAAATAACTACTATAAAGGCGATTGTATGAAAAAAGATAATAGGTTCATTGAAAATAATGAAAAGTCAATAAAAGTATTGCGTCTTGGTCCCAAAAAGGAAGAAGATAGAGAAAAATAGAAGAAATGAGGAATATGTTTTCATTTTTCTTCTGCCACTGTAACCTTTGGTTGCTTCAATACTAGTTCTATTTCCGGCACTATTTCAATATCTTTCATGTCGTTGGTATCATAACCAATATGATTCAACAGGAAACACCTATTGCATCCGGGCCAATATTTCCAATCCCGTTCGATTACAATACCCTGGAATAGCCGATCTTCAATTTCATAGCCTCCATTACAAGGATCTTCATCAGAACAACTTGTCCTGCCGTGCTTTGGCGCAAGTATATCAATTATGTCTTGTGTGATTATCATACTATCATTTCCCACAACGCCTTTATTATTTTTATGTCACCATCCACTCCAATCACATCACATTTATGGGATTTATGTGGACTTATACTATGTCCTAAAAATGTAATTGGTTTCAAACATTTACCTCATTTCTCTTAATGCTTTTCGGCAATCTTTCTCATCCACTCCAAACTTGTTAGCCACGTGTTTCAAGGTTCTAGCATGCACCATTTCGCTATATGGATAGGCGCGACTTGGGCTTCTAATCCCTCGGCAGCAATCATGCTTTTCTGATTCTGCTAGATAGAATCTGCCTCCGCTATCGAATTCGCCGGGTGGATGTATTTTGCGGTCCTTTAGTTGCAAATATTCGGTTACTGCTTCTTGGATTTTTGACATTTTAATTCACCTCAATAACTACTAGTACTTCCGAGAATATATAGTTTTTGGTAGGTTACATAAGAAGATATTAATAAAAATAATTATTATTTATCTTCCTAGTATAATAGCCAATGCTTGTTTTTGACTATATGGATTATGATAAGTTGAATTCCCTGCTATATAGTCCGTTGCTTGTTTCAGCATACTTTTCTTAAAACCGGATCTGGTTCTCGGTTTTGAAAAGTCGCGCAATGCTTTAATAACTGCTTGCTGTTGCAGGTTTCCAGTAACTTTACTTGCTATGTCTTCAGGTACTGACTCTATTTGTATTTTAATTGCATGACAAAATTCTGATGTCCTTCTGTCACCTGTACATTCGTGTATGGGTACATTATTATTATAATTTCCAAATCTATGAAATCTCATACCTTCAAGTATGGTTACTGGCATTTCGCTGCCTGATTTGGTTGGATACATATAAATCAAATTCCCACAATCACAAAGGACAATTTTACTGTTTTCTGGTACTTGTTCATATTGTTCGTGATACATAATAAGTCACCTCTTTTTACCAAGTACTACTAGTACTTCCGAGAATATATAGTTTTTGGTAGGCCATAAAAAAATAAAAATTTAATTAAAACTCCTATAATACATTGATCGTTGTATTGTTACGACGTGGCGTGTAATAGCCTCTTTCTTTACCGAAGTATTGATTGAAATTTTTTACAGCATATACACCATATTTTTTTATGAGTTCTCTCTGGTCGTCCTCTGATAGATAGGCCATAAACCTATACAAGTATGTTATGTTTGTTTCTTCGTTACGTAACATTTCTTGAAGTTCTGGTATTCCATACTTCAGTATTGCTTTGACATTACCTATATAGGTTCTACTGAGGCCTGTCATGTGCGCTACTGACTCAATACGCATACTAGGATATCTTTCTACAGCCGCTATTACTTGCTGGGTCTTGCTCAGATTTACTGTATCGGACACAACCTTCTTTTCAACAACAACTTTTTGGATGCTAGACTCATCTGGAAGTTGGAACATTATTGTTACATTCGTGGCGTTCTTTGGCACTACAAAATTTATATTTCGTATTTCTGTATTTGACATATTTTGCCCCTGAATACTAAAAAATATAAATTTTCGTATTATTCATTTGAAAACATTAACGGTTGTATTATTATTACCATAGCCGTATCGCTTTTTATATATTGTCCCATGCTTTCTACGCTCTTCGTTGAGGAATCTGTTGTAATCTATGACTGCGTTCACACCAAATTCTTGGATGTACTTTCTCTGGTCGTCTACTGATACACCAACCATAAATCTATAAAGATACGTGGCACTGGTTTCCTCGTTACGTAGCATTTTCTGGAGTTCTGGTATACCGCGCTTCAAGACATTTCTAACTTCCCCGATAAATGTCTCACTCAGACCAGAACACTTAGCTAATTCTACAGTAGTTTTGCGCGGATATATTTCAATGTAAGTTATTGCTCGCTTTACCTTACTCAGCGACTTGCTTAACACTTTGCTTGTAATTGTTTCATCCAATACACTTGGTTTTGTATTTGCTGGCGTTAAATCACTGTGCTTACGAAATCCATCGTTCATGGTAATGTTTCCGGAATTTCTGGAATCGGTTGTCGGTATTTGAAAAGTAACACTAACGTTTATGGCGTTCTTTGGCAATACCAAATCTATGTGTCGTACTTCATCAGACATCTTATTATACCTCTAAGGAGTAGTTATACGTCCTAGTATATAAGTATTTTTGTTGACACGTTCTACTAAGGGGTAATAAGATGTGAAATGATTTATAAAAAAGATACTAAAAATCGGCCCTCTTCATCAAAAAGAACACAAGGAAAGATGAAAATCCCTTGTGCCTCTTTGGTGGTTTTTGGGGGTATATTGTAAAACGTTGTTCTAGTATATAAAGTTTACGGTCGGGTTTCGTAAAATTGAAAATTCTTTTATTTATTTTGATTAACGTTTATCATTTATTATAAATAACATAGGAGAATAAGAAAACTATGTGGATCTTTAATGAAAAAGCACAGGATTGGAAATACGTTACCAATGAACAGTTCCTGGAAATGTCGAAGAAAATGAATAATATTAAGGTTATGGATGAACCAGAAAAAAAATCCAAAAAGAGAACAAAGAAATCCAAATAAACGACAACCTTATATATATTTCGTAAAATTGAAAAGTCTTGATTTATTTTGATTAACGTTTATAAATGTTTATAGGTGATTGCAATTACCAAAAAAGATATTGTTGATATGGTTGTCGAGGAAGATCCACCTATCAAAGAAAATGGTTGGGACGGTGCGACAAGCAAAAGTCAACTTTTTGATTTTGCGAGAGATGAGGAAGGCAATCTTCAAAAAGAAAAAATAGAAAATTATTTTTTGAAGGTTGAAGGTGATGGTCTAGTAGAATCTGATTATAGTTATCCTGTTGGCAAGATAGTAGATGGTAAACCTGAATATGACCTAGAAGGATTGCAGGCTGCTTTCTCGGCGGCAATGGGTTCTCATACTGGAATTGAGCATGAAAAGTTAGCTGAAAGGGCTGCTAATCTTGCTAAAGAAAACTTTGGCCTGGAAATGCTTACCGACGGCATGAAAGACGTTCTCGGTATCAAGGAAAATTCTGCATACGTTACTGCTTCCGGCGACATGGTAATTGAGGAAACTACTCCCATTAATGATTATCCTAATGAATCAAACAATGCTGACGTTGCTTGGACTCCTGAAAAAGCAAAACAAGATTTAATTGAGTGGGCTACTTCTGACGGCAAAATCAGTAAGAAAAAGCTGATGAAGTATTTTCTGGATGTCGATGGAGGGGATGCACAAAACGTCGATTCTTACAGGTATGTAGTGGGAGCAATTGTAGATACAGAACCTCAATATTGTCTACGATGTTTAGACGATAGCTGGGAATTGGCTTCTGGAAAAAGGACTGGCGTTGCTAACCGAACCGTTATGAAAAAAATTGTTTTCCTCAAGGAACGCGAAGGAATGCCGCTTACCGAAGAACAAATGGAATTTACCCAACGACATATGTCTGCTCCCATCAACGATTCCGAAATCAAACTCAATGAATATGTTTTGCAGGATGCTAGTGAAATGGGTAACATTGCGGTTGTAAATAGTACCGACATTAAATTGAATTCTGCGTTGTCCGGTTCCAAAGTTATCTATGAAGACGATAATGTAATTGACGTTCCTGTTGTTCCGATGCGAGAAGGTGTTTTTACTGGTTCTGATGGTGTTCCCACCCTCAAGAAGTTTGAATATTTTAGTAAAGACGCTCATTGGCTTGATGGACAACCAATTCTTAAAGGACATACAGCTCCCACGGAACTTGTTACATATAAACATGATCGTATTGGCAAACTTACCAATGTAATGACACGACCCGATAAAAAGGATGTTGTAGCCGTTGCTAGATATTATAAAAATAAATTAAGCCCGGATGACCTTGCAAAAATTAAATCTGGTATTCCTTATGATGGTTCGATTGCATATACTACGCATACCACATTTGGGGATGGTGAATACGACGGTAAGCGATATGGTGCAATTGAAGACGGCGGATATCACTTTTATCATTTCGCGGATCTTGGTAGTGAAAGAGGCGCTTGTTCTCATGAGGAAGGCTGCGGATTTCTATTAAATGAGGCTCCTAAAACCGATTCTTTTTACAATGAATTAAGGCGCGCAGACATAACAACAACCACTAATAACAATTATAGTATTAAATTAAATTCAAAAACATGTAATGACGTTATTTTGGAAACAAATGACAAAAATGAGGCCATTGCGTTGTCTAAAACTTTCGTTAAAAATGGAAATATTCCCAAACAAAACAAATGTAACGATGATAAAAAATATAATTCACAAATTGTAGGTAATAATATGACAGAAGAATATATTAATCCAGAAGACGTACAAAAGCTTCCCGTGGAAGAAGAGAAAGACGACACCGTTGAAGCTAAACTTAACGAAGTCGATGAATCACTCGCTATGAAAGACCAGGAAATTGCTAGCCTTAAAGAACAAATGGCTGCATTGCAAGCCCGGCTCGATGATCTCCTAATGAAACAACAGGAAGCCGAAAAGGAAGAAGCTGATAAGGCTGCTGAGGAAGATTTCCAGGCATTCGGCCAAAAACTAAATGCCGCCCATCGGAAAGATGCTCGTGTCCATTATGATAACTTCTTAAAGACTGGCTGGAAGTATATTGCTGCAAATCCCGAAGTTTTTAAGATGGATATTCCCAAAATGAACGCACGTGGCATTCCTGCGGAAGGAGAAGACGTTTCCGAGTTGTCTAAGGCTCGTGCAGAACTGCAGAAAACCCTTTCTTCTAATTATAGACGAAAATAAATAAACATTAAATAAATTTTTATGGAGATAAAACAAAAATGGCAACAATTCCAACTTATATGACTTTCAAGGGTGTTAAGACTCCTGGAAGCGGAATTATTAAAACTGGTGTGGCTGCAAGCGAAATACCGTTTGGTGCCTTTGTAACAAGGTCAGCTGACGGCACAATCAAAGCACAAGTAAGCAGTGTTCCTTATACTTATTTAGGGGTTGCGGTAGATGATCAGCGTCAGCAAATGCCCTATGATGGCTTTTATGCCGCTGGCAAGAAAGTACCTTATATTGCAACTGGAACTGCTAATGTTTGGCTACTTGGTGGACAAACTATTGATGCAGGAGACTTCGTTAGATTTCCCACAACCTTAGGTGCTGGAACTGAATCCCTCGGTGTTGTAATTCCGGAAACAGATCCAATCATAAGAACCGCATATTCCGTAGGAAGAGTTCTAGAAATGGCTGATGCTGGCGACGCGAACTATGATCAAACAGTTACTTCATTCGTTGGATCAGTAGTGACTTTTGATTTAGCCGCCACTATTGCCCACTTGGATCTTGTGGAAGGCGATTACGTAGTCATTGATTCTGATGAAGCTGCTGAAGTTAATAGGGTCGTGGATCCTCTTACATCCGCCAAAACCATTACTATGGAAAAGGATCTACTCGCTTCTCATGCTACCAGCATAACCATGTACAAACTTGTACAGATTGAGGTCGAGCTTATTTAAGTAGGCCTTAATATAATTTTTAAATACTTATAATGAATTTTATGGAGAAATACACAAATGGCAGACACTAATCTAACTTACGGTTCCTTTATTCCTGACGAAGTTGTTACAGCCTGGGTTCAGGAAATTAACCAATATGAGTTGAATTATAGACCCGAAATGGTAGCAAGAAATGTTCTACCGCGAAGAGAAGTCGGAACACAAATTGATATCGATGCTATTTCCTATTACCAGTCTACGAGTGGACGGGCACAGATTGTGGCTAAAGGCGCCGCACCACAGCCGTTCACCATGAAGACCAAGGTCGAAAAGCACGAAATGTATCAGTTTATGGACGGTTTCATGGTAAACGAGAGGGATCTTGCTAAGGCGCAGGGTGCAACCATGAAGGCTAAAGAAATTGATAGTGCGTTAGCTATGATACATTCTGCAGAAGATTACATTCTAATGAATGGAGATAGTGATCTTGGTATTGATGGTATTGTTGATGTTGCTCATGTAAATGCAAACGGTAAGATCCTAGCAAACAACGAAAGCGCAACTGGCAACGATATCGTTAACATGGGTGCATGGGATGGTTCTGGGGACACTAGAGATCCTTATGAGGACGTTATAAATGCTATCCGCATGATGGATCACAGATTTAAGCCTTATGGCTTGGTAGCTGACAGAACAACCATGGCTTACCTTAACATGAAGGATTCAGAAAGAATTCCGTTCTGGAAAGGCATGGGACCCCTATTTGGTAAGGCTGATGATGATAGATCCTGGATGATTGAATCTCAGCATACTCCAACTGGATATGCATATGTTATACCTTATGATCCTCAGGCTGCAGAATTTGTCGTAAGCCAGGACATTGATATTGCTGATGATTATCCCAAGCAACCCGGCGGAAATTACTACGTGGAAATCAAAGAATGGATTCATCCTGTAGAAATACACGTGGGCACAGCGTTTGTGGAAATCTGCACAACTTAAAAGTAAGAATACGTTTCTTACTTTTTTAAGATTTTTTATGGGGTTCAATTATGGTTAATCAAAAATTTTCAAAATTAACAGGTCCTCAAACTAAAGTGATGGCAAATCTAGATGAGGAAGTTCCTGATCTGGCAACGGATAAGGTTCCGTTTTTGCAGGAAGGAGTTGCCAAGAAAGTGGATATTGCTGATCTGGTTGATGGTATGACTGGGATCGTTACAGCAACTGGACTTGACAACGCCGATGGTGTTCTTAGTGTCGATATTGCTGGACTTGATCCAAAAACAGAACCAGTTGCTGCTGATTCTGTTGCTATTTGTGATAGTGAAGCCACAAACGCCCTAAAGGAAGCTACTCTTACAAATCTAGCGAAACCTCTTGCTGGTGTTATGGCAGGGGTCGCTGATACAACTGGTTTAAGTGACACTGCTGGTGTTTTGACTGTTGCTGCCAAGATCGCACATTTGGAGGACGCATTACTTAAGGGTTGTACAACCGTTCCTATGAGTTTTGAAACCGACGAACAAACCACCACAAAAATATACTTCCCAATGAAAGTTACTATTAACAAGATTCGCGGCATTGTTATGAAGGCAGTTGCCGATACGAATAATGGTACTATAACTTGTGGTAATTCTGCAGGTGATTCTGCGAATGGTGTTATAACAGCAATAGCATCTGCTGTATTAAATACTGAATATTTGGTGTCGCCCACCACAAATAATATCGTTTTGGCAGACGAACACTATTATTTAACCAGTGCAAAGGCTAATCCCGGTGGCAAGGTATTGGTTTCCTTAGAATGGACAATAACTGCATAAAGTAGTTGCAATATTTTTTGGTGGCACTAAAATGAGAATTTATGATGCATATCGATTAGGCTTAATAACACACGATGAGTATTCGATGTTATTGGCTTCAGGTAGGTCGCCAAATTCTGTTTATTCTGAATATGGAGGCGGTGAGGTTCCTCCTGGTTTTTCAAACTTTGTGGAAGGAACTACCACTTCTTCGATAACATCTGCGTTAGATTGTTATGTAACTAGTTTTGGTAAACAATCGGTTTCTGTATTTAATACTAGCCCCTCAAATTCTATGAACGTAATTATAGAATATTATGTAGCTAGTATATTAAGTAATACCATTGAACAGACAATTGAACCAAACAATACGTATTTTATAGAAACTGAATCTTCATTTCAAAAGATTGTTGTTAAGGTTCAGGATACTGTTCCTGGTATGCATTGTACATATAAAATTGGAATAGAAATGAGTTAAAAATCCAGGATTTCATTGGTCCCGGATATTGTATTTTTTAACATCAATGAGGTTATATTATGAAAAAAGCTATTATTAATGGTGGCATCGGTTCTAAGGTTATTTGTGCTGTCACGGATGACGTTACTTTGGAAGCAGCCCCAATAAAAGGTACCGATAATGGTGATGGTACAGCATCGTTACTTGTTACGAGTTCAATGGCAGAACTTCCAGATACGGCGAGTGGTGACTTAGCTGCTATCAATTCAGCTTCTGCAAGTATTGACGGAAAATTACCTGCACTAGTCGATGGCAAAATACCGGTTGATGTATCAGTTTCTATTGATTCTGTAGATATCGGTGATGTGGATATCAAGGAGTTTCCCGCTGGAAATCTCGGGCAGCAGCTTAAGGCCGCTTCTTTGTCAGTTGCACCAGCCACCGATATAGTGGATGCCACTTACATAGGCGACATCAAGTTTGGCGAAGAACTTCCCGCAGGAACTCAATTAGTCGGGAAAATCGGGATCGACCAGACCACACCCGGCACAACCAACTTGGTAAATGTAAATGGTGGAGCATCCCAGACAACCGATATTAAGGTAACACTTGACTCGGAATCAGTTGCTGTAACCGGCCCACTCACCAACGCGGAATTGACTGCACAGGCGTTGGCCACGGAAGCAACGCTTGGTACTATGCAGGCAGACATAGCCCACATGAAAGCCGATCTTGCAGCTATCTTAGCTATCCTGGAGAGCTGATCATGGGATTCTTGAACAGGCTGCCCGCCCGCCAGGACGGGTACTACAATCGCAACCGGATGTGGAAGAACAAGGGCAGCGATACGGCGGCCAATAGGAGGACCCTGGTCAGTCCCAGCCATATGCTCGTGAACATAGGTGGGGCCGGTGCTCATGCCTACGAGCTGGCTGCTGCTCTGGATATGGACCTGAACGAGTCTTTGGTCTGGGATACTCAGACTCCCACAGACTATACAGTAGCGGCCAACCGTGCAGGCAAGGACTTCTACATCTATGTCTGTATACCCGGCAGCGGGTTCTCACCAATACTCATTCTGAGCGATGCGGCTACCTACCCATATGGGTATACGGCGGCTGATAGCAGAAAGATAGGCGGCTTCCACTGCGAATGTGTGGACGTGGGCACGATCTCCGGCCATCCCCTCACAGGCTACCTGGCAGGAGATATCATCCCCCGGTCTTGCTGGGATCTGTCGCACAGATCAGCAGGTGCTCAGGCCGGTATGGTCTGGGCCGGGAAGACCGACTTTGACACCGTTGTGGGCCCTAAGATCTGGGTTGCCATCTATCTCGCATCAGGCACTGGATCGAGCACCGCTTCAGTCAACGGCGGCACGATCTCAGATACCCGAGACTGGATGAGTTTCGTGGACGACTTCGCCGCGATCGGCTGCCGGATGATGGAAGATGACGAATTTCAGGCCATAGCTGCTGGCAGCAACGAAGAAACCAACATTGCCGGATCTGCCGATCCCGTAACCACCGGCGGCCATCTCGATACAGCTAGCCGGAGGATGATCAGCAACATAGGTTGTGAGGACTGCTGCGGCGCAATGAACCAATGGCTCCGAACTCAGAGCTATCGTGCAGACTTCGATGGATCTGTCGCGGCTGCTTCCAAGACGGCCACTATCACTCATGCGGCTTCACCGGGCGGCAACCCCATCTACCTGAAGATGCTGGCAGACGGGTCACCCTATCTGTGCTGCAACATGGCTACGGATACCGTGGACAAATGGGTATCCTTTGGCAGCAATACTCTGTCCATTCTGATCAAGCATGACGCCGATGCAGCGACCGGGGGCACGCAAGTCTATTTCGACGAAGACGCAACGCAACCATCCAGACTCCTGGCAAACATGGCCCGAGGAAAGAACTGCTATGTTCAGGCATATCCGAACACCGATTATCAACTCCAGGTGACGCATAGCGCAACGGCCTCTTCTCTTGGTGTGGCAGTGACCTATGACGATGCCAGCGACGAAAGGCTGGAGTTTGTCAGCCCAACAGCAGCGAACGGCACGCTAGATCTAGCTTTAGGGGCGATCGCGTTCGGATACTACGATCCGCCCGGAGCGAAGGGCAGCATCTACAAGCAAGGAACTTATGGCGATGTTAAGCTGCTCGGCGGCGGCGCTTGGAATTATGCGGCTACCGCGGGTTCGCGGGCGCGTTATGCGGTTTACTCTCGGTGGTATGCGACTTCGCCTTACGGCGGTCGCTTTGTCGCGGAGTCGCTGTAATTGTTATTCTGAGTGCGGAAGTCGCATTCTGATATAATAGGCTAGGCGAGTCAAACTGCTCAGCAGCAGCAATTGGAATAATGCGGCTAACACGGGTTCACAGGCGCGTTATGCGATTTACTATCGGTGGCATGCGTATTCGTATTGCGGCGGTCGCTTTGTCACAGATCCAGGAAAAGCGCGGAGAGCAACTCCTGGCTGGACTCGCTAACCTTGTCGAAAGGCAAAACACACAACGGAGGAGATGGGCAACTAGTACCCGGCAGGAACGATGCCTATCTCAAAAATCAATATGAAACGCCACGGTGACCTTTTTGAGAAGATAATTGAGCTAGATAATATCTATCTGGCTTACCGAAAGGCCCGGAAGGGCAAGAGTTGGCAGAATACTATCAGCCGGTTCGATGATGATCTGGATGAGAACATTTTCAACGTCAGGGACGCTTTGATTGAGAAGACATTCACCACATCTCCGTACACCGAGAAGATGATCTACGAACCTAAGCAGAGGATCATCTACAAGCTGCCTTTCAATCCGGATAGAGTGGTCCAACATGCCCTAATGAATGTCTTGGAACCAATATGGAGCGGCCTGTTCATCCACGACTCGTATGCTTGCCGGGAAGGAAAGGGGATCCATGCCGCAAGTCGAAGAACCATGGACTTCATGAGAGCAGCAGAACCAGGAGCTTATTGCCTGAAAATGGATATCAGGAAGTTCTATCCATCGATAGACCATGACATCCTCTTTGGGATTGTCCGGCGAAAAATCAAGTGCCCGGACACTCTATGGCTGCTGGAGGACATCATCTACAGCATTCCAGGAGGCAAGAACGTGCCCATCGGGAACTACACAAGCCAATGGCTTGGCAACCTCTACATGAACGAGCTAGATCAGTTCCTTAAGCACGAAATGAAAATCAGGCACTACATCCGCTATTGCGATGATTTCATTCTGCTCCACAAAGACAAGAGATTCCTTCACCAGATGGCTGAGGAAATAGAGCATTTCCTGGCCGAAAGGCTCGCTCTGACCCTGAGCAAGAACGATATTTTTCCAGTTCGCCAGGGCATAGATTTCTTGGGATACCGCCATTTCCCTGACCACATCCTTGTCAGAAAGTCCACCGCCAAGCGGATCAAGCGCCGGATGAGATCTCTTCCTGGTCAGCTTGCCAGAGGCGAAATCACGCCAGATCAATATCGATCTTCGATGGCATCGACCGAGGGCTGGCTTCTATGGGCGAATAGCTTCAACTTCAAGCAATCTCTGGGGCTTGCCAATGCCTGAGCGATTCGGAGAATTCGCTGAAGAAGAAACGTTCGAAGGAGAGAAGCTCCGGCTCGATGAGATCCTGAACAAAGAAATCCTGGTGACAGGATACAAAATCAAGGACAGCCACCAGAAGAAAGGCACACAATATCTCACGATTCACTTTGAGATGGAAGGTAAGCAGCACATCGCGTTCACGGGCTCGATGGTGCTGATGGACCAGCTGAAGAAATACGAATCACACTTACAATTTATATCTATAATAAAGAAAATAAATAAGCACTACACGTTTTCATGAGGTTGACACGATGAGAGGATATCCAGACGGCCCGCTAACCAAGCGGGATTACGAGAACCTGCTCAGCATGCCGGAGTATGCTAAACAGGCGAAAGAAGATCTAGCCAGGCTGGCGGCTATCGATGATGCAAAGGCAACTGTTGAACAGGGCACAGAAGACGCCCCCAACCCGGTAGAGATAGACAACCCAATGCCCATGTGGAAGCGGGCCGGATTCAAGGACAAAGACGAGCTACTGAAGCTGGCAAAAATGGAGTAAAATGGCCTCTGTGCGAATTTCAAGGCATTGGAGGACTTGGTAGCATCCGAGAAAGCCGATAAAGAGAAGAGGACCGAACCAGCTAAGAAGAATACGGTCAAAAATATATGAGTTTTAGTTTTGAGGTTACACAATGACAGAAACCGTTGAACAATATCCCTGGGAATCCCAAATTGCGTTAGTCGCATTCTTGGGAACGTTAGCATCACTAGCAACAATGCTAGGATTTGTAAGTTTGTCTGTAGAACAAATAGCTGCTTTAGGTGTGGTTATATTTCCATTAATTGTTGCACTGCGAAAGTGGAGCAAAGGCGAAAAAATAGTATTACGGAAATCAGACACTTTGGAGACCAAATAACATGATTAAAAAAATTATATTTTTTGTAGCAGTCCTGATGTTAGGCAAAAAGTTGTATGGACGGTAATATGATCTCATATTTACTTTTGGTTGCTACTATTGCGTTTGCAGGTCTCGCATTGTTGTTTTTTGTACACTACCGAAAAATGATAGACCTAGAAATTGCATTAAGTCGGTCTGAAACTAGAGAAAAATCATTACAAACGTCTCTTGACAATTACAGTAACAAATACGAAAAAATAATTAAGTGTTTTAGCGGATCTAATACAACCGAAGAAAAAATTTCGTATATATCGAAACTCATAGGTGATTAATTCAATGCTTGAAAGTATTGCATTTGGTATTGCATTTGTTGCCTTTGGGTTACTAGCCATGATGTTTCTTTTCTTATGGTCCGCGAATGTACGAGGTTCTAGGGAATGTGAAGACGCAGCAAAGTTCCTGGAAAGCTTATCTGGCTTGGAAGATCCGTCTGCAGAGGCAGCTAGATTCTTACGTATGAACAAAGAAGACGTTGAATTGGAGATAAAAAAAGGACGCTTACTAACGCTTGTTGGCAATCATATTGCAGCAACAGCCGCTACCTTAAAGTCCCCTATTCCTATTATTCGGTGGTAATCCATGGAACTATCAATTTCTCCGAGACGTGCATTCCAAATAGGTTTTATTATTTGTACCTTGCTGGCTGGCGTTTATTTGGCATTGTTTATGTTCTCCATTGGATTGTCAGGAACAGGTGCTGGGGATACTGCAGAACTGGAGATATATGTTGGTCAAGGATCATTAAGAGTAGAACATGATGGAAACACGTTTCGCGATGATTCTGGATTCAGCGACGGTAGTGGAACGTATCGGTATGATAGAGTTTGGGATGAATCTAATGAAAGTGTTTCAAAGAATTTCGTAGTTGAAGGCGGCAAAGGTACCATATATGACCGCGACATTACGTTGATTAGCGGTAGTGGTGTCAATAGATTGTATCGCGTAACCAATATTGAAGGCGATTATGAATCTAGTGTCGAAACCACATTCGAACTAAACTTGTCAGAATCCACGGTAACCATTAATGTTGGTAATGGCATCGCAAAATTGGATTTGCGCGTCATGAAAAAATCAGATCATGGTCCGGCTACAATGGAAGAAGTCCAAGCATACGGTAACTTCACGATGAGGTCGTATTACAATCTTAGTGCCGAAGAACAAGAAGCTGCTGTAAACCAAGATCCACTAGCGTTTTGTATTGAATTGGATAAAGACAACATCCTAGATGATACTGTACCTGATGCAGTATACATCGCGCCAGTTGGCTACAAAATGATAAATGGAAAACTGTTCAAAGATGTAACAACATGATAGAAGGTATTTTATGCCTAATGAAATCATTTTTTTCCAAGGTTTTTTCATGGGAACACTATTTGGAATTTTAATAGTAGTACTTCTTATTCTTGGGTTGCTGGTAGGAACATGAAACAAGATTCGTTGTCATTGGCATGCGCTATCATAATGGCAATAGCTGCATCTATTAGTGTATACATTGACATATATGATCAAGTTGAAGACACATTACAAGCAGTTAATGACAATGAATCTATTCAACCAATACAAGAACAACCAGAATATAGAATTATTTTTATAGATAGTGAAAAAGTATATGCCATTGATTATGATAAAAACCTGATATATTTAAGTGATACAAGTAATATTAGTAATATATAATATATATAGTAGTTATATAATATAGTAGTATAGTAGTAATATAGTAGTATATATAGTAAATATAGTTTACGTATATTGATTATATAGTAATATAGTAGTTGTATAGTAAAAGTTATAAGTGCTTAAACTTGTAGTAATAAAAAACATTTACTATATTACCGTATTATTCACTTTACTGATATTGGTTTTAGCAAAAATATCTAAATTTGCAATATAGGATACATTATGCCATTCTTGCGTTGTGATGTTTGCGGAAATCTTTATAGTGTCGATACAACGTGCCAGATATGTCATAAAAAATACATGGAATTATATAAAAAAGAAAGAAGTTCAAGAGAAGAAAATTACAAAAAAAATAATATTTTTTTACAAAATAATATTTCCTAATTTTTTAACTGATTCCATCCGCCAGATTACCTGACAGTATTGACCACATTCTTCACATTCCCAAATTTCGTCTACGCATTTACCATTTGGTGGATGATTATGGTAAGAAAGACTTGCTCGTTCCGTTAGAAAATCGGATCCACAATACGGGCACTTTATATTTTCGTCGTGGTTGTTAAAATTGTTAAAATTGTTTATACATTTTTGTAGCATCTTTTTATCAGAGCCTACGTTGTCGTTATCATTGTTTTTAGAATCATCTTGATACGTGACACCATATTCAGTAGGTATCGATTCGTTAATGTAATTCATGGCATCTTCTAGATTTTCGCATGTTTTTTCAAGGAAAAGATCTTCGGTTGGTACATCGTTATCTACGCATGCAATATATCGTACTTCGAAACAGTTGTCAGAAACTTTCCTGATTACATATGCATTGTTGCTAGACATTTTTTATCCTCCCTAACTTATTTTTTGTATTTTACACATCGCTGGTGGTTCTGGCTTTATTGGCGATGAACTAGTTTTGGTCGGCGCTGGTTTAGTTAGTGGTTGTTCTGTTTTTGTTGGTTTTTCTGTATTTTCTTTTTTTGATATATTTTTTGTTTTTTTCCTCTTCCCAGGAATTGCTGTATCTACAATAACAATAGTGTATTTTTCTTTATTAGCAGTAGCCATACGTTTTTTTGTTAGCTTTTCTACACGAAGCCTGCCGGTTTGTACTCCTTCTAGAAGTACAGAAACGTCTTCGGAATAGTCATTTTCTTCCATGGAACCATTTTTAGTTGTTCTAGTATATAAATGTTTTGGAAACGTTGTAACCAAAAACTATATAACTACCAAATTGAATGATTAATTTGTGTTAGAAAAAAAGAATTGTGGCTTGGTACCAAAAACTATTTATATACTTCAAATAAACACAATACTTGGAGGATAAAAAAGTGAAAAACATAAAGGGAAAATCGCCATATCGCGAGAATATTCGGGGCAATAGCGATTGCGTGTTCTTCGAACAAGCAGATGGTTTAATTCCAGTTGTTGGCGAGCATGTACATGCAATACGATGCTATGATTCACTGTCGATTGGCTCAATCATGCACAATGTAATGTATGTGAAGCCAACAGTTGGATTCAAAATAAAGACATTGCGAAAAGTTCCATTGACGTTACCGGAATCGGTTGTTAATGATCCAGAATATACGTCATTTCCGGAACATTTAGCAATTAGTAATATTGAATTGTATAACATTCGATATACTGAATCAACAGATACTTCAGAAATAGGTGCAATTGCATTTACATACAATGACAACGTTGTGATGTTTTATTTGCCATCATATAATTCATTTGTGTGTGGAAATCTTGGGTGGCATGAGCACTACATAACACTATTTCTGCAGAATGTTTGGTCACAAATCACAGCAGAATTGAATCTAGAGAAAATAGATAACGCCATCATACAAGATATTACTAAGAAGAAAGTGGAAGTTCTTATTGGGGCCGATCCAGAATTCGAACTAACCAAGAATAACCGAGTCTTGAAGGCAGATCGACACATACACGTTACTGATATGTATCATGGTCCAATCGGGGTTGATGGAGCGTCTGCCCAAATAGAAATTAGACCAAAGCCCGGAACTCCCGCACAAGTTACCCGAAACATCAAGAAACTCATAAAAACATTTAGTTCCGACTACGAAGAATTTGACTTGTCAACGGTTGGAAATAAATATCCACTTGGTGGTCATATCCATGTAGGCATTGGAACCGAATATTCTCCAGATCGTGATTTAATTTCATTACTGGATCACTTTGTTGGGTCTGCAACAATTGAAATGTCAGGAACAGCTCGTTCTGAATACAAGCATCTTGGAAAGTGTAGAAGTCAGCCACACGGATTTGAATATAGAACACCGCCTGGTTCCGTGTTCATGAATCCGGGAATGGCTTTCATTACAATGAAAATTGTAAAAAACATATGTGAACAGTATTTTAATGAAGGCGAAATTGAATACGATGATTCTATGAGTCCAGTGGTACAAGACTATGTTAATGTTTGCGGGCTAACAAAAAAGCAAGCAGAATATTTCCTGAATACATGTCGAAATTATACTCCCACGAAAAGTATGCGAGCATCCTGGAAGATGCCTCCGGCTACAAAAAAGGTATCAACCATGCATCCAGTTGAACTCAAGTTCACGGATGGATGGTCAGAATATGTCCGGAATTCCATTGCAAACGAATTTGAAGAATTTGAAACATCCATAAAAGATATATCTATATACTTCTATATGGTTACTGAGGCAGATAGTGCCTGTACGCTTTGCGTAGAAGGATTTGATTTGGATGGAAATGGTACGCCAGTAATTGAAAACAACATTCTAGAAGTTGGCATATCTAGAAACCTTGCTGAATATGGCATGACCATTCGTCAGTATAGAAATATCGGAAGCACTATCAGAAATATCATAACATCTTTCGAGGATGAATGAAGAAAGTAATTTCAGGTCAGAAGCCCATGCGTAGATCTCCTAGCCATAGAATGGGCGAAGAATACTTGGATGCAGTAATTAGTGAATTAACTAAATATTTTTCTGTGTGCTATAGTCATGGGGCCATTACGTCAAGCCATCCCAAAAATACGTTTGGAGCATATTCTGAAGTTTACATGAAACCAACGATAGTATCATCCATTAATATAACAACAGATCCTGATATCAGAAATACTTTGAATAAAGATTCGGTGTTTTTTGAACACCAAATACACTATGTGAAATTAGATGACAATCGATATGGCAATGTTTATAGTCCCAATATCATAGAAATTATGGTAGATGGAATATATGCTGGTGTTTATGTTCCTGAGGACAACAATTTGTTTTGCTCTGATTGGACGCATAGCATGTATTGTATTAACGTATTTCATGACGTCTGGCCGAAACTAATAAATGTCCTGAATTTGAGGCCCCTCGAAAACACAGATACCAGTAATGTTATTCCTATTTCTGGTGGAGTTTTAATTGGGGCCGATCCGGAATTTGAACTCGTAAAAAATGGAGAGATTATAGAGGCAAGTGACCTGATTTATGACGATGATGAATGTAGTAATCCAATTGGTTTAGATGGTTCGGGTGATCAAGTAGAAATTCGACCAAATCCTGGATCACCGAGAAAAGTCATAAAAAACATTAGAACGCTAATCAAAGAATTTTCCAATGAATATAAAAATTATGACTTAACCGATAGCGGTGATATGTATCCATTAGGTGGTCATATTCATGTAGGTGTTGGAGAAAAATACTATCCTCCGAGTTCCTTAATAACGTTGTTGGACGATTTTATTGGGCGGCCAACTACTAACCTTTCAGGTGAAGCTCGCGAAAACTATGGAGGTTTGGGCGATGTTCGTGCACAGCCACACGGATTTGAATACAGGACACCACCAGCGAGCATATTTGGTAATCCAATGGTGGCGTATTGTTCGTTGGAAGCAACCAGAAATCTATGCAATAAGTTCTTTAATGAAGAAACATTTGAATATGTCCTGGATAGTGAACGCAACGGTATTCCATATGCCCAAGATTACGTGAAGTATTGCGGACTAACCGAAAAACAAGCTAACTATTTCGTGGACTTTCTATATAATTATGTTCCTGCGAAAAGTATTAGGGCCTCCTGGAAACTTCCGCCTGCTGATGTTGTCGAAGAAGAAGAAAATACGTCATCAAATGTTACCGTAGAATTTAGGGATAGGTGGGCATCGAGTGCGCGCCACGAAATGAATTGGGTTGTTGAACAAATTGTAAATTCCCATATTGTACCTTCTGATATTGAACTCCATATGGTGTTCTATGGCCTTAATAGGAATCGTGGAAACAACGCATCTTCCATAAATGCTATACCGTTTTTAGTTGCAATAGAAAGTCCACCATATCCATTGTGGCGCGGTAGTTACGAAGATGGTGACCGTACACTTTATATAGGAATACCGCAATGTAGAAGAACAGAAAATTCCATTACCGGAACAGTTAGATCTTTCATACTGGATAGTCTAATAAATATAATATCGGAGGACATAAGATGTGTATAATTGCAGCTTGTGAAGATAGGAAAATGACTTCACAAGAAATTGAGAATTGCTTCAAGAATAACGGAGATGGTGCTGGGGTAGCTTATTGCACAGAAAATGGAAAAATACATGTGGAAAAAGGATTCATGACATTGGAAGAATTTCAACGATATTACGAAACTCTTGATGTTCTGCCTCATGTGGCACATTTCCGAATTGCAACGTCTGGTGACGTTTCGCCGGAAATGACACATCCATATAAGATTGAAATGGAAAGCCGATTAGTGATAACTGGCGACATTGAAACTCCAGTATTGTTCCACAACGGTGTAATTGGAGATTATAATGCGTTGTACCTTAACATGCTAACTAGTGGCATGATTGACATGTTGAGGGGTCCAATAAATGATACAAGAGTAGCCGCAGTTATGGCGGCTGTTTTTGACGAAGAAATACTACAGTCATTATCCGGAAAGTTTGTTGTAATGAAACCAGATGGCATTACTACCATGTGGGGAGACTTCGAAAATGTAAATGGAGTACACTTCTCAAACAATGGATACAAGAAAATAGCGTATACCCCATGTGTATATAATGCCAACAACAAAAATCGGAACTACAATTACAACAAGAACAACAAAAAACAAGTTACAGAAACCAAAGATAATTGGGACAGTGATGAATGGTTTCAGGCCTATCAAGATTGCCCTTACCAAAATTCGGAAGCACATGCATGCGATTATGATTGCGTTGAATGTGCTATTGAACGAGCACATATGGAAGGAGGGAAATGCAATGTCGATTAAGTGGCTACGCCTAAAGCGAATATGCGAGGAAATGACTAATAGGATTGTACAAATTCATAGTTCCACTGAATTAGATGATGACCATATTGCTGCAACCGAATTCAACGAGCAGGAAGCCACTATACTCCTAAATAGTGGCAGAACAAAATCTGTTGAAATGGTAATTAAGGCGATTGCCCATGAGTTAACCCACATTCAAGAAAACAGCAATAACCACAATATAGACTTTAATGAAAAGTGGGAGAAAAATGTAGAAATTGTTACTGAAAAGTATAATAAATAACAGGAAGTGAATCAATTACAACAAAAGGATTATTTTTTATTTTTATATTAATTTTTTTAATGCCATCCGTGCAATCATACGATTTCGAGGAAAGCACGAACCAAGAATTAATAACCGAAGTAGAAAGTATATTAAATAGCTATCATTTCACTAAAGAATATACCCATGGGGAATTTGATTGTTCTGACATGTCAAAACAAGTAATGAACATATTAGAACAACAAAATATCAGTAGCTTCCTTGTGTATAAAGTTGATCCTAGTACATTGGAAGCACATGCCTGGGTAAGTGTGGTCGAAAACAGTACATTCGCTATTATGATTGATCCAACTTATGGCGGTATAAATAATGTTGGCATCATAATGCACAAAGAAAAAAGTCCCTTTTACTTTTCAGATGTTTATATAATGACGTTTGAAGAATATGCATACCGAACTGGAGATTTTTTGGAAAGCCAAAAATTATATGAAAAAATATAAAAAAGTTTAAATTATTTCTTCCAATTTTGTTTTTAATAGTTCTATTTTTCTAGGTATAAGTCCTGGCGCACTATTAACCTCGAATATGGTTATGCCAGGATCTTCTTGGATTGTTGCGCAATCTACAGCACCAAAATCTAGTCCAATTGCTTGAATTGCAGATCTAGCCGCATTTTTTAGGTTTCTATCTAAGTCTGATACCCGAATCCTCGCAAAGAAACACCCATTTTCCTTATTACGGATCATAGGGGTTTTTTGGTTTTCTGGACATCTTTTGATGTTTGCTTCTATTATTCTATCATTTAAAATGAATAATCTATATTCGTCTTTTTTGGTTACCATTTCCTGGATGTAGTGGTTTGAAGGATTGAATCTTCTTACGTCTCGGGAATTATTACACACATTGAAAAACTTTCCCTTGAAATGGTTATTCCTTCTAACAATCACTGGAAATTCAACACTACCAGTGAGTGCGTCTTCAAAGGAAATTAGTTTTGGTGTTGGAATATTCTTTTCCTGTAGAAGTGCTTTTGTGGCTGGTTTGTTTGCGGATGTTTTTACTGCTTCTTGTTTATTTAGAATTCGGCCTTCGGGATCTTCCACGTATGAATTTCCATAACGTATAGTAAAAGAATCCCGATTGTTTGGAATCCTATTTTCGGTGTAATTAACAACAAAACTGTTGGATAGTGCGTCCGCTAGAAGTTTGGCAGTTGGCCTACTTTTTCGACTACCTAAAATTGTTATCATTGTATCACTATCATCACTTTATAATATTTAATACATTTAATGATTTATGTGAAAATTGAGCATACTTTAATTCATCATTTTTACTAAACCACGCACAACCAATAGGATGATCATAAAAGTTGTGATCTATTTTATCGACTACCATCCTTGGTCCTCCTGACTTCAATTGAACAACGTCGCCAACATTAATTTCTATTGTTTTCATTTAAACACCTTTCCAAAGTAAATGATTTGGATTTCGAAGTATACCTAATAAGATCATTGCATAGTCTCGGTCTGGTCCTTCAAAGCTTAGTGCGCATTTTAGTCATTCTTCCTCATTCTTACAATCCAACATTTCATTTGTTACCACCAGAACACGGCCCGGTGCTTCTATTCCCAATCTACTATAGATTTCTCTAAACATATAATACTTAATTATCTTTATCATATTTATACTCTTTGGTATGACGTAAAAGTTAAATTTACTATATTATTTTGATTATAGTTTTTTGAGGTTATATAAATGGCTGACGAAGATGAAGATGAAATAGTACTGAGTGTTTTTAGTTTATATTACCGATATTTATCTGTGGAAGAAACTAGCGGTGACATGACTCCGACTGGATTTGGTGTATATTTGGCGTTTGCACGTGATGAACTCAGTCGACAATTAAGTTCGCGTGGAATTCCAGAAGATGCATTAACTGAAAACGAAGAAAGAATAGCATTATGTCATTTAATCGCGGATAACTTTGAGATGGGCAATCCTGATTATTCTTTCCGTAGTCAAAGTCAGGCTCCTGGTGTTTCATTCAGTCGAGGCGAAGATACCGGACCAAGATTAGCATTAAATAAGCTCCTCGATAGCATTGAACTTGATATTAAGAGAACAGGTGCTAGTGGTGGTCGCGGTAAGAGTATTGCAATGGTACAAATTGCAGATGCTAAAAAGTATCCAAAGAGGTTCAAAAGAACAGACATTCCTAGCTGGGATACTGCGGAAAATGGGTTTGACGCCGACGAAGTTAGCGATCACGGACAATCCATTTATGATCCTGGGAATAACTCCTGGTGATTATGATGTCGTCCTACCCAAAAAGGTTGCGTTATACTCACAGAATGTATGTTAGACGTCACACTAATGAAATATTTTCAGGACTGGTTTCTTCTAGCATGGTAGTCGCTGGAAGTCCTTCCACTTCTTTTAAGGTTGGATTACAGGCTTCTGGAATTTGCAGAATAAAATTAGTTGGAACTTATGATGGTTCTGACGTTGTGGAAAGAATTTCCTTTGGAGAATCAGGTATACAGTACTCCGAAAACTTTTTTGACACCATAACAGCAATAACTTCAAATTATTTTGTGCCCGTAACAACCATTACCATTTCTTCTGTCGATAGCGTTGGAATGCCAGTTAGTTGGACTCAGACATCTGGGCCATTTCGCTGCGAGTTCGGCCAGCATAGCGGTATGCAAGCACAAATCGATGCTAGTGCGCTTGGTCTTGGATCCAAAACCATACATTATGTAAGGGTAGAAAGGCCTGCAAACTTATCTAAAGACATGGAATTTACCATAAATAATGGTACCCAAATTTATGTGCCTATAAGCGATTTTGAAAACATTTCTATACCTCCTGATTATGTGGCATCAGAGTGGGCATTTAGGGCTACTGCGAAAACCCCCGGTGAACCAGTATGATATCTGAAACCATTCAATTCATAATGGACGAACTTCGAAATCCAGACAACGGTATCACCCAATTATGCGACAATCAAATATTTTCCGGAATGCCACGAATTCCATCAACTCTTATTGCGCCGCACTACACTAGAATTGGTGTAGAATATTCTACAGAAAGCGGTGATGGCTACTTTTTTACCCCCCATCGGGACTTCGACAACCTTGACATAAAAGTTAAGATACTGGTTTCCAGTGCCTATGGCGAAAACGAAAACTATTGCCGCGACATTATGGAACGCATATGTTATTTGTTTTCAATACACCGAAAAAAAATAACCACAGATTACAGAATCTTTATTGACAATGTACAAACCGACGTTATTGAAGAAAACAACGAACGCTGGAATGGCACCATCAATATGAGCGTTAGACAGTTTGAAAAAATACCAGAAGACATTACATGAGGGTTCGTGACTTCTCCCAGGGCTAAAGCACCTGGGCTTCTACGGTTTTGATTCCGACAGATTGAAGCCCCAATCTGAGAATGTTGATTGCTGCATTGAGATCTCGGTCCATGGATAAGCCACATTCGGGACATCTATGGACTCTTTCGGAGAGATCCTTTTTGACTATAAGGCCACACCTAGAACACATCTGAGAAGTATTTCTTGGATCTACCAGCACAACCTTTGAGCCAGCGTATGCTGCTTTGCTCTCGGTTGCTTTTACCAGCATTCCCCATGCAACGTCCGAGATAGATTTTGCCAGGCAATGGTTTTTGAGCATGTTTTGGATATTCAAATCCTCAAAAGCTATGAATCCAAATTGATCTACAAGTCGATGGCTGATCTGATGAGCGAAATCGGTTCTCCTATTGGATATCCTCTCGTGGACTCTCTCAACTACTTTGAGAGCCTTCTTCCTTTCCGGTGTTCCTTTCGGAGCTTTCGAGTGTTTTCTCTGGACTCTGGCAAGTTCCTTTTCCTCTTCTCGGAAGAATCGAGGATTGGCGATCTTCTCACCATTTGAGAAAGTTGCAAAACTCGCGAGTCCAACGTCTATGCCCACCACAGCGCCGTCTTTCCAGGGAGGAAGAGAAGTATCTTCAATTTCAACGGAGAAACAAGCGAACCATTTCCCCGTTGGCATTCTTCGGATAGTGCAGGTTTTGATTGTACCTTCAATTGGTCTATGTAGCTTGATCTTGATATCCCCGATCTTAGCTAGATGGAGTTTGCCATCTTTGATACCAAAACCAAGTTGCTTGTAGGTTATGCTATCATATCTGCCATATCCCTTGAATCTTGGATATCCGGGTTCTTCTCCAGACTTGACTCTTCGGAAGAAAGCTTTGAATGCTAGATCCACTCTAACTTGAACATTTTGAAGAACCTGAGAGTAGACCTGTTTAAGCTCCGGTCGTTGAGCTTTCCATGATACCAAGATGCTATTGGTCTCGTATAGGGAGATTGATTTGCCATCTTTCTCATAGGCATTCTTTCTCAACGCAAGTGTATCGTTATAGACCTGTCTGCAAAGCTCAAGGTTCTGGTCCAGAACTGATCTTTGAGACTTTGTGGGATAGATCCTATAGCGATACGATTTATGCATGATACCAAGTTATGTTGTTTCAGTATATAAAGTTTGTGGTTGAAGCATGGATTCATCCCACGACTAAAGATCGTGGGCTTTCTCCTGGTTCAGCCGTAAAACTACTATTTTCCTATTTATTTTGATTATGTTTTATTTAAAGTTTGCGGTGATTTCATGCGTTTATATGATGCTTATAAAAATAGCGAAATAACCAGGACTGAATACCTTGCGTATTTAGATTTTGGTTATAAGCCCAATGATTCTGTGTTTCTAACCCAAAATAGAAGCACTGAAATGGTGACAATTTCCTACCTGTCTATGGGAAACAATTATAACTGGTCCATTGATGACGGCGAATCAATGATGGCATATGTCGGTCCCATCAATGATTTGTCGAATGCTGGAAGTTTGAATAACGCCGGTAGTATATTGTTCCTGTACAAGGACGGCAAAATTGTCAATACTGGCACCATAACAAATACTGGCAACATCGTATTAAAATCTATTTAAATTAATTTCGAGGTTTATATTATGACGGGAACTCTTATCATGGACGGCGGCGTTGTAACGTCCACTGAAGCAAAAACTGACTATCAAGTTCAGGTTCCGATTGGGCCAGCTTGTTTTAGTTCAGGTACATGGACAGCCACAGAATCTTCTAATGTAATATTTGTTACAAGAGAACCAGCAAATACTACAGAATATTACAGTTTACCTATTATAGTGCCGAGTAGGACAACTGCTTTGAAAGGCGCTAAACTCAAGTCAGTTACCGCTGTTGTAACACTAGGCGGAACTTTAGACACAACTAATGACGATTTTGAAATCGATGTCATTAAAGTTACAATGCCCGAAGATGGTTCTGCTCCCGTTGGTTCTGTGCTAGCCGGTAATGAATCCGAAGATTATCCAACCGACCAAAATTCTAAAGCAAAGCGATTAGTTTCTGGAAATCATACATTTGTGGTGACTATACCTACCGACGAACAGGCCTTTATGGAAGCAGGAGATCAACATTACGTTAGAATAAAAATAAAGGATAATGCAAACGCTGATCTGACCTGTGTGTTGAAAGGGATGGTTGCCCAATTCGACATGAACGTTTTATAAATTTAGTTTCCAAAACATAGCAAGGAGAATAATTTTTTATGGCAAATGTTGGTTCTATCGCAACGGCCCGAGGGGAGCAATTCACACATGCACATGTTGCATCCCTATCTAGGCGTAATTCTGGATTTTATGTACTTTCTGGTTGCGACGTTCATCAAGCCGGAACGCCAGGACTTAGTGTAGTTGTGGATTCTGGTTATATTTCTTCTGGATTTGCAACGGCTAGAAAAACAGTTTCTGGAGGAACATTAACAGTGGCCACTCCAGATGGTTCGCTTCCTAGAATGGACGTAGTCTATTTGGATACAAATGGGACACCTAGTATTTATGCAGGCACGCCTACAGCCATTTCTCCAAGCACTGAAACTGATTTCAAGAAAATGGCATCACCGAGTCCTGGCGCATCAATACCAAACGGCGTAATACTTGCATTAGTTTATGTTGGAGCTGGTGTAACTGAAATTCTAAATGCTTCTATTCTTGATATTGCTAGTTATGGTGGATTTGTCGCAGAAGCGCCTACTGGAACCACAACTTCCGGACTTGTTCCTCAGTGGAGTAGTACCCAGAAAACCCTTACAACTGGGTTAACGGTTGGAACCGCCGCAAACAACCTAGTTCAATTGGATGGTAGTGCTAAACTTCCAGCGGTTGATGGTTCGCAATTAACAAATGTGGTTCGAAATATTTGTATTTATATTGATAACAATAGTGATGTAATCGAAACTGGAATAAAAGCAAAAGTTTGCATTGATTATGCTTGTACAATACAATCTGTTGCTTTGCATGGCTCGCCATCTGGTTCTATTGTAATAGACATCTGGAAAGTTAGCTATGATAATTTACCCGCTTCTGTTGCAAATACAATAACAGCATCTGCAAAACCAACAATATCTTCTGGGATTAAGAGCCTAGATTCTTCGTTAGCTGGCTGGACAAAATCAATATCTGCTGGTGACTGGCTTTACTTCAATGTGGATAGTTGCACCACAATGACTAATTGTTCCATCGATTTGAAGGTCGTGACAGTATAACCAACATGTACGTTTTCTGGAGGAAGTCGGAGGATCCGCCCTCACCATGGACTCGCCTTACAAGAACAAATAGATACTTGCGTTTTGATTCCAATACAAGTAATCATTGGGTTTCAATTGGTTCATCCACACACAAACATTCTACATCAGATGGTCAAATAGGTAATTCTGTCCACAATTCGCCACATTTGGTTAGTAACTACTATAAAGATTATCACATACTAACAACCCATACTCATTCATTGATGAATATTTCTACTACAAACGGTAATAATAATCCAATTGGTTTTGGCTTGGACATTATATATATGGATATGGCTACCTGGGAATCTAGTATTCGATCATTTCCAGAAGGTACTATTTTAATGTCTAATGGTGTTCTTGTAGATGCTAACTTAGAACGATATACCATAGCTGACGGTAAATTTATTGTGCATGCTGTACCAGAAACTATAGTTGGCACCACAACACCACATGGACATACAATATCCGGATCAACTGGTTTCGCGAATGGAGCAACTGGTGCATTAGCAGGTTATGATGTAGATGGTTGTGATGCTTCTAGTTTACATACACACGATTTTAGTTTTGTATCTGAAGCGAAATATGTGGAACCAAAGAAACTATTAACACGATTATATAAAGTTCTAGCTGAGACATCAAAAGCAATATCCGGAATAGTGGTGTTTGTAGATGGTGACGTTAGCGAAAATTGGGAAATTCTAACGGATTGGTCTACTGGAAATTTATATGCATATGATTGCAATCCAACTCTTAGTGGTTCAGATACTCATACGCACACATATTCCGGTAATAGTAATGAATATGATGGTCCTGATAGATTTGATTACCAAACTTATCTGAACCAAACTGCATACGATAGCCATTATCATCCAGTTACTGGTAATTTAGATGAAGAAAGTCATATACCCGCTAGTAAACAAATTATACCAGCTAGATTATTATATAGTTTACAAGAAAATGCAGAAAGGGTCATTGTAATAATGACATGAAGGATTTTCATGAATGAAGATATCGCTGAAAGCATTGGAATGTTTTTAGAAAACAAGATTCGAGAAAAGATTCTTAGTGATGTTCCGCCACCTAACGCCGAAAGTACCATAAAACGCAAAGGATCTTCTCATACCTTAATTGATGATAGTACATTATTATCTAGCGTTACCCATGTTGTTGAAACTGACGGCGAAGACATCAAAATCACAATCGGAATTTTAGATCCCGAAATTGCAGAATACGCTGCCCCAAACGAACATGGCGTTGCTTGGGACAATAGACCGAAAAAAGGAACAGAAAATACACCAGGGAGAGAATGGTTTATACCACCACGATCTTTCATACGATCTACATTTGATGAAGAATACGAAAATGTATTAGCTGATATTGAAAAACAAATTGTAACAAATGTCAAAGCAAAACTAAGCGGAAAATAAAAACAACAAAAACAAACACAACACTTATAATGATTTAACAAAACGAGAACAAAACATGAATAAATTCAATAAAAATATAATTATATCAGGAGATTTATAAAAATGGTAGCTACAGTGAACGTTCAGGAGTATAACGGCGCCTCACCTGGTGTCGCTACAGTAATAACCCAAGGAAGATATTGCGCAATGGATTCTTATAATCCAGGACTAAGTAATCCTTGTGTCGTACCGAGCGCAGATCTAAATTACAGTTATTGGAAGACTCATAACGTCGCATTTTCCGGAGACTTCACCCAGATTTCTAATATCCGATGGTATACGTCTGGAAATGTAAAGACTAACTGGGCTCTAGGAACAGACGGTGACTTGTTTGTTGCCGTGAAGTCAACTGGAGACAATGGATGCCCTGTTGCTAGTTATGCTCAGGCTGCTGGCGTACAGGGAACTTCTGGCTATCCAATAGACGATGTAACAAATGGTCATAGCTATTATAAGTCAGGTTCTCCTAACCACGCAGTACCTGTTAATGCAGACACTTATGTTTCGGCGTCAACTTTGCTCGTGGATAGCGGACCTTATACAACTGCCGCAAGTTGCAAGTGTGTCGTTACACAAGTTGTAATTGATACCGATGCAACGCAAGGCGATAAGGCGTCGGAATCGCTCACATTTCGATATGATGAAATTTAGTTTAAAATATATTAATAAAGTAATTATAGTATAATATTTAGCGTAAACTATAAATACTATTAATACCAATAGTTGTATATGAAAGAAATTAACATAGCAAAAAAGAATTCGAAATCTTTCGTTGCATCTATTGACGATAAATTTTTTGATGAAATATCAAAATTTACTTGGTATATATCACCAGCAAGTGATCAATTATCGTATGCATTTTGTCATACAGCAGACGAAAGTACTGTTTATATGCATAGAAAAATTATGGAAATGTATCTAAGCAGAAAACTAGAGAAACATGAAGAAATTGATCATATTGATAACAATGGTTTAAATAACCAAATAAATAATTTGCGTATAGTATCCAGATCGCAAAATCAAGCAAATCAACGTGGTCATCGCGATTCCAAATCAAAATATATTGGTGTTCATTTTAATACTAGATATACAAATCCATACAGAGTAAAACTAATGAAAAATGGAATTAATATACACGTAAATAAAGGATTTGATTCTGCAGAAGAAGCAGCAGAAATTCGAGATTTACTAAGTATAAAATATTTTGGAGAATACTCAAAACTGAATTTTCCAGACAAAAGAAATGAATATATTCAAAAAATCCGCGATGGTTTCGATCCCGATGAATATACAAAAACATTCACAAGTGAATATCGCGGAGTTTCGAAATATGGTGATGGCAACTATCATGCTAGTACTGCAAAAAACAACAAAGACATATACATCGGAATATTTAAAACAGAACAAGAAGCAGCGGAACATTATGATATGGTAACCATCCAACTAAATGGTATAAATACGTATTTAAATTTTCCAGAAAAGAAAGAATATTATATACAAAAATTAACATCTGGTTATAATCCTATCAAAGCAAAACGAGTAAATAAAAAAGAAAGTGTTAATATTAATACACTAGATAAATATTATTAACATTATATCTTTTTTTATTATAAAAACTTTTTTAAACAACAATCATAAGCAAGGAGTGTATTAAACAAATATGAGAAATATAATATCATTACAACCATCGGATATCGCAATACAAATAGTGCCGAAAACCCCTAATGAATCGCTACAAGACACTGTATACCTTCCTGACAAATCAGAAGGATACATAGTACCTATAAATCTGTTTTTTGTAGATAACGTCGGTAAAGATCTATGTGGTGTATTTGAATTAAAAACCATTTACTACAACAACGCCATTAAGCGAGACATCATAAATGAATTATATGATAGCGGAAAGACTTTCGATATCTATATTAGACTAAATTCGTCAAAAGAGAACATTGAAAGTCCAAAAGTCCTTCAAATCTTTAATGATGTTTCTATTAATGGACGCGAACTATTAATACCGGAATTCGGACAACTAATAACGTATCGATACTATTTCACGAACACTTCCGAACCCTGGAATATTCCAATAGAAAAAATTGAGGCACTTCGCCCACCTAACCAATACATCTATGATTATGCGGTTAGTAAGGCCATAAAAGACCAAACAACTACCATAAAAGACATCAAGGATGAAGTTATTAGAGAATTGATTATGTCACGCCCACTATGCTAGGAGTACCTTATAATGAGTGCCATAATTGAATATATGTGGGTTAAAATATACATCGATCAAAGTGGCGTCGAACATTTTATTCCGCAATTTCGTGAGGACGGTACACAACAATTCTGGACAGATAGTGAAAACATAACGCCAACAAAATTGCTAATAGTTCCTATCAGTCCAAAACTCGCGGAAAATATGATACAGAAAAAGATTCCAGCTGCTTCCGTACCATTAACCCCATATACTTTTTTGTTGAAACCAACAGATACTGTAACCGCCTATTGGGACAATGAAATTACCATAACCAATCACTTTGAATGCGAAACTTGCGGATTTACATGGCAACACACGGATGCATCAAAGTGGGCTGAATGCCCGCGATGTGGTGAAAAGGATACTTGGTCTTGTATGCGTTGCGGCACATCAAACATTAACAATGCCCTTGTCAAGAAAAATAATCGTGGCGAAACCAATTGTCCATATTGTGAAATACCGTATGGTTTAAATCGGTCCATACACTTGCACCGTATACAAGATATCATAGAAAATACTGACTATGTTATACTTGTAGAAAATAGATTCAAAGTAATTATACGTCAGCATGAAGTTTGCGTGGAATCTTTATAAATTTTTTTGAGGTGAACAATGTTAATTGGTGAAAATCCCATTGGTAGCCGACCTGGTATCGGCGAATCTTATATCGTACGAACAAAAGCGTATACCATGGACCAATGGGTCGTGTTCACTGGTTCAGAGCCACTAGGTGAGGACGGAATTCGATATCACTTGAATCGAAACTATGGCATGGGATTATTAAAGTCTGATTCCATTGATTTTGATATGGATTATGTGTCGGCAGCAACAGACGTTACAACGTATTCTATGTCAACTGGCCTCAAAGACACACTGAGGGGCATACTAATGTCCGTGTCATTAGTTCCCGCTTATGAGCTAACAATACCATCATCTAGCGTTATGAATGCGTTGGTTTGGGCATGGGCAGAAACTTTTGATAGTGTTTGGCGAAAAATGGAAACTATGGCAACTGCCCTAAAAATAGAATACGCTACCAACACATACCTCGACGATGCGTGGGGCCAAATTTTCGACCTCCCACGCATCTATCAAGAAACAGACACATCCTATAGAGATCGTCTAAAAACTCGTACCACCATCCTAACATCTTCTGGCACCAAATCAAACTGCGAAACCATTATTGATAGCATAATTGGAATGTTTGGTGAAACCACCGTAACAACAAGGTATCCGTCTACTGTCCAAATAACATTTTCTTCTATAGATGCTATGAGAATAGCAAAAGAAAAACAAGACACCTTGAATTATCTTATACCACAAATGGTTGCAGCTGGCATTTCTTACAGCATGTATTTACCATTCATTGATTATTTTATGGAAACATATATAAATGGACCATTAACATTATCACATACTATGCAATATGCTCTTTTACATAAAAACTCTGACCTTTCCTATGAAATGAATATTGCAAACAATATACAACAAACAATCCCATATGATGCTGATATGCAAGTTATGAATTACTATGAAAAATTGTTCTTAATTGGTTCAATGTTCAAAATAAACAAAACAAAATCATTTACAGCACGTGCAGGATTGTTTGGAACAAAAAATATACCACTTATTATGGCCATCCAAAACAAAAGGAAAAACATCACAAAATCATTTATAATGAAACAATATATTCAAAAATTTAATATAAATAAATCCCATACCATTACAATGTTAGATAAAGCATCCCTACGAAGGATATATAGATTAGCAGCTATATTGACCAACCAACATACAACCACGTATGACATGGAATTATCATTACAGCTTTATGCAAAATCTATTTCAATGGATGTTTGTAACAAACGAATTTATCCGAAACGTCATACAATGACAATCACTTTGGTAGGTGCTTGAAATGCGTCCAGTTACACTATCAATAGTTGAAGGCAAAAACTTCATATTAGGAACATTTGACACAACTAGCTTTCAAACATGGTGGAAATCATTACCGTTTCCGGGCGAAGTCGAAACCATAGAAGACATTACACATGTTTATGGACAGTATCATGTCTGCATTGCAAAAATGCAAAACGGTACATATTCCATATACAGAACTCATGATTCTGGCAAAACCTGGACAAGTGTTTATAATACATCTGATATTATTTATAGTATAACTCAAATAGATTATGGTCATGTACTTGCAAGTACTTCAACTGGATGGTTGGAAAGTACTTTGGATTCTGGACTTACTTGGACAAAAATATCTAATTTTGCACCAGGTTGCCGAACTGTAATAAACATTGGAGACAATATATTATTTGCTCATGATTGTTCTTCTATATGGCGATCATATGATATAGGCAGAACATGGTCAAAAATACTCAACAAGACCAGATGGACATCGATTGGTTATCACGATCCATCCACGACTAAAAACTTTTCCTGGAACTCATATGCATATCCGGCATTAACTGGTGTTGGCCAAACAATATTTGTTGGATTCGGACCTTATCTCGTTATCTCAGAAGATAATGGCGAAACGTGGTTCACGCATCTTCAGGGCTGGGATCAACATTTCGCAACATATGAAGGTGGGTGGGGTGGTTCAAACCTTTTTAGTCCATTCTACAACACCAGAATATTGCAATTGGAAATGACAGATACTTCCGGAACAACGCTTGACGATACCGCACTAATGACAAGAGTTTTGGACCTCGATACAAACAATGTACTTTATGCATATTCTGGGAAAAAGTATTATTTCGAAGATAAAAAAACCGGGTTTGCTTGGAAAACTAGATTTAGTTTACCGTTTGCCGACGAAACTCATGGAATAATAAATTCATATGATGTATTAAGACCAGGTTCTAGCGAAAAAGATAAGCTCGTTGTTGTTTGTAGTTATGATGCTAGCAATAACGCTATTGTAATGCATTCTACTAACAATGGGTGGACATGGATAAATTTAAACTATAACAATGTTTCTGTATATGAAGGCGATCCATCCCAAGAAATAATATCAAATATTGGTCAATATGTTTTCGATGAAGAATATTGGACAAAGGCAACATGGTCAGGTCCGCCTTGTCATAATGGCGGCAGATGGATAATTGAATACAATAAAACAATTCGCGGACTTTCGTGGGACTTAGATTTACTTGCCATATTCCAGAAAAATAAAACGTACGGCATGATATATTCCACACTAACTGAAAAAGACAAAGAATATGCTGTCGATATATTAGGCAAAAAGTTACATGACGTATCTATAAATCCTGATATACTTCTAAAAAAATCTACTATTAAAAGTATGATAATAGGAGGTTATCTACAAAAATACTTTGACAAGTCATATAACGTTGATGGAATTTTAACGGAACGTAAAACAAAAGAAATACCCTTGGATATTCTTACACAAAAAGCAAACGAGACATTTTTCAATATTAGAATGAATCAAAAGGACACAGCTCAAAAATCTTGTGAATTTGGCATAAAACTTGTAGACGACCACGTGGAAGAAATAATGACATCTATTAATAGATATACACCACAAGCCCCTGACGTCAGAT